TGTGAGCTGGAGGCAGGGTATAATACCGCTGATGTACGTAAGAATATACAGGTTGGAATAACAAAGTATCTGGACTTTAGGTACTGGGAGGCTGGGAGCAAGGTTGAGTGGGATGACCTGTTGGATATTGTTAAGAATACGGAGGGTGTTCGTTATGTGGCTTCGGAATGGTTCAAGCCGAATTATGATGAGACAGTATCAGAGTTCATGCTTCCTCGTGTTAAGAAATTCATTATGAGAGATTTGGAGGGTAATGTGATGTTTGACTCCGAGGACCAGTTTTCCCCAGTGTTTTATCCTTCTAACAATTGATGTCATGGAAACACTTGAATTGAAACTTATAAGAAGTTATTTCTCCAAGTCAGCAACGATTGGAAAGCTGTATTTTATGGAGGGAAATAAGTTTATCTGTGATACACTTGAAGATACATATCGCAGACTGCCATTGCAGTGCCCCTATACTTCAAAGGGGCAGAACTGTAAGTGTCCTGAGAAAGTCTATGGTGAGACGTGTATCCCGATTGGGAGGTATAGGGTTGTGTATAGATACAGTCCGAGATATGGCAAGATGTATCCAGCACTTGAGAATGTGCCTCATTTTACAGGCATACTGATTCATGCCGGAGCAACAGTGGAACATACGGAGGGGTGTATTCTTGTCGGCACAAGAGTGCCGAATAGGGAACGGTTGAGTGGACAGTTTGTAGCTTCGAGAAATGTAAAGAAGATTGTCAAGGGTGCTATTGATGCAGGGAAGGAGGTATTCATAACAATATTGAATGAAAATGGCGAAAATAGGGGTTAAATACTATCAGGGGGTTGGTAAGGGGTATGAGGTATCCACGACGGTGCTGCCTATATCCGGTACTACTTCAGTGCTTCGGAGCATTATTCACGAAGTAGGTGGTATAATGCGGTATTCGCTTGACGGTGGAGTTACCTATACTGACTGGACTGAGGTTACAGATGCGGTTATTCACTCCTTATCCACGATTAGGGGGACTTACAATACCGTACTGAACTATGTACCTGTTACAGCCAATAAGGTTAAAAATAGAGCAGTTTTAGACATAAATTCGATACCTAAGAACAGCAGCATATACAGTAAGACGGTATTCAGTCAGTTTTTTGAGAGCAATGATGTGAATGTGGTCGCGTGGGCTTTGAATGTTCTGGAAAAGCTGTTTGAACCCGGAATTCTCCCTACTTTTGTTAAAAGAGATAATGCTGAGGACTTTAATGCTTTCTTCTTGGCTGTTACACATTATTTTGCATATATTGTACTGTATGCCAGACAGTTCAGACAGCTTGAAAATAGTGAGGCATTAATGAAGGCATTTATTGAGGGGTGGGGGCTTGTGTATGAGAATGTTGATACCTTAGAGCAGAGGAAATGGCTGTTTAACAACTGGATTTATGAATTTAGCAAGAGGGGTACTGAGCAGATAGCTGATACAGGGGGTACTCTTGAGGGGGAGCTTAGGAGGCTGGTGGGGTACACTAAGCCGAATGAGTTTATTTTTGGCAGACTTGCCCCTCAGGATGTTGGGTGGTGTCTCGGGTGGTCTTCTCCTACGTGGTTCGGCACGGAGACTGTCAATGCTGTGAGCAAGGGCTATGACTATGGAATTGACTATGCAGGTGTTGTCAATGATGACGCACTTGGATTTTCTGATGAGGAGGTGACTCTTCCAAAGGAGGGTACTACACAGAATATTAGTATTATTACTGAATATCCGTGGCAGCTGTATGTCGGTGAGGATGTGCCTGCGGAATTTTTGGAAGCTATTTCCATTGGAGTCGGCCCCGAGAAGAATTATCCTATTGTAGGGGATGTTACACGAAAATTTGTGAATAATATCTATGTGTTTCAGCTTGTTGGCAGTGGTGTGAGTGGAATTTCTTCTGAGGTGGATAAGAGTAAGTTGATGGAGGTGTACTATGGCATGGACTATGAGATTACAGTATGGGTACAGGCACGGGATTCAAGGCCACAGAACATAGACTTTGGAATACAGTGCTTTGATGCCAATTTGAACCAGATAACACAGGTCAGAATAACTGACTTTAGAGAATCAAACAGCTTTTTTGATACAGAGGGGTATCACAGCCCCTGCAAGATTCCAGGTCTGTACTACCGACTGAGAGGTATTGTGTACAATCTAACGGAGGAGAAGGACGAGGGGCTGTACTTGAATTTTGAAGGGGGTCGACCTCTAAGATTCATAGGAGATGTAAAGTATATGGCTCCCTATATAGTTCAGGATAGAAGCAGTGATGTTGCAGATATAATAATAGCTGGAGTGACAATGAAGCCTCTTGAGCTGCCGTTTTCTCAGGGCTATCTGGGGCAGAAGAATGTTATAGCGATGTATTCTGTTATTCGTTCTGCACGTACACAGCAAGATATAGAGGAATTTGTTAGAAGATATCTTGTAAGTTACAAGAATATCGTGAAATATAAGTGGATACAGCTTACTGAGCGTCTAACGAGATTCCTTACATTCTACTTGACAAGGGAATTGGACGGTGCTCCTATTGAGGGGGCTGAGATTTCCCTTAGTAATGGTTTCAAGGCTAAGACGGATGAGGCTGGATATCTTAGGTTTGATATCCGTAACGGTATAACAGTTCAATATACCATTACAGCGAAGGGAATAGTTCATAAGGGAAGTATCACTATTGATGGTGACAAGAGGGTTGATGTTGTTATGAACATTCCTATGGACGTAAACTTTACCATTCTTGAGGAAAGCAGCTGGGGAAGTGCAAAAGTAAGCGGTAGTCGTCTGCCTTATACGGATATAGTTCTTACTGCTACACCTGCAAGCGGTTACACATTTATTAAGTGGGTTATTCCTACTGATAGCTTTACTTCACAGGATAATCCTTTGGATTACAATATAACTGACCATGATATTGACGTTCAGGCAGTATTTGAATTGACTCCGGTGCTTACACTGTCCACGGATAAGATAACTATTGCTGCTGACGGTGCTTCTAAGCAGCTTTCAATTACTTCAAATAAAAAGTGGGAAGTTGAAAGTTACAGTGAGGATTGGGCTGAATTGAATCCTGCAACAGGCAGCAGTGGTGTGACAACTGTTAATGTAGAAATTACTAAAAAGGGATAAATTAACACATTATGAGTAAGATAAACATACACAGAGGCACATTCTTGGAAAAGGAGGAATTGACAAGAATGGTGCGTTTTCTGGATGAGAAGCCTGACACGATGGCTATGTTCTCAGCGAGCGTTTCATTTGGACTTGTTTCTCCTCAGGGGAAGCCTGCTGCTCCGTTTAAGGTTACTACATCGACAGATGTACTGGGTTCTGTGAATATTGTCGGGGGGTATGTGATTGACTCAAATTTGAGGGCATACCGAGTGAATAACCACATTGATTTTCCTATCCCGAATGATTCTAAGTATTACTGGATGAAAGTTCGTTATGTACAGCATAATTATGAGGATGGTTATGTTCAGGTGGATACATCAGGCAATGTATCCGGAAGCGTAAGTTTCAACGGAATTGTCAGGGGGCAGAGCAGCGGTGTGCCGACGTGCATTAGATTCGTTAAGGATGATGGGAGTCAGCCTTTGAACAGCGGTGTATATCAGGTTGTTGATATTGTCAACGACAATAACATCATTCTTTCCGGTGGTACTGCTTTCAAGGCAGAAAGCAACTTGAGAGTCATCGTTCTTGGCAGCATACCGATGGGCCGTAGATTTACCGATGAGCAGCTGGAGGGGCTGTACACCTTTGATACCTATGAGATTCTTCTTGTTGAGGAACCCTCTCAGGGCAGTGCGCCTGTCAAGGAAGACAATGAGTATTATATAGCACGTGTAAGGAATAACGGAGGCTCAGTTACCGTTCTTGATGAGAGAACGGAGTTCTGGGCCTTGGGGTAGGTGGGGGGTCGGGACAGACATATTCCATCACGATAGTCCCGACCCCTGCACAGGCTCAGGTGATGTTGAATGGAATTGTAAGAAATTCCATGCAGGCAGCTGACGGGACGAATGTCATCTGGTCAGTGTCATGTCCTGGATATGTTACTAAGACAGGAAGTCTGGTAGTTGACGGTTCAGATGTTGAACTTGAGGTTGAGCTTGATGAGGATACTGGAGAAGGAGGCAAGGTATCAATAATAGTTCAGACAGAGGACAGCACTACTTCTCAGGGCTTTGTATCAATTAACAATCAGATAGTAATTGACAAGGCCACGGATTCTATTTCCGTTGAGTTAGGCACAAGTGTGCAGATATGTGCTAAGTCAGCGGAGGGGTACACATTCAGAGAGTGGACTAAGAACGGCACTACATTCAGTTCAGAACCTATCTTGGATGTTATAGCTGAGAATGATATCGTTTATGTAGCTAAGTTTGTTCTTGCCACTGAGGCGGATTACTGGGACTTTGAAGTTAAGACTGGAAGTGGGGAATATGATGTGTTCTCAGTTCCAACTCCTAATGGTACAGGTGAATATGAAGGATTGTTTGTTAAAGTTAAATAAGATATGAGGCTATATTATACAATATCAAGCGGTACAGGAAATGAGCAGCCGAATGTTGACAGGTCACTTGGAGGCTTTCGTTCAGCCACACCTGTAACTAATGATGACTTTGGTAATCTTTTCGACGAGGTGTCCGTTATGTCAATTCGCAGTGGCAGAGATGAGTATCGGGCACTGGTGCTTAGAAATGAGGACAGTGTTGCACATAGAAACATACGGATATCCATGAAGCCGCATACAGAGGATGCTGTATGCTCCTACAAGATGGCTGCTGTTCAGATGGAGGTGGCTGATAAGTACGGTAATAAGAAGATGGAAAATGTTCTTTCTCCCTATTCAAAGCCCTTCAAGGCACAGTTTGTCGAGATGACTGCTGATGCACGTGTTACTGTACCGGAATTGAAGCCTGAGGAGGAAGTGGGCCTGTGGATATGCAGGCATATAGACAGTGAAAAGGCAAAGCAGAATTATAATGATGTTGCGGAACCTGACCCCACTGACCCGACAGGTAGACGCTATCGGCCTGTAACACACCCGAAGGAAGAATCATTTGACATTATATTTGAATGGCAGTAGTATGTATTCCAAGGAAGAGTTGTATAACATAACAGTTCGGATATATGAATATTTGCAGGTGAGGGTCAGAAAAGACCCTCACTGCTTTAAGGAGAGTCACTCTAAGAATGTTGAGAGGTTCTGCAATAGACTGCCTGAAGATGCTGGAGCAGATTTTATCTGGAACTTCATTGTATACCAGTTCTATCTGTATGAGAATCAGAATCACACCGTTCGCCCCACGATTTCGTGGTTTCTCGGAAAGGAGGCTTTTGAAAGGTGGCGACAGGCAAGCGAGGAGGCGAAGTGGTATGCTCGGGAATGGTGTTATTCTCTTGGATTTAGGAATCCCGTTCTAAGAGTGTCATACACAGGTGTAACAGCGGATGAAATGGAAAGAGAACGATACAGAATGTCAAGAATTTCTGGCCCGAACTACTGTGGAATGAAGTTCAGTTCACCGTTCACCCCTAATCAAGGGTGCTGTGCAGGATGTCCCTTTACAACTGACTGTAATGTTCTCTTTGGTGGAAGCGGTGATGTGTATCGTGAAGTAGCTTCAGCAGTGGTGGAAGAATCCAGTATGATTAAGATTAGAGGGAATGTACGCAGTATGTAAGAGATGTGGTAAGGTGCGATATATTGTTAATCGCACTAAGTGCCTGTGTGACGAATGCAACTACCGGAGGTTGCACAACGGTCTGTCAAGAAAGGACGTGGCGTATCAAAAGCACAGGGAACGGAAGCCTCAGTTCAGAATTCCTACTGGAGAGCTTTCTATGTTCAAGGAAATTTGGATGGAAAGAGAACACGTGTGTGTGAAGTGCGGTAAGAGGCTTTCAGAACCTATGAGAGTTCATTACTTTAGTCACATCAAGTCAAAGGGGGCATATCCGGAGTTGCGTTTATGCAAGGAAAATATAGAGCTGCTCTGTATTGAGTGCCACCATAAATATGAGTTTGGAAATGGAAAATAATCTGACTGACATACTTCTCCGGCTTGTAAAGAGTTATCACAGAAGTGATATTGAGGGAATAATTCTTGAGCATGGCATTGAGAGCAAGGAATTTATTGACAGATTTAACAATCTTGTGGACAAGATTGAGAATAGTGTCAAGCCTGTAATTTACTTTAGGGACAGGCTGAAATACAGGCTGCGAAAGGCATATATCTTGAGTTATTATGACGGTATAACCGAGGAGGGGGTTCCATTTATCATGATAAATGAATTTCCGCTCGGTCTAAAGGGTGATAAGAATCCTGTTGTTAATCTGTGTCTGGAATATGATGACATAGATGACAGGGATTATGACTTGGAAATTTTGAGGTTAGCAATATGAAAAAGAGTAAGATAAGGTACATAATAGTCTCTGATACGGAGACTGGAGGTCTTCCTAATAAGGATAAGAGGGCATTCTGGGATGTGGCACTCTGTGAAGTAGCCTTTGTAGTCGTTGACTGTGTTGAGCTGCGCTGCATTGAGGAATACAGTGATATAGTACTTCCATTCTATAAGGATGGTCTGGAATATAATCCGCAGGCACTTGCAGTGAACCAGCTCACTATTGACATTATGAAGAGCAAGGGGGTTGAGGTTGCGGAAGTGTATAGAAAGACAAGAGACCTACTCAAGAAATATAAGAATGATAAGATGGGCTGTGTCCTGTGTGGACATAATTTTCAGAGTTTTGATATTCCCTTCTATGAAGGGTTGTTTGAGTTCAATAAGGATAGTCTCTGGAATTATGTTTCGTTTGTGGAAGACACAATGAAACTGGCCTACTATCGCAGTCTTGAGCAGGAAGATTTCAAATTGAGTACGTGCTGTCGCAAGGAGGGGGTGACGTTGATAAATGCACACAGAGCTCTTGACGATACTCGCGCCAATGCACAGCTGATGATTCAGTATTTAAAATATCTGCGTGGTTCAGGCGGTGAGGAAGTCGGTTCAGCACCTGTTACGGCAGGCAGAATAACTTCCAGATTCAGAGAAAAATTCCAGTTGGTATGATTTACTTCAATGAAGATTTAAAATTAAGCTACAAGCAGCTGGATAATGTCTATAACACGGCATTCAGCATTATAGAGTCTCTTCCTAATAAGGCTGTCAATCAACTGCTTACTGCCTATAATGGAGATATAGATGCGCTGCTTACTGAGATTTTTCGGCAGACGGACAGTGTTCTGACACTGAATAGGACTCTCGAAACAGAGAAATTGAGCTACATCGAGCAGCTCGGTGAGAGCATGGATGATACCCTGAAAATTCATTCCTATAATTATTTCAAGACGACAGTTTTGAATAACTTCAGGCAGGGGTGGAGGAATCTTGAGTGGGGTAATTTGATTCAGCTGTATCAGAACAGTGCCTATCTTGCTGCTCGTTCTCATGGAAAGTGCTTTATTCGAGGCACGAGAATATTGATGGCAGACTTTACTGTCAAGAATGTTGAAGATATATATCCTGGGATGGAGGTGATGGGCATAGACTATACCCCAAGAAAGGTATTGACGAGGCACATAGGATTCAGTGATATGTACCGTATAGAGCAGGAAGGAGGTATGGCGTATGCTGTAAACGCACCACACATCCTATGCCTGTTTGACACTAAGAAGAAGGAATATGTCGAGATTGAGGCTGAGAGGTATTATTCATTGACACCCCTCAGGCGTAAGAGGTTCAAGGGGTACAGAGTGTTTTCTCCTGATACGCCTGTACTGGAGAAGATGGATATAGTTATAGAGCCTATTGGAAAGGAATCCTATTATGGGTTCATGACGGATGGAGACCATCTATTTCAGTTGGAGGACGGTACAGTGGTTCACAACTCCTATGAGTTCTGCTTCGCCTTCCCGCTGTGGAGGCTGTACAGCTATCGCAGACCAAACTATATGAAGCCTGATACCCCTGATAATAAGAATCGACAGGAAACGTGTATTATAACCAATACGGAAACTCTTGGAAAGGAACACGTGGATAAGATAGTTGAGGAGATAAAGGCTAATGACATTCTATGTCATGTCATAAACCCTAACGGCAAGGCGGTTCTGGCAGAGAAGTCAGTTGAGGGTGAGAATGGTACTAAGCTACACCTCAGAGGAGCAGGAGGATTTATTCGAGGTCTGCACGTTGGAGCAGCTGTTAGTGATGACCTCCCTGATGAGAGTAGTATCTACTCCTTGGAACAGAGGCAGAAGCTGGAAAATATTTTCAAAGGTTCCATCTCTCCTATTGTGGAACCTTATGGGTATAACATTGTGGACGGTTGTGTTTCACCGGATACATTTGTACTTACGGATAGGGGTATTCGTATGATAGGAGAACTTTGCCCTGTACCACTCACAAGTCCTAAGGGGTATTATTCTTTCAATAAATTCATTTATAATGGTCAGGAATTAGAGCTGGCTGAAAAATATTATATAAATGGTGAAACGGAGACAAGGTTGATTCAGTTGGAAAAAGGGTTTACGCTGGAAACGAGCATGATTCATCCTATTATGGTATGTGGTGATGACGGCTGTTATAAATGGAAGAAGGCTGAAGATATTTGTATCGGTGATTTTGTGGCTATGAAAGTGGGTGCAAATATATGGGGAGAGTCTCTTAATATAAGTGATGATGAATTGTATCAAATAGGATTAAGTATTGCCGATGGGCATTTATCCAGTGATAGAATAACTATTGCAAAGAGAAATGCTGGTATTAGGCAGTATTTAATTGATAGAGGATGGAGGGAGGTGAACGGTGTTTATGATGGAATTCATTTAAGATATTATAAAGCTGATAAGCGTGAATTATGGGCTTCTTTGGGATATGAATTGGGGTGGTATAGCCATACTAAGGTGATTCCTGAAAAGATATTTCATGCTGGAAAGAGAGAAATTACAAAGTTTTTGTCGGGTTATTTTGATGGTGATGGATGTTTTTCAATTGATGGAAATATAAGCTGTTTTTCTGTCAGCATGGAGTTAATACGTCAGATACAGTTTGCACTACTCAATCTTGGAATACTGTCTTCAGTTAAGGTTAAGAAATGTCAGAGTTCTGAAAGGGTTAAGTCCAACAGAATGGGGTATCTGCTTAGGATTGACAGTGAAGAGATGATTAACCTTTTTATGAAGGAAATTGGATTTCCTAATTCCGGAAAGGGTGATAAATGGCACACTTTTAAATACCGTAATAGTCTTTCCTTGTTGCGTGTACCGTATCAGAGTAGATTGATTAAGGCTGTTAGAAAGCAAAAACCCCTTACGATTTCTGATAGAAAAACTTTTGGTTTGGAGAGGTTGAAGATGTGGGGTAAAAAGAAAGTGAGTATTCATAAGTTAAGGGATATTCAAAATGTTGGAAAATGGGTGGCTGCATCTGGAGTCGTAAGTGAGGAAGCATTTGAATTGAAAGCTAATGCCGAAAGAGGGTACACTTTTTTGAGGGTGAAGTCAATTGGAAAGGGTAGGAGTATAACGGTTGATTTTACAATGGGTAAAACTCATACATTTCTTTCAAATGGCATCATTTCTCATAATACCCCGTACCAATCGACTGACCTTTATGATTCCTTGAAGAAAGACGGTAAGTTCAAGGTATTTGAATACCCTGCTGTTTTTCCTGATGGTAGGTTGTTGGCTCCGGATAGATTTACGTTCGAGAAGTTGATGGCTGAGAGGGAATCCGCAGGCTCCTTGGTATTTTCGAGGGAGTATCTGGTGGTGCCGATATCGGACGATAGCACAATATTTCCGTGGGACATTCTAAAGCGAAGCACAATTGGAATGGAGAATGTTCACCTTGTGAACAATCAAGAGTCTTTCCCCTACAAACTGGATGCAGTAGCTGTTGGAGTGGATTTTGGAATAAGCGGTGCTGTCGGTGCTGACTATACTTGTTTCACAGTGTGGGGCAGGGATAGGATGGGTATTTATTATCTTCTGCATCTATACAGGGCAAAGGGTATGCCGTATGATGAACAGGTGCAGAGGATTATCACTTTGAATACGATATTCAGGCCGAATGCTGTTGTGGTGGAGAACAATAACTTCCAGTCGGTGCTGGGTAGTCTGGCGATAGACGGTGGTGTCAAGAATATTATAAGATTTACAACCACTAACAATAAGAAGGATTTGCGGAGTGGGTGGCCGTCATTGGCTGCTCTTTTTGAGAGAGGTGTGATAAAAGTACCGTATCATCATGATGACAGGGACAAGATAAATATGCTTTTCGGTGAATTTAATTCCGTTGCCTTTAGAAGTGACAAGGGAACATTGGAGAGTATAAGCGGCCACGATGATACGTTATCATCATCCTATATGGCTATTAATTACCTCAGAGAGGGTAATGTACAGATTAAAATTGATACAGTATGATTATAGATATAAGGAGGGTTCAATATGGCTGTTGATGCGGTGTTGAGTCCGAATTTCGTTGAGGAACTGCTTAGGCTTGCATTTGCGAACAGGCAGTTTGCACAGATGGTCGTCAGCAATGTTGACGTAAGTAATTTCCCTCGTGAGATGGGAGCCTGCAAGGCTATGTTGAAAGTTCTTGCAGATACTATGAACAATGGGGGGAATCTTGCAACATTTGGTACTGTTGAGATGACTTATCCTAATAATAAGGATATTCAGGATAAGATTAAGGAAGTCAAGAGTTTAAAGGTTCCGGATGTGGAGCCTATGGTTGAGCAGCTGGAAATATTTCTCAGGAGACAGATGTTTGTAGCTTCTCAGAGAGAGGTTGTGGATATTTACAATGAGGGTCGTTCTGAGGAGGCAATGCAGTTGATGGAAAAGCGTATCAGAGAGGTGAATGCCTTTTCCTTGACTGACAGACATAAGTTTTCACGAGTGTATCGGGACTTTTATAAGAATACCACAGCAGCACAGATGAGAGCCGAGGATGAGGTACGTCGCAGCAAGATGCCTCTTGGAATTACTAAGCTGGATGAACTTACCGACGGAGGCATACCACGAAAGGATACAGCACTGTGGATAATGCGTTCTGGAGTGGGTAAGTCGACGGCTTTGAAATTCTTCTGTTGGTATAACACGAGCATTGCTCACAATCACTGCCTGCATTTTCAGCTTGAGGGTGGTGTTGACGAAGCAGTGTTCAAGTTTGACCAGATGCTTGCTAAGACGACATATACAAAGATTGTCAAGGGGGAGCTCAGTGAGAGCACACGTAAGAAAGTTGCTGCACTCATTAAGAGAGCTGCAACTGTAAACAGTGATATAGACGTGTATGCCTCTGAGGAGATGCTTGACATGACATTCGGAGAGCTTGTGCAGGCCATAGAGGATTACAAGAAGGAATATGGGTACTATCCTGACCTGATAACGGTTGACAGTCTTGACCTGCTGCTTACAGGGGATTCCAAGAAGCTGGACTATGACCCTAATTATTTGAAGTACAGGCTGCAGAGGAATGCCCAGAGGATGAAGGATATAGCCGTGAAATATGACTGTGTCGTGATAACGGCCTGTCAGACAAGCGATGTCCCCATGGAGATATGGAATGACCCCTCAAGAGTGATTACAAGGCATAACACTGAGGGGGACAGGACACTTGTGAAGCCTTTCTCATTTGTGTTCACAGGTAACATAACGATAGAGGAAAGTGATAAGAACATTGCACGTATATTCTGTGACAAACTTAGGAATTATAAGAACAACGGCATTATAGTGAGAATACCTACTGACTATGAGCATGGCTTCTTCTATGATATGACACGGTCTGTACAGGAGGAAGCCGTACTGGATGTTTCGGTGCTTACAACCGCTGAGGAAAGGCGTCCGAAGAGGCGTAAGAGTGACAGTGCTCCACAGCAGATAAAGGAGGTTGCTCCAGGAGTGTTTGGCAGTGAGGATGCTGTTGTTCCCAAGGAGGAAAACAAGGAGTCATTGAAGGATTACTTCAACAGGAAGAGAAATGCGGTTTGATAAGAATAAGATAATATCAGAGCTTAATCTTGCACCTTTCGGGTCGCAGGGGTGGTTTTCAAATAAGAACATGGAATGTCCCTTCTGCGGTAAGAAAGGAAAATGGGGTGTCATTTTTAATGAAAATGGGGTGGCCACATTTCACTGTTGGAAATGTCCACGTAAGACTTCCCTGTACGACTTTTTACAGAAGATAGGTAGAAAAGACCTGTGCCATATCAATTATAGGGAAACAGCAGCAAATGTCAGACTGCCTAAGCTCGAAGCACAGGGTGAGGTGTCGGAATGGATGCAGGATACTTCAACTAAGGAGGATTTTAAGTCGTTAAAGCCGATTAATCTGCCTTTGCGTATAAAACCATTGACGGATGATGAATATTTAAATAAGAGAGGTTTTAGAGAGGAACACTATCGTGAGTTTGAACCCTCCTACACAGATTCTGCTTTGGAGAAGCGACTGAATAACTACATTATCTTTAAGATGAAGATAGATGGTGTGCCTGTTGCGTGGTGGGCGAGAAGTAGGTATTCAAAGGAGTGGCATAAGAGGAATCTTGAGGCATACAAGGCACATAAGGAAGACTTGATGCTTAGGTATCGCAATAGTGAGAATAACTTTCAGGACTTACTGGGGGGCTATGATTTTTTGCAGGAGGGTGTGACTGATACAGTTATTCTTGTAGAGGGTATTTTTGATTTTGTCAACATTTGGAATATTCTTGGTCTAAGAGATATTGAGTGGCTTAAATGCTGTTTCACATTCGGTAACAGCATAGGCAGGGGACAGATAGATATGTTACAGCATAAGAGAGTGAAAAATATACTACTTTTGTACGACTACGGGACTGTGCAGGAGAGCAAGGAAACATCCCTGCTGCTGTCGAAAAACTTTGAAAGTGTCAGGGTCGCTAATATAGATATTCCAGGAGTTGACCCCGGAAATATAACTGTAAGTCAGCTGAATGAGGTTCTTGCTAATGCTCAGGACCCGATGAATTTTTACCTTAATCATATTTAGTTGATATGAAAGAAGAAAAGAGGAAATTTCTGTATGTGTTGCAGTTGGAGTATCTTACACAGAAGCTCCGTTCCATGATATACAGGGATACTGCGTATGCTAAGGTTGCGGAGGACATTGCAGAGAAAAAGGCTACCAAGATAATGGAAGTGTCTGCAAGAATGGGCGTTCCTAATATATTCACTGATAGACTGTATGGTGAGAATTTCATTAGGAATGAGTTCTGGCAGGCGTATGGGCTTCCACGATTTATGTATAAAGATGATAGTCAGAGAAAAATACAGGGGAACTATGACAAGTGGTATCTCCTATACAGAGGTACTGTTGTCAGGTATAATCGTCAGGAGGCAAGAGTTATAAGTAATAATCCAGCTAAGGATTCCCTGAGGATAAGGGTTGGTTCTGAGACGTATGACGTTAATTATACAGATGTGACAATCATTAATAATTACAAGTTGATATAGAAAATGGAAGTAGTAAAGATTTACCTCAAGGAGGGGGCTATCATGCCAATGAAGCAGACAAGGCTCTCGGCAGGATATGATATTTATGCCTGTCTTAATGAGAATATTATGATAATGCCTCATGAAAGGTCATTGATTCCGACAGGAATCAAGATGCAGCTGCCGGAAGGTGTTGAGGCCCAGATAAGACCTCGAAGTGGCCTTGCCTTAAAGCATGGAATTACTGTGCTTAATTCTCCTGGGACTATTGATGCAGATTACCGTGGAGAAGTTGGAGTCATCCTGATGAATCACGGAGAAGAGCCGTTTGTTGTCCACAATCATGACAGAATAGCTCAGATGGTGATAGTGAAAACACATGATGTCTCGATGATTAGTGTTGACAGTGAGAGCATGCTTGACAGTTCTGAAAGAGGTGAGGGTGGTTTTGGTCATACGGGAAAATAAGAGAAAAATTTGGTAGATTAAATAACAAGTATTAATTTTGCATCACAAACAAAAACGATTATGGCAAACAACAAAGAATTAGCACTGAAATTTTCCTACAACAGGAAAAGCATTGAGGAACTGCAAGCTATCGTAGAAAGCGAGGAATCCTCTGAAACTGAAAAGAAAGTAGCACAGTCCATTCTGGACAAGAAACTCGGCGAAAGTGCATCGGAAGCAGCGAAGCCTGCACCTAAGAAAAAGCCTGCACCTAAATCCAAGAAGGAACCTGAGCCTGACCCTCAGCCCGAAGAGGAGAGCCCGATTTCTGAAGAGGAACAGGCTCGTCTTGAGGAGGCTGAGAAGGAATTCGAGGAGAGGCAGGCAAAGCGCAAGTCACCTACCAAGAAAGACAAGAACATGGCTCCGAAGCCTGCTCCTAAGCCCAAGAAGGAAAAGGTGGCTACAAAGCGTGAGGACATTGAGGAGTCTACCGAGAATCCCGGACTGAAAGTCGGATGCAATGTCATGCTGTCCGGTACTGACGAAAAGGGTGAAGTTGTAAGGCTGTATCGCAGCAGCGACGGCAAGGAGAAGTGCATGGTCAAGATTGGCGATGCAAAGCCTGTCAAGAAGCGTGTTACATCTGTTTCACTCATAAAAAAGAAATAGCATCATGATAAAGGACTACGGAACCATAGTCCTTGTCAAGGGTACGTCTGGAAGCGGTAAATCCACTCGGGTTTACTGCTTTCTTGATTTTCTGGAAAGCATTGGTGTGGAATTTCAGCCGTACAGATGGGTCAATTCTGAGGGCAAGGAGAAGGAAGTGGGGGTATATGTTCCGGAATTCAACTTAATTGTGATAGGCAAGTTCTATGAAAATCAAGGTGTAAGGCGGTGGCAGGGGCTGGACAGTGTTACAAGCAGATTTGTCAATTCGGCAGGTGTGTCAGACTTCCTAAAGGAAGTAGGCATGAAGAGGATGAATGTTCTTCTGGAGGGGGCAGGCACGTCAGTCTCATGGAGGCTTAGACCGATGGAACTTATAGCCGTGTGTGAATTCATGAACATCCTATATGTGCGCTATGACTTTACAGAAAAGGAACATGAGGAGTACTATGACAGGGTGGTGTACCGTTCGGGAAAACCTCCGAAGGGGGACGCAATGTGGCACAAGAGAAGTGGCTTTGAGAGTGACATTGCTAAGTCACGAGAGGAAGCTGCACTGCTGAATGCTGAGGGGGCAAATGTGGTGATTAAGGAGGAAGCGTACAGTTCTCCTGTGTGGGATTTGGGGTGCAGCATCTTTGAATTCTTTGGTGTTCCCGAAATTTGTGGGGAATTTAGAGAATACGTTAATAAGGGTAACTATATCAATCAGAATAGGTATGCAGAGCAGAATAATCCCGAATAAAGAGAATCTAACATGGCTGCTGTACTGGATGTGTGAACGGATGAATATTTTCTGGCACAAGTACAGGGGTGATGAGCAGCCGTGGACATCAGACCCTATACTCTGTGAGTATTCCTTTACGAATGTTTACAGGTGTCTTGACAGGGTCAGTCAGTACCTTATTCGGAATGTTCTGTATAATGGCAGGCAGTACACCCCTGAGGACATATTCTTTAGAGTGCTGTTGTTCAAGCATTTTAACAAGATTGAGACGTGGCAGCTCCTTGAAAAGGAATTCGGGGATATACGCTATAATGTGAACACAGGTACTTATCTTGAGGCGATGGCTGACTATGTGGACACACTGCTTGAAGAGGGTGTGAACATATACAACAGTGCATACATTGTTACCGGATATTTCTATCAGCTGCCGGAGTACAGCTGGATGGAGGGGCTGAGTAAGCACAGGGCATATTTCAGAGTTTTTCAGAATGAAATTTTTGGAAATGACAGGCTGTGGGACTTTTTGAGGGCGGATTCCTTTGAGGCTCTATATAGGGAATTTCGCTCGATGCGCATATATGGTGATTTCATAGCGCAGCAGTACGCGATAGACCTTAATTACTCCTCTATATTCAACTTTACAGAGAATGATTTCGTGGTTACAGGGCCAGGAAGTCTTAGGGGGATTCGGTGGGTATTTGAGGGTGCTAACGGTAAGAAGTATGACTATGTCGGTGCAATAAGGTGGCTTCAGAGTAATTTTGAGGAACTTATGCACGATTTCTGCAGAGAGTCAGGCATGGAGTGGCATCCTCTGCCGTGGGAACCTGTTCCAACGCTTACCAACTTGCAGAACTGCTTCTGTGAGATTAGCAAGTATGCAAAGGGGCTTGGAGCTACCTTCAAGTCAGGTAGCAAGGAGAGGATAAAGAGAATGTATTCTCCTCATGGTGGCTTGGAGTACGTTTTCCCTCCCAAATGGGGTAAATGTAAACTTCCCGATAGAAATAGTGTATTACTTAAAAATATTTAGTTATGTATTTTGAATTTGACAGTCTTAATCAGGCATTTATACGCCTCTGTCGTGAACTGAAGGAACACGGCATTGAACAGATGAGGCGTGGCCACAGGTGCTATGAGTTTCCAGAGCCTGTGATGATAGCTATAACCAATCCATGTGAGAGATATGTTACTGTTCCAGAGCGCAAGTGGAACAGGACACTCGGATGGGTGGAGTCTCTGTGGCTTGCATTAGGCAGTAACAGCATGACAATGCCTGCTGCCTATGTCACTAATTTGAATAATTTCTCGGATGACGGCAAGTATATGAGAGCTGGATACGGCCCTCGCATAAGAGCCTATGATTCATTCAAGAGAGTAATGCAGTATAAGGACAGCGATGTAATGACAGGTAATCAGTACATGGAGGATTGGCAGTCACCGCTGCTTGCAAAGGGTAGAGTTGACCAGCTTAGATTTGTCTTGGAAAAGTTCAAGGAGGATATAACCACTCGTGAGGCGTGCATCACAATTCACAACCCCATTGCAGATGACTTTCTGTTTAGGCTGAAACCTGTTGACACGAATCTTCAGGTTCTCCCTACCAAGGATACACCCTGTACACGTTCCATTCACTTTATGATTGTGAACGGTAAGCTGAACTGTTATGTGGACATTCGCAGCAATGACCTGATATGGGGATTTAGTGCAGTGAATGTTTTCAACTTCACCCTAATGCAGGAATATGTTGCGAATATTCTGGGTGTGCCTGTGGGTGTGTACTATCACAAGGCAGACAATCTGCACGTGTATGAGGATTTTGTGCCTCTCGTTGAGGATGTCGCTAATAAGTACTATGGAGAGGAATTCCCTGTTCACAGCTATTACTATCCTAAGGCGTTCAATAGTCTGTTTGACTTTGATGACGCTATGGTTAGCATTGCCACTCAGGAAAGACTGTTCAGAGAAGGTGTTGACTGCATGAAGGAATATACTCTTGAAAAGGCGAAGTCCGCTCTGGAGCGTGACTGGATACGTGTATTTGCTCGGAAGTGGGAAAAGGTTCACCACTTTGGATGTCCTGTTGCACAGGAAAGATTTGAGAACCCTATTCTTAATGAGGTGTTTGGACTATGATGCGTAATATTATAGAGGACATACAGAATCTGTACAGGATGTCCAACGTGGAAAGATTCACAGGTACATTTCACCATCAGCACTACAATATAGCGGAGCACTGCTATCGTACCGCCATTCTTTTCAAGTGGTGGGCCTCAATTGAGGATGTGGCATATACCATGCACGAGTTTGACATTGTGCTTCAGCATGATGCCGTGGAAGCCATTACAGGCGACCTGACGTATCCTGTTAAGAATTTCAGTGAGGAAACTAAGAGGGCATGGGCTGTTATAGAGAAGGAATTGACACAGGGCACTCATCTCGAGAAATATTCTGATGAGAATATCAAGGCTGCATTGAATGAGAGACAGTATGCGCTGTTTAAGTGCTGCGACTATCTTGAACTGCTGATTTTCTGTATCAAGGAGATAACGTATGGTAATCGCAGTAAGGAAATACTTGAGACACGTGATACGTGTATGAAGCTGATTCACAGGCACGGTAAGGATTTTCCACGTATTCTTGCATATATTTCGATGTATGAGTAAGGTTTATGGATTCATAGGTGTGATTGGCGGTGGTAAGTCATACACCGCCAATCTTTACAGGCAGAAGGCTGCTATTGAGGGTCGTTCTGTTATAGAGGTGGATTTTTCTGATGCAATAAGAGATTTCGTGTATTTCGTCATCACAGGTAATAGAATGCCTGTGAATACTCTCAGTCAGGAATATGCTATGTGGAAGAAGATGCGCAGTACTGTTTACCTCCCACACAAGCCATACGACTTCTGCAGCGGAGGCTCTCTGGCTTCAGTATCCGTTACAGGCAGAGAGCTGTTGCAGCGTGTCGGTGAAGAGATAAAGCATCTTGCAGGCGATGATGTCTGGGCGAGAACGGCAGCGGACAGAGCACTTGCTAAGTTTGCCAAAATGCCTGAGGTTGAGCGTGATAACTGTGACATACTCTTCGGGAGCCTACGCTTCATATATGAAGCTAAGGAGATGTTCAGGGTAGCAGCTGAAACAGGTAAGGAGGCACAGATTATACTGTGTGACTATCATTCTGATGCTTATGAGATTAACAATCATGAGAGTGAGCGTCTGGCTCAGTCACTGATTGGGATAGGCCGTCATGACGGTGATGATGTTACGGATATTATTCAGGCAAGAGTAGAAATGTACAGATGGAAGAACTGATAGCATATCTCAAGGAAAATGGTATAGCCTACACAGAGGTGTCTGATGCCGTTGTGGAAATAGGGGACAGGACGTATGAGCTGTATGTGCCTGCCGATGACGGTTCACTGTTTGATGACGGCTTTTGCTTTATAGGCAAGCCATACAACACTGAACCACATGAGGATAATGAAACACTTGCCGACAGGTACGTGTATAGGTTCGGAGGGGTGTGGTACTGGCTGGACAGGGGGCAGGAGAATGATGTCAAGTTGAACAGGCTGAAATACCTCGGTGAAAGTACCTTTCCTCTTCCTACGGACACTTTTTTGGGGGTTCATGGACAGTATGAGATTCTTTCAGGAAGCGGTACTTACACGGATTGGTGTCGCAAGGCTAAGTTTCTTGGGGTAAGGAATCTGGGTGTCTGTGAAGTTAATTCTCTTGCAGGGGCTTTAAAATTTCAGATGGAATGTCAGAAGTTCGGCATTAAACCCATCATCGGGATGGGGTGTACCGTGTATGACATTGACAGTGATGTGCGTTTTGTAGTGAAAGTCTATGCCCGAAATTTTGAAGGGTGGCAGACCCTTTTAACAATCAACACTGAGATTAACTGTGTCAATTCAGGGTGGGTGGCACTTGACAGATTTAGGGAAATTGTAGGAAACAATGATGATATTACTGTTATTCTTGACCCTAAGACACTTGATTACGAAGAATTTCGTAAGGCGAATATTGATACAGCTTTCTATCAGCTTGACACGTGTGCTTACAGTGATGAGAGGCATGATGAGTGGTACTTGAAGAACCTTAAGAAATTCTTCTATGACACTAATCTTGTGCCTCTGGTGTTTAGTGATGCATGGTACATAGATGCTGAATATGCGGATATTCCGGATAGGCTGCATCGTATTGCAGGCAGAATGGGGTATGCAAGTGATAATCAGTATTTTAAGTCAAATGAGGCTGTGTATGAGGAATTCTTGCAGTTATTCTCTGAAGAAGAGGTGGGTGCAGAGTTGTTTCTCGAGTCAATGCAGCTGTTGAATGACATTGCGGATGGGTGTGACTTTACGATAGACACAGCCAACAGGCATCTTCCTAAGTACGAGATGAAGCCTGATGAGGCTGCTAAGTACACAACCAATGAGGAGATGTTTTTAGGCCTCATAGAGGAAGGTCTGGCTGCTCATCCTGAGTTGGTTGACAGGTGGGGTGAAGATGTCGTATTGGAGCGATTAGAGAGGGAAATAGACGTGATTAAGTTCGGTAATGTAATTGACTACTTCCTAATAACTCGAGACATTGTCAATTGGTGTCATGAAAACGGCATATTGACAGGTATAAGTAGGGGCAGTGCTGGAGGATGTCTTATTTCCTATCTTATAGGGATTACAAAACTTGACCCTCTGGAGTATGGGCTGCTGTTTGAAAGGTTCTTGAATAAGGGCCGAGTTGGTTATGTACGTAAGCAGAATATTGTTAAAATTACTCTTGATAATGGCAGAATCTTGGAATTTGATGAAAATAAAGAACTTGTTTTGTTCAGGGGTGGAAATAAGATAATTGCCAAGGCAAAGGATTTTAAAGTCAATGACGAATTGCTTGCTTATTGATTTTGACTTTAGTGTTTGCTTAAATTTATTGAATTATGGACTATTTAAGCAAGTGTATTAATTATTCTGAAATACCCGTTGATTTGGGTGGTCGTCGCGTGGTTTATTTGTACGAAACCAAGTGTGTAATAACTAATGATATTTATATTGGTGTCAGGGTTTATAAGGGGTTACACCCGGAATTTGACACTTATATAGGGAATGGGTGTTTAATAAGGAAAAGCGGTGTTTTATATAAACGTCATAAGGAGAAGGAAACGAAATTTAGAAAAGCATTGCTACAATATGGGTACTTGAATTTTAAAAAGAGGATTATTTGTTATTTTCATTCCATTAAGGATGCTTTAGAGTCCGAAGCGAGGATTGTGGATGAGGCCTTTATTTCTCGACCAGATGTTTTAAATATGATGGTGGGAGGTGGGCTTCCTCCGCGTTTTGAGGGTGAGACCAATCCTAATTATGGTCGTAGATGGACTGATGAACAAAAGAAAAATCTTTCCATTAAGAGAAGGGAGAATGGTAAAAGCAAGGGCGGTAAAAATGTGAAGGCGAAATCATGTTGGGTGTATGATTTATGGACAGGGGAATGTAATTTTTACAGTTATATGCGTGAAGCGGATTTTCTTGGAATGTATGGGTTGAAGAAAATTCGTAAATATAGATATTTAATTTCGGACAGAAAATTGTCTACGCAAAAGGAGATAGAACGTTATATATTAAATGAGTGTGACTCCAAATATTATGGTGCATACCGCATGGTTCAGCTTTGGAAACAGGGGTATGATTCTAATGGTATGAAGGAAATGGGGTTATATTCAGGGCAGATAGGTAAATTTTTTAAGTATGTCGAAAATAGTAAAAATTGAAAAGGAGTTCAGGCAGGGATTCGTTCCGGTATCCCTGCCTGATGTTATGCCCCCATCAGTAATGGTGGGGGCGAAGTGAAATCGATGTTGACTTCCCCTCGGTTGATAGACCTCGGGTGAAGAAATATATGGAAGAACGATACGGGTGGAGTAGAGTATGTTCCGTGGGTACGTACAGCGCACTGCAACTGCGAGCGGCCATTAAGGACATGTCCAGAATATACGGGTTGGAATTCCAGACGGTGAATGAGATGATGAAAGTATTTGATGTTAGTGACCGTAAGCCGGAAGACCTGTTCAAGATAGCCTGTGCGGATGAGAATGTTAAGAAATTCGTGACAGAGCACCCTGATATAGTGAATGAGGTGATGCTGCTTATGCCTGCCCCCAAGGCACAGTCCATTCATGCCTGTGCTACGATGATTTTTCCTAAGGAACACGATATGTTCCACTGGGTTCCAATCAGAAAACAGGGTGAGGAATATGTCAGCGAATGGGAAGGTGGTGAGATGGACAGTGCTGGATTCTTGAAACAGGATATTCTGGGTGTGAAGCAGCTGGATAAGTTTCAGGAGATGATTACCTTAATAAAGGAGAATGAGGGTGTGGACGTGGATATATACAGCACACCTCTTGATGATAGAGAGGTGTACAGGTATTTCTGCAACGGCTGGAATGAGGATAATTTCCACTTTGGCAGTAGAGGGTTGACTGGATACTGTAAGCAGATGCAGCCACGCAACATTGAAGACCTGATAGCTGCCATTTCCCTATATCGTCCTGGAGCAATGGAGAATGGATTCCATGAGGATTATATTATTCGTAAGGCAGACCCGAGTAAGGTGAAATATTGGGTGGGTGCTGAAAAAGTGCTTGAGAAGACATTTGGCCTTGTGATATATCAGGAGTCTGTTATGGAGTTGTGTAAGGTTTTAGGAGGTTTGTCATTGGTTGAGGCTGATGATGTGCGTAAGGCGATGGTGAAGAAGAAATATGAGGCACTGCATCAGTATCATGAGAGGTTCACCCCATATTATATGGAGCATTTTGGCGTCAGCCATGATTATGCTGAGAGTGTGTGGGAAGCTATTGATAAAGCATCCCTCTACCTATTTAATCGGAGTCACGCAGCTGCCTATGCAATTACAGGGTATATATCTCAGTGGCTGAAAGTTCATTATCCTATTGAGTACTGGAGTGTGGCCTTTAAGTATGCTACGGATGATGACTATCCACGCTATATTGCTGAGATTAATAAGACAGGCGTGTGTGAAGTGAAACCTGTGGATATTAACATCTCTACTAAGAATGTTGTGATAGACTTTAAGACACAGTCTTTATATTGGTCAATTATGGGTGTTAAACAGGTAGCCGACAAGGCTGCTGACCAGATACTCAAGGAGAGAGATGAGAATGGGCAGTACTGGTCAATTGAGGACTTTGTCAGTCGCCATAACTGGAAGGGTACGGCAGTGAACAGCCGAGTAATTAAGAACCTCATTCTGAGCGGTGCGTTTGACAGCATAGAGAACATTACCGATGTACGGGAAAGGGTGTCTCTGCTGCGAAGGTATTTTGAGAAGAACAGGATTAAGATTGATGACAGTGACCCTCTCCTCAATGGTGCATACGTGCATCGTGAGGATGGGTGGTGGTGGCGACTTATGCAGAAGCAGCTTTCTGGGTTCGCGTTCTTCAGGTATGATAGGCTGTATGAGAATAACAGAGGTAGCTTCCCAGATGAGTATTCCTATGTGACGGTGGAGCAGTGCAATGATACCTCTCGGAAAGTCAAGGCTGGAGAAGGAATGGTTGTTGTGGGTGGTTATGTGGCTGATGTTGAGGTTAAGACGACAAAGGGTGGTCGTAGAACAGCCCCTAAGACATTCTGCAAGATGACGCTTGAAAGCAACTATGAGTTCATAGAAGTCCTGATATTTGGAGGGGATTATGACAGGCTTCAGGAGTTCGTGAAAAAGGCTAAGAGCAACATTATTCTAATTAATGGTTCACTGTCCAACGACAGCAAGAAAGGTGTGAACATAATTCGTGCTGATATGACAACACGAATGCTGATATTTGCGTTAATGTAAAAAGGAGATTTTATCATGGAAATTTTAGTACATTTCAACAATGTGCCTGTAACACTTTCCACCGACGGCTTTGAGGGCACGGTGGATGTAGACAGGCTGACTGCAATCGATTACAGCAACCTCTACGGAGAGGCAGTTACCGTCAGTGCGCTGCTTAATAAGATAGGTCTACTGAGGGCTGAGGCTGAGAAAACAATGGCTGAGAAAAAGCTCGAGAGGGATGTCTACGAGGCTGAGAAGAAGCGTGTGTGGCGCAGAGAGGCTAATGCCAATTCTGGAAAGTTTACTGTTGATGGCGAGGAAGTGAAGCTGTCTGAAAAGGCTCTTGATGAGGCCCTGCTTCTTGATGACGGTTATCAGGATTTGTCAATGGAGTTCATTGATGCACAGAGGAATTTCAGTATGCTTGACAGCTTGCAGTGGAGTGTGCAGGACAAGAGCAAGAAGTTGAATAATATGCTGAAGCCTGTAACCCCTCAGGAATTTGTCAATGATTTGGTTGAGGGTGAGGTGAATAGCTTCTATATAACTAAGAAAGGGTTCTAACCATGGAAGCAGATAGATTGATACCTGTTGGTGAAAAGCACCTTATACAGCAGAGTGAGGGGTCGACATGGTTCTATGACGTTTATCAAATCAAAGTCACCCCTAAGCATCCGGACGGCAAGCTGGATAACGTTTGTTGGGGTGTACCTTTAGATAGGGCACTGGATATTATAGCACATAGAGAAAGCATTGAGGAATCAGACACGATACAGAAACTTATTGACAGGATTATTGCAAGTAGAAAGGAATTGACAAGAGAAATTAAGGAACTATTAAAGAAATAAGAATTATGGCATTTGACAGAAACAAGTACAGAGCCGCTCCTCTTTCAACAGTGAATGATACAGTGGCACAGACGAAGCCCTATGACACATACTTTGGTGGAAACAAGGGTGATTATGCACCGTTTTGGAAAAACAGAGACGGTATTACAATTAAGAGAGTGCTTCCAGCACACGTTGCAGGAGATTCCCCCTATGTGCCGATGCTCACAACGATGCTCAAGTGCGTTGCTGATGACAAGGACAAGGACGGCAATGTAATCGGTAAGAAAATCGTCAATAAGAAAATTTTCTTGGCCACCCTGCACGGCCATTACCCCTATGACATAGTTGAGGAGTACATTAAGAGGGTGTACGAAAAGGCTGAACAGATTCAGGATAAGGATGAACGTTCCAGATTCCTCAATCCTATCACAGGATATAGGATGGGCGGTAAGAACGGTACGTGGGTTCCCGGAATCCGTCCACAGCTGGAATATGTCTACTATGCCTACATAGAGGGCAAGGTGTACAGGGATTCACTGAAGCCTAAGCAGATGGAGGCCCTTAACAAGGAGTCCGCTGACCTGTGTGCGCAGAACGATACCGCTGCAATAGATATGTTCAGCGACCCTAACACTGGTTTTCCTCTTCAGTGGGATAGGAGCAAGGATGACAACAACAAGACGGTTGAGACAATCAAGGCTCTACCTTTGAAGATGGGTCAGACATGGGAGGACTATTTCGAGAAGAATGCCGTACCTGACAAGATTCTTGAGGAACTGGAAACATATCCTTCGCTTCAGAAGCTGTATGTGGACTGCTACGGCATTCGTGACTTCAATCTCGCACTTGAGGGGTTGAAGCGGTTCGACGAGGAAAACGTGTATAAGATTTTCGCCGATGAGGAGTATCTGGACATGGTTGAGGAGCTTCAGAAGGCCGTTGAGGAAAAGAGTGGTGCTGATACCTCCGACAGAGAGGACAATCTGCCTTTCCCTGACCCTGCCGCTGAGGCTGCTCCTGCACCTGCAAAGAAGCCCCTTATGAAGAAGAAAGCAGCCCCTCAGCCTGCTGAACCTACACCTGAGGAGAAGAAACAGGTTGTGATAGCCGAGTTCATTCGGCAGTACGGTGACGAGTATGACTATGAGCCGGAACCTGATGAGGTTGAGGAACTGTACCCTGTGGCACTCAAGAAGGAGGATTTGGGGTATGACAGACCTCATCTTGAGGGCTGGGATGCTCCTGCTGTGGAGGCAAAGCCTAAGCCGAAGCCTGCTGCAAGGCCTAAGCCTCAGCCTGAGCCTGAACCCGAGGAAGCCGACGGTGTATCCGCTGAGAGCAGTGATTCTGCCATGAGTGCAATAGAGCGCATACGTAAGATGCGTGAGGCACGACAGAAGAAGTCCTAATTTTCTGCCTATATACATTCCTGAGGGGGCACACCAGCCCCCTCTTTTTCAAAAAGAAAATATGAGTAAGAAACCAATAGCAATAATTAGTACGGATTGGCATCTCAAGGAGACAAATGCCTCTGAGCTTCTCGATGTTGCTCGTCAGGAGGCGGCTCTGGCGGAAAGGCTGAAAGTACGGGATGTGATATGGCTCGGGGATATGTTTGACAGCCGTGTCAGCCAGAGGCAGGATATGCTGAACTGTTTTGATGCGGTTATAGACATTCATACCAATCAGGGCCTTTCCGTACACTGCATTCCAGGAAATCATGACAAAACAGACTATACTGCTGATGAATCCTTCCTTACTCCTTACCGATACCACCCTAATTTCCATCTGTATGAAAAGGAAACAGGGGTGCTAATTAAGGGTGTAGCAGTGTATTTCGTTCCTTTCTATGCTACCGAGACATGGATACGACATTTCAATTCAATACAGGGTCTGGGTCATGGCAATGGAAGTATTCTGTTCAGCCATACGGCAATAGAGGGTTCCATCAACAATGACGGCAGCACTGTTCAGAGCAGCATCAAGGCGTCCATGTTCAAGGATTTTGACAGGGTATTTCTCGGGCATTATCACAATGCACAGCAGCCTGCGAGAAATGTGTTTCATCTGCCGAGTGTTATTCAGAACAACTTCGGTGAGGATGAGGACAAGGGCTTCACCGTGCTGTATGATGACCTGTCGTTTGACCTCCTGAGGTCTGACTTCACACCCTATCGAGAGATAGTGATTGATACCCTGACGGCAAGTCGTGAGGACATCAAGGCTGTTGCTGAGGAGTCAACGGAGGGTGTACATCTGCGTGTGACGCTGAAGGGAGACCAACAGTCCATCAAGGGTGTGAATAAGAAGATGTTTACGGATAAGGGTATATCCGTTAAGACAAAATATAATGACGTTGAGGTTGACGGTACTGTTACCGAGGAGGCCGTGTGCAGAGAGCTGAGTGACGGTGATATTGCTGACAAGTTCAAGTCGTTCTGTGAGGATAAGGGGTATGATGTTGAGGAGGGGTTATTAATATTAAATCAGATAATGCAATGGGAGTAGAGGATTTTGTAAGTTTACTTCAGAAAAAGTTCGGAAAGGAAATTGTTTCCGGAAACAATCAACAGGGCATAGAGTTCATATCCTCAGGCAGTCTGGGGCTGGACATAGCTCTTGGAGGAGGCTATCCGCTTGGAAGAATTGTGGAACTGCGAGGGTATGAGTCATCCGGAAAGACGACACTGGCCCTTACAGCCTGCCGAAGCATTCAGGAAAATACAGGTAAGGCAGTACTCTATATAGACAGGGAAAATGCTATTGACATGGACTATGTTGAGGCTCTTGGCGTGGATATTTCTCCTAACAAGTTCATACTCAGTCAGCCCGGAGTGGCAGAGGAGTGCTTTGAGCTGATGCGTGAGGCGTGTCGCTCCAAGGAGATTGGCGGTGTAGTGCTTGATTCAGTTGCTGCTATGTTTCCTAAGTGCTATCTTGAGGCTGACGTGGGTGATGCAAAGATGGGTGTTCTGGCTCGCTTGATGGCTACGTGGCTTCCCGGACTTATAGGTGATATAAAGAGAAACAGTCAGTTGGTACTTTTCATTAATCAGTATCGTGACAAGATAGGTGTCGTGTATGGGAACCCCAAGACAACTCCTGGAGGTAAGGCCCTTGGATTCTATTCCTCACAGATACTTGACATTGCAAAGAGCGGTGTGATAGGTGACAAGGGTGAGGAGGTGGCCAATCACATCAAGGTCAAGGTTGAGAAGAACAAGGTTGCACCGCCATTCCGCAAGGCGGAATTTGACATTCGCTTCGGTGAGGGTATTGACAGGGCTGGAGAACTGCTTGCCATTGGCTGTGAAAAGGAGATTATTGACAAGAAAGGCAGTTTTTACAACTACAAGGGCAGAAACATCGGACAGGGGTTGGAAAAGGCACGAGAGACACTGCTCGCAGACCCTAAGTTGTTCAACGAAATTGAGGATGCCATAATGCAGACAATATGAGACTTGTAAGAATAAAGTTGAAGAATTTCCTGTCATTCAGGGAACTTGACCATTCCTTCGTGAATGGGCCTCTGCTTGTACAGGGTAGGAATCTTTCGGAGCCTGAGTCAAAGGAGACGAATGGTTCTGGAAAGAGCACTCTGGAGGCTGGTATAGCCTATGCCCTCTTTGCATCAGCACTTAGGAAGCAGACACTTGACAGGGAGTTGATAACGTGGGGTGAGTCAGAAGCTGAGATATGGCTCTACATAGAATGTCCCATGAGAAAGCAGACGCTGACGATACACCGCACTCTAAGGGTGAAGGGTTCTGCAAGTCTGGAACTGTTCATCAATGATGAGGCCGTGTCGTTTGCAACCGTAAATGACGGTAATGCCTATATCATTCGATGGGTAGGCATAAGCGTTGAGGACTTGAAGAACTACTATATTCTGAACAAGGAGAATTATAGGTCATTTATTACCGCCTCCAACACGGACAAACTGGCTCTTATCAACCGATTCATCAAGGTGGAGAGGCTTGACGAGGCGGATAGTGTGATAAATGAGGAGGTGAAGCCCTTGCAGGCTGAGGCTGATGAGCTGTCGTCAAGAATGTACCGAATTGAGGGTCAAATAAAGGCTTACAGTGAGCAGTTGCAGGCTGAGCGAGAGCGTAACACTGATGCAGAGAAACAATCCATTATAGAGGGGATAGAGGGGCAAATTGACTCCGTTCTGGCCAAATACGACAGGGCCAAGGAACGTATTAAGGAATGCAGGCAGCTGATAGCCGTGCAGCACAGGGTGATGGATGAGAAGAATGCTGCCATTGATGCTGCCACTGAGGAGCTGAAGCAGTTGAACAGCACCGACTGGAGGGGGAAGGTGAACAAGGTGGAGAGCAATATGACTGCCATGAGCGGTGAACTGGATAAGGTGCAGAAGGAAGAACGACAGATAGCCTCCTCCTACTATGATGCCACTACTAAGATAGCTAAGTTGAATTCCCTCTTGGAGAGTAGGATAGTATGCCCTAACTGCAAGCATGAATTTGTGCTTAATTCAGAGATGTCCGTTGCTGAGATTAACAGGGCCGTTGATGATGCAAATTTGGACGTTGAGTCTATTAAGAGCAGAAAGGCTGAATGCAGTGCTCGTAAGGAGAATATTAATGCCAGAATGAAGAAATTCAACGATGAATTCATGGAATTTAGGCGGAAGGAAAAACTTTCGCTTGAACAGGTACGCAGGGTTGAGGGAAATATTACCGCTCTGAAGAGGGCTGTTGTAACGGCTGAGGCTGAGAAGGAACAGTATTTAAAGGAGATGGACTCTCTAACACTCGCTATGCAGCAGTATGACAAGGAAAGTGAGCTGCTTGCAGTACAGCTTGAAAAGGCACAGAATTCCGTTATAGAGACACGAGAGAAGGAAATTGAGGGTCTGTTGGTAATAGCTGAGAAGCAGAAGGAAAAATTGCAGGCACAGATTGATGAGGTGAATAACTGCATAAGCGACATGAGGCAGTGGGGGCAGCGGTTTAAGGAATTCAGGATGTCTCTGGCCGTTGAGCAGTTGAAGCTGATTCAGGATGCAGCCAACCTTTCTCTTCAGAAGCAGCATTCTGAGCTGAGACTTTCCATCGATGGGTTCAAGGTGAACGCAAAGGGGCAGGTGAAGTCTGAGATAACGGTTCTTGTAATCAATGGTGAGGGGGAATATAAGTCTTTCTGGTCGTTCAGTGGCGGTGAGCGTGCAAGAATTGAGATGGCACTTATACAGGCATTTCAGGAAATGATTAATGCAACCAATCCATACGGAGGCCTGCATTTCCTAATGATAGATGAGGTTCTTGAGGGTACAGACCCTCTTGGCCTTGCACTGCTGCTTGAATCGTTGCAGGAGGTAGAATCTCCTGTGTACGTTATTAGCCACGTTATGAACATACGTGCTGGAATCAATACCATGACGGTTGTTAAGGAGGATGGTTACAGTCGTGTAGAAATGAATGTAAATGATTAGATATAAGAACATTATAGGGGTTGACCCCGGAAAGAAGGGGTTTATCACCGTCATGACTGATGACGGTGGTATAACCCATTATCCCATCCCAACAAAGAAAAATGAGGTGGACCTGCACGCACTGAGTGAGCTTATCCTGTGTCTTGCAGAGAATATGGACACGGAATCAACACTTGTAGCAATAGAGAATGTTCATGCAATTCCGGGAAGTGCTGCAAGTGCAACGTTCACATTCGGTGGAATCTGCTATGCCCTCAGGATGGGGTTCATCATGGTGGGCTTTCCAGTCGTGCTCATTTCTCCTAAGAAGTGGCAGAAGGAGATGTATGTAGGCGTAAAGCCCAATGTGGACAAGAAAGTCATGTCCGTCATGGCAGCTCGCAGCCTGTTTCCCAGTCATGACCTTAGAAGAGGTGAAAGATGCACAAAGCCTGATGACAATCTAACGGACAGCCTATTGATAGCAGAGTATGCAAGGAGGAATTACAGATGAAAAGGTGGTACACGTACTGTCAGAATGAGGAATGTTCTGAGTATAACGTTCTTAATGAGATTAAGGGTGGTTCCTTTAAGTGGGACAGGGAAAGCAGTGAGATGAGGCCTGTTGTGAAGAACAACAGGTGTCCTGTGTGTGGATGTGAGAAAGTACTGTATGGGCTCACTGATGGATTTGTGATGGGGCAGGTGTATGTTGACAGCTTCAGTGGGCTGTCTGATGCACAGAAGCATGAAATTCTCCTAAAGAGATACCAGAAGGGTATCAATAAGGATGAGATACATGAGAATCGTAAAAGAATGATAAGCAAGGGTATAGGATATGATAAACAGTAATTTCTTTGATACGTGCAAGAACATTGCGATGCGCTGTGATGTTACAATGTTGATTGTGAATCTGATGGGTGCTTATAGAGCATTTATTGTGGACAGCTTCTCCCCTAAGGACGGCAGGGTTATGTTCAGCCGTGTGGACGGTGCAAGAGATATAACCGTGCTTGTTGAGCAGTATGAGTCAAATTTCCCGATAGGATTTTCAAATCAGGTGCTTATGGAAAGGACACAGTCCATCCCTAAGGTGACGATGCAGTTCGGTACGGATGACTACTACTGGATTACAAAGTGTGATATAAACAGGTGATTTGAACTGAGGCTTTGCAGGGGGCATTGAGCCAGTTACATTTGTATAATCAATGAATAAAAAGTTATATAATGGATACAACAAATGTAATCGGCTCCGCACTGGAAACAGGCAGGCATATAAGCGAATTCGGTATGTTGGCTGTCACTGCCGGATTCTTTCTTGTACTGACAGCCATCATGTGGGTGTTCCTCTTTAAGTGGTTCATGAAGATAATAAACAGCACCTTTGATTCTCAGAAGTCCACGCTTATGGAGCTTCTTGAGGAGGCTAAGAGTCAGAATGAGCAGTTGGCAAGCATTTCTGAGGGGCTTATGCCCGAGACGCTGCTTAGGATGAAGACTGTGACGAGCATAGCATTCGACCTTTCAATTGAGAAAGTGTGTCGTCTTATTAAGAAAGTTCGGGAGGAGAACCATATCAAGGACAGAGAGGCTACGGCAAAGAAGATTCGTAGAATGCTCCAGAACATACATGACGACCGCAATAGCAAGTTTGATGCCTTTTTCTTCAGGGGTAAGAAACTGTCAGCATACACTTCTCCAAAGTGGGTGGAAAAGGTTGCAAATGTCGTTGAGGGGGAAATTTACAATCCTAACGGTGAGAACAACGGCAGAGCATATACCAATGTGGAAGCCATATATTCCGCTATGAAGATAGAAATGTACCAGAATATGACAAGTACGGATTAATCGAGAATTTTCTTGGAGTAATCGTAATTATTGACTATATTTGCCTCGGATATGAAAAGTTTACTTGACATACATATATTAAAATCCAGAACCAGACAGGGTGTCTATGCTGATAACGCTGAGAATCGCAGACTGCATCGAGTCGGCCAGCCCTATAAGACAAGAGCACAGGCTGAAAGAGAGGAATGGATGTTGCAGGAAAACAGAAAGCGTGCTGAGCTTACACGGATAAAGGATTCTTCTAAGAAATTCCTCAATAATCTCAGGGGTGTGAGCATTAGACCTTCCGGAGAGAGCACTGCCAATGGAGCATCAGTTTATTATACAGTGTCCGCTAACGGCAGAGAGGCAAAGGTGCGCTTCAGTGACCATTCCGTAACAAGTGCTCACAGGGTTATGGATGAGATTCATTTCAATAGGCATAACCCACTTCAGACAATAAATGAGATTTATTACACTCTTGGATTCAAGGGTGTGTTCTATGGCTATCGTAAGGTTACGGAGCACGGCCAGACATTTAAGAGGTGGGGGTTTTATAGGGGTGAGAAGCCTGATGAGTACTTGAAGGAGAAGAATGCGAAATATAAAGAGAAGGGTCTTGATTATGACACTTTTTCTTTGGATGAATATGCCAACGATGAGAACAGGCAGCAGTTCAACAGTGAAATAGTAGCTTCCTATGTAGCTAAGAGTTCGAGATATAACCCTGAGAAGCCGATAGCCGTGTTTACAGGTGGTGGTTCAGGGTCCGGAAAGTCAACTGTTCTGGATGGACTGAAGCAGAAGGATAGATTTTATAATAAAGTGGTAGTTGTTGACAGTGATGATATTAAGACAGAAGCCTACTATTCTGATTTTTTGGCTTATAATGCACAGAATAAAGATAGTGCTGCCAGTCGATTGCATGATGAAAGCAGCAAAGTTGCCACAAAAGCAGTAGAAGCGATACAGGCTGCTGAAAATGATTATGTTAAGGATGGTACTCTGGCCAACTATGATAAGGTGAAGAAGCAGATATTAGCAGCTAAAAATAAGGGGTATGAAACAAGGATTGTTCATGTTACCATTCCTGTTGAGGAAGCAATTAAGAGAGCTCAAGAAAGAGCACAGAAAACAAATAGAAAAGTGCCTCTTGATAAAATAATTAAGACACACAAGGGTTCCACTGAAACATTTATAAGACTACTGAATGATGGAATTGTTGATGATGTGAAGTTATATGATAATACAGGTAAGAATCCAGAGTTAATCTTTGATTCCACTAAAAAACCTGCAATTCTTGATAAGGAGAAGTTTAAACAGTTTTTAAATAAAAAGGATTTTGTTATGACAGAAAAAATTGAAAAGTCGTTCAGGAATTTTGTTCCCGATGAAAGTGACAAGGAATTCAAGCGCAGATTTCAGGCCGCCTCGCCCGAGGAGAGGGAAGGATGGGGCTATGACCTCGTGGACACTGACGACCCTCATGAAGATGCCATGTACTGTATGCAGGCGAATAAATGGCTGCGTGACGGCCAGCCTGTGGATTAATGAAGTTTTCAGGATTTTTCTTGGTTTTTCATAAAATTCGTGCCATATTTGCATCGTAAAACAAAACGATAAGCATTATGGCACGATTCATTATTAATCTAAATGGCGGTGAAAGTTTCCCAGTGGAGGCTTCAACCCCTCGTGAGGCAGCTCGTATGGCTCGCAGTATGAGTAGAGACATAATGAAATACAATGGGGTGAGCACCCTTTATTGGGTATGGGATGAAGCCGAGGAAAACTGTTTATATATGGTGAGTACCGTTAGAGTAAGGGGAAGGATGGTGTCAGAGATTAGGAACTGTAAAAATATTTAGATATGAAAATTGAAGAACTTAGAGAACAGCTTGTAAGGTACAATGAGGCATATCGCAGAGGCGAGCCTGTCATAAGTGACAATGAATATGATGAATTGGTTGAGAAACTGCGCAAGGCTTCTCCTAACGATGAATTCTTTGCGTCGGGCATAGTGGAAAAGGCTGACGAAAGAATGGAACCTCTACCCGTACCCATGTTCTCTCTTGAGAAGATTAAGACAGGTCGCAAGCTCCTTGCATGGCTCCAGTCCATGCAGAAGGCTGGCTGCAAGTATGTCGTCATTACCCCCAAGTATGACGGTGTGAGTCTGCTCACTGATGACGTAAACCATAGAGCGTGGACTCGCGGTGACGGTGTTGAGGGGCAGAACTGTGACAGGCATTTTTCCATGATGGATAGTGGTTGGGGTTCCGGTGTTTTTCATCACGTGTGGGGTGAGGCCATTATTCCTAAGAGGAAATTTGCTGAATTACAGGAAAAAGGTGCTGGGTATAAGAATGCTCGAAATATGGTTGCGGGCATACTTAACAGTCCCAAGGGGTTCAGCAATACGCATATAGATGCTGTAAAATTCGTTCGCTATGGTGCTGACGCTGAAGGCAGTAAATCTGAAATAATACGAAGAATGCAGGGTGAGTTCAAGGACGGTGCAACCCCGTACAGGCGTGTTCTCGTAAACTTGCTTCTCAATTTGGGTGCAAGTGGGCTGGAGGGGTATTTGGACAATGTCCATCATGAAATGGGTCAAGAATTTACCATTGATGGGGTTGTGCTGGAAGTTGATGAGCAGGGTGTCAGAGAGGGGCTGGGTAGACTGCCGAATGGTAATCCTCGCTATGCCGTGGCGTTCAAGCGTCCCGAGTGGTGTGACATATATACTGCAAAGGTCGTGCGAGTTACGGGCAATATAAGCAAGGACGGCATTTACAGTCCAGTTATAGTGATTGAACCTGTTGTCATGAACGGTGTTACAGTGTCATGCTGTACGGGGTATAATGCTCGCTATATCTCCAATAATGGCGTGTGTCCTGGAGCACTCATAGAAATCTGTCGTTCAGGCGATGTGATACCTAAGCACGTGAACACACTGAGCTGGCCCGTGCCTTCCTATACACAGCAGATGAATGATATGCAGATATGTCCGTCATGTGGCAGGGTGATGCAGTGGGATGACAACAGTGTTAATCTTGTATGTTATAATCCAGAATGTCGGCAGAGAGCCGTTTCCGGCATGGTGTATTTCTTCAAGACACTGGGTGTGGAAGGCTTCGGTGAGCCGACAGTTGGGACACTGTATGACAATGGATACATTACCCTAATGGATGTTCTCGGTGCCACGATTCCGGCATTGCAGAAGATATTTGGAAAGGTGCGCGGCATGAATGTTTTTTCGGCCATTTCAGCGTCAATACAGAAGGAACAACCCCTGTCACGTATTATGACAGCCCTGAATGTCTTTGGCGGTAAAATAGCCGAAAACATAGCACATAAGATATTGTGTGAAACGGGCGACCCTCGCATATATGCAGCGTCAAGAACGTATGAACAGGCAGTTGAGGAACTGCTGGACATAGACGGCATAGGTGAGTCATTCGTGGACGCCTTTTTGACGGGTTGCGAGCGTTATGATGATTTTATGAGGAATAACCCCGAATTCCCCTATACTGTAATCATTGATGCCAAGGAAGAAGCCGTTAAGGCTGAGAATCAAATGGTGGTATGTATGACTGGATTTCGTGACGGCTCCATGGAAGCCTCTCTGCTGAAACAGGGGCATAGAGTCGTACCAAGCGTCACAAAGGACTGCACCGTGCTCGTCGTGGCAAGCATGGACAGCACTTCGTCCAAGATGAAAAAGGCTCAGGAGCGCGGCATAAGAATAGTAACAAGGGAAAATTTTGCAAAGGAGATAGGAATGTGAAGCGGTACTACTACATAGAGGACGGCTATTACTATATAGGATTTTCCTATTCTGAGCAGCTTGTCAGAGAGGTTAAGAAGTTTTCTGGAGCAGCCTACAACCCTGAGAACAGGGAGTGGTATATTCCATATTCCTTGACGACAGTTGCACCGTTGCGCAAGTGGCTTGAGGACAATCATTTCGTAGAGGGTCGTGTCTATACACCTTCCAGAAGGGTTCTTGAATATGCTGAGCCTCAGCCCATTATTGATGCCGAGGGGGTGCTTATGGCCTGCTCCGGACTTAATCTTAGAAGAATGCCTCGACTGTATCAGGCTGAGGGCATAGCCTATATGGTGAATCACGGTAACTGTATCAACGGTGATGACTGTGGTCTCGGTAAGACGACGCAGGCGATAATAACCGTTGAGCTCCTAAGCGTGTTTCCGTGTCTTGTCATAACCCCTGCATCAGTGAAGTTCAACTGGAGAGACGAGTGGGGCAGGGTGCAGCCCGACCGGAGTGTGAGTGTCATAGACAGCAGTAATAAGCAGAACGACTGGGCTGCTGATGTAGTTGTGATTAACTATGACAACCTGTACGCACGAGAGAAGACTGAGAAGCCAAAGGTGAAGTTTAAGGAACTTATCAAGCGAATGTGGGGAAGCTGCATAATAGACGAGATTCACTTCCTAAAGAGTCGCAAGGCCATCCGGACAAAGCTCACTATGCAGATTTGCAGGCGCATTCCGAACGTGTGGGGGTTGACAGGTACGCTTACTCAGAACAGACCTTCAGAGCTGATTATGCCCTATAAGGTTCTACGCAGATTTGATGAGATGTTCGGCTCGGTGACGGCATTCAACTTCCGGTACTGCAACGCACGCAGAACGCAGTTTGGGATGGACTGTTCCGGCAGCTGCAATTTGGAGGAGCTGTACGTGCTGCTGACTATGGGAGGGTATATTCGTCGCAACAAGAGAGAGGTACTGGATGAACTGCCTCCTCTCGTGGAACAGGTGATTGATACCCCTATCAGCAATATGGTGGAATACCTTGATGCTGAGAGTGATGTAGTTACCTATTTACAGGAGAATGACGTGGATAAGGTGGCTGGAGCCGTTAATGCACCGTATCTTGTTATGTTAAACACACTTAGGCAGTTAAGCATTAAGGGCAAATTGAATTTTATCAAGAAATACATAGCGGAGTGGTTGGAGGCCAATGAAGGTGTTTCTCTGGTTGTTTTCGGTGTGCATCGAGAGCCGTTGCAGGTGCTGGCAGATGAATTCAGCAGCCCTGTGATACAGGGTGGCATTTCTCCAAAGCAGAAGCACGATATTGTCAATAGGTTCAGGAATAGAGAATTTCGTCTGCTGTTTGCTAATATTCAGTCAGCAGGCACAGGCACTGACGGTCTGCAGGAGGTGTGCAGTAATCTGTTCTACATTGAGCTGCCGGATACATCCACCGAGATGGAGCAGACAACCTCCCGACTTGAGCGCATGGGTCAGAAAGGCAGCATCAATGTCACCTACCTGATGAACAGCCGAACGATAGATGTTGAAATGATGGAGACAATATACAACAAGGAGCAGGTCGTCAGCACTATTAACAGAGGGGTTGAGGGTGACAGAGAGAGGTTATTCAGAATATTTAGTTCTAAGCATGGAAAATAATAGTAAGTTCTACAAGGTTAGATTCTTCGGCTCAAGGAGTAGAAAGGGCCAGTTGACACAGGTCAAGGAAATAATTCAGGTACGCAGCACCATGAGTGTTGAAGACGCACTGCGATGCGGTGGGTGGGAAGTGATTCACAACCTGAAATTTAGGGAACTACCTGATGAAGCAAGAGATTAGCATATTTACTGACGGCAGCTGTAATGCCAAGGAACCTCATCACTATGGAGGGTGGGGTGTCTATATTGTGTCAAAAAGGCGCATTATAGCGATGCATGGTGGGTGGTGGAATACTACTACTCCTCGAATGGAAATGATGGCCTTATTGAGGGGAATAGAGGCGATAGACGGCACACTGCCCTGCAATGTCACCATCTACTGCGACAGTCAGTTCCTTGTAAACGCCTTCCGCAGGGGGTGGATTCGCAAGTGGAGACTGAACGGATGGCAGGGTGTGGCGAACAGCGACCTGTGGAAGAGGATAGTGGCTGCTATGGAAACAAGGCGAACAGCAGGGGTGAACTTTAGAGTGACATGGGTTAGAGGCCACGGTGCTGACCTGTGCGATGACATTATATACGGCAATGCCTGTGCGGATGCCCTTGCAGACTATCGGCAGCAGGACTTCTATGATGAGGACTTGATAGCTGATGGGCATGAGAATATAAGAATAAGTCGGGAGGATGCCTTTGGGGTGCAGCCTTGATACGTTAATTGGGCCATGATGAAGTTAGACAAATACCAACAGAAAGTTCTGGATACATATCGCACCACGAACAAGAACATATTCGTGAGTGCCACAGCAGGGAGCGGCAAGACTACTACTCTTGTGCAGCTCGCGAACGCCACGCCTCCTGCTCGCAGAGCTATCTTCTTGGCGTTCAACAAGTCAATAGCGGAGGAACTATCCAGTCGCCTGCCGAGTACTGTAAAGGCGAGCACACTGCACTCGTGCGGCCTGTCCTCTTTTTTGAAGGCATATCACTGCAACATAGCGGTGAACGAGGCAAAGTACTTTACCATTGCAGAAAAGGGGCTTGACTGGAAGGGTGTCCACCCTAAGAGAATTCCGGGACTGTGCATGAAGATATCCCGAATATATGACCTGATGAGGTTTAATCTTGTGGCACCGGATGTGCCTGATATTATAGCACTTGCAGACAGGTACGGTGAGGATGTCAATGAGGATATTGCGGAACGTGCCATCAAGCTGTATATGAAGGATACTGCCGACATGGAGCGATTCTTTGCCGGAGGATGTTCAGGCAAGCTCACGATGGACTACACTGATATGCTGTACTATACAGTGAAATATTTGGAGGACAGCGACATGAAGCACTACAATGTAGTGATGCTTGACGAGAGTCAGGATATTTCTCCTTTGCAGTATTCTCTTGTAAAGAAGCTTCGAACTCCTCACGGACGCACTGTTGCCGTCGGGGATGCGAAGCAGAGCATATACTCCTTTATGGGCAGCAATCTGGACAGCCTGCACGAGATACAGAATGCACCGAATACAGTAGTTCTACCGTTGAGCGTCACCTACCGATGCGCCATGGACATAGTCGATGAGGCTGCAAAGGTGTTTCCAGGAGAGATATTCTCAGCCCCCAATGCAATTAAGGGTTCTGTGTCCTACGGTGACTACATGAACGCTGAGGGCGGTGACTACATTATATGTCGCAACAATGCACCTCTGGTGGAGGCTTTTCTGAAGTTAATCAAGAAGGGAAAGAAATGCACGATTCTTGGAAAGGAACTGGGCGACGAGCTTGTAGGTATGATAGACAGCGTTGGCTCCATCTATGACTTTGAAAGGATGCTTGATGACATTATACGCAAGCTGATGAAGAAAGGTGTGAAGAACCCCATGAAGACGGAGAAGTATGAGAAGGCTGATGAGAAGGTGGCTATCCTTCTCGACCTGTATGACTACTTTGGAGACCTTGATACGGTGCGCAGCAAGATACATGAGATATTTGTCGCGAATGCCGACAATACTGGAATAATACTCAGCACTATACACAAATCCAAGGGGCTTGAGGCGAGAAACGTGTACTTTCTGTGTCCGGAGCTGCTGCCGAGCAAGTATGCAAGCACGGAACTGGAGCTGTATGCGGAGAAGTGTTTGAAGTTCGTGGGTATAACGAGAGCAAAGGAAAATCTAATATATTGTCAGAAATAATATGGAAAGCAGTAAAGAAGAAAAGTGGCCGTGCCACAGCAGCATCATGTAAAGCTGTATATCATGCTCCCCTGTGGACATCAGGGGTATATGTATGTCAATGCGGAAAGGTGTACTGCCATTCGCAGGTTTCTCCCTACACGAGAGATACTTGAGACGCATTTTGAGACACAGTACGTTCTTCGGCAAAAAGCCGCGTATGAGAAGCAGCCCTTTAGACCTATGCCGTTGTTTTTGCAGTTGCAAAGTGCTATATTTGCAGACGCCTGTGAGGAATTAATCAGTAAATACGGCCGAATACGCAAGAATGAGCTGAGGCGTGGCATAGCCTTGACGCTCGGTGGGCCGATTCCATGCTGTGTCCTTACGGCTGAAGCAGATGAGAATGAACCAATTAAACAGTAATTTATGAAGCCAATTGACAGTAGAGGGGAAATAGGACAGTATGTCTTCCTAAGCAAGTATTCAAAATTCAACAGGAACACTGGAAAAAAGGAAACATGGCAGGAGGCTGTTCGCAGGGTGCTTGATATGCACCTTGCATATTACAGCAGGCGTCTTGACCCCAAGGAAATCACCTACCTTAAGAATTACATGACACTGGCCGGAGCAGCCTACATGGAAAAGAGAATTCTGGGTGCGCAGAGAGCTCTTCAGTACGGAGGCGAGCTGCTGCTTGAGAAGCACCCACGAATGTATAACTGTGCCGGAACCTATGCGGACAGAGTGGAGGTGTTCAAGGAACTGACATATCTGCTGCTGTGCGGTGCAGGCACTGGATACAGCGTGCAGAAGCGACACGTTGAGAAGCTGCCTATTGCAGTAGGATTCAATATGTCCGAGAGGAGCAAGGTTGTAATACCCGATACAATAGAGGGGTGGGCCGAGGCCGTGGATGCCATGATGAGGAGCTTTTTCTTCGGCTATGGTGTACCTGACTATGATTATTCTCTTATTCGCCCGAAAGGGGCTTATATAAGAGGAGGCTTCAGGGCTCCCGGACACTTACCTCTGAAAAGAGCACTGGATAAAATTTTCTCCGTTCTGAGAGGAATTAGAGGCAGGAGGCTGACGCCCTTTGAGGTTCACCATATAATGTGCATCTGTGCCAATGCCGTTGTCAGCGGTGGGGTGCGTCGTAGTGCGATGATTAGTTTATTCGATGCCGACGATGCTGAGATGGCTAACTGCAAGACAGGCAATTGGATGGAGACAATGCCAGAACTGTGTCGCTGCAATAATTCCGCTGTTATCCTGCCTGACACTCCTAAGGAACAGTTTGACAGGATATTTGAGAGTGTAAAGGCATACGGAGAGCCCGGATTTGTATTTCTGGAAAGTCCTGATTTTATCCTGAATCCCTGCGCAGAGGTAGGCTTATTCCCTAAGTATCAGGATGATAGTGGTGAATGGCACAGTGGGTGGGGCTTCTGCAACTTAGTGGAGATAAACGGTGGCAAGGTCAAGACTGAGAACGACTTCTATCTGGCCTGTGAGGCAGCTGCGATTATAGCCACACTTCAGGCTGGATACACCGACTTTGCTCCTATGCTCACCGAATGGTCGGAGAGGATAGCACGGAGAGATGCCCTGATAGGAGTCGGGATAACAGGTATATGTGAGAACCCAGATATATTGCTGAATCCTGACATACAGAGCAACGGTGCGATGATAGTGCGCAGGACGAATGAGACACTGGCCAAGCTGCTGCACATCAGTCCGGCTGCACGATGCACAGTCGTGAAGCCCTCGGGAAACAGCAGTCAGCTGTTGGGTACTTTAAGCGGTATAACTCCAGGACACAGCAGACATTACATACGGCATATACAGGCCAATGACACGGAGCAGTGTCTACAGGAGTTTGAAAGGGTGAATCCCGAGGCGGTTGAGCCGAGCGTGTGGAACCCCACGATGGAAAAGGTGATATCCTTCCCTGTAACACTGCCGGAAAATACGCTTATTAAGAAGAATCTGACTGCTGTTCAGTTCCTGAGGGACGTGGTGCTGCTTACCAAGCGCAACTGGATAGACTGCGGTAGGAACCCCGAGCACCCCTCAACCCTTGCCACACCTAAGCTAAGCATGAATGTTTCAAATACGTGCGTTGTTCGTGAGGGCGAATGGGGTGACGTTAGAGAGTTCCTATGGGAAAACAGGAACAATTTCAGCGGTGTCAGCCTCCTGCCTGCAACTGGAGACCTTGACTACCCACAGGCTCCGTTCATGGAGGTGCTCTCGGAGGAAGAGCTTGTTGCTGAATACGGCAGTGGAGCTATTCTAAGCAGCGGACTGATTGTCGATGCGCTGGAGGTATTCAGCAGTATATGGGAGGCGTGTGAGGTGGCCCTCGGGCGCAAGCAGAACTTGCTTGAAATGACAAACGAGGAGATAGCCTCCTTTGTTGTGGAGAATATAACAGATGGACACTTTATTGCGAGCATAGACGGTGTGTCCTTCAGTGACATCAACTGCGTGCTGGACTATCTGCGCAACAAGATAGCCAAGCGCAAGGACTGGATACGACGCTTCAACAATTTTGCTAACCGCTACATGGAAGGTGACAGGGTTAAAACCAGTCATTGTCTGAAGCACGTGGACGCTCTGCACAGATGGTGCGTCCTAAGTAGAATGAGGGCTGTGGATTACAGCAGCATTAAGTGGGACGAGCCAATCAGGGAGGCAGGCAGTGAAGTGGCCTCGGCCTGCACAGGCGGAAGCTGCGAAATTGAATTTAAGCGGAAATAATGCAGTGACGTCTCCCTGTTCACCAAATGGGGAGACGTTTATTGTATCATCATTATAAAATCATTAAAGCCCATGAATGTAAAGATTCTGTTTGACAGAGAGGCACTTACAGCCCTGTATGAGGGTGTAAGTGAGGTCGCCAAGGCGGTCGGCTCAACTCTCGGCCCTTACGGCCACAATGTAATAATAGACAAGGGGTACGGCATACCCCATGTCACAAAGGACGGTGTGACCGTTGCACGTGCCTACGACACTGAAGACCCTGTTAGGAGAATGGGTGCTACCATGCTGAAGCTCGCAGCAGCCCGAACCTGTGATGATGCCGGAGACGGAACGACTACGGCCACAATCCTGACAGACGGCATTCTTAGAAATGCCATTTCCATGGGGATAGAGAAGCTGAATGTTAGGGAGTTTCGCAAGGGTATGCAGGAGGCCCTCAGTCTTGCCGTCGAGGAAATCAAGCGCATGGCCAGACCCCTTGCAGGCGACGACGTGGATGCCGTCAGGAGCGTTGCACTTATAAGCACCAACGGTGATGAGGAGGCTGCTGCTGCCGTGGCTGAGGCCCTGTTCCGTGTCGGTGACTACGGTGTTATTACCGTTGAGGAGGGCAGCGATGAGGGTGTGACTGTTACAGTCACCAACGGATTTAAGTGGAACAAGGGGTTGACGAATGCCTACTTTGTAACCAACAGTGACAGAATGGAGTGCGTGCTGCATCACCCCTACATTCTATTAAGCAGTGAGCCGATAAACTATGTGCAGTCTATCCTGCCGACAGTTCAGACGGTGTACAGCGAGAAGCGTTCCCTCCTGATTGTTGCTCCGGATGCAAGTGCCGATGTAATGCAGTTCATCGTGGCAAATGTAAGGCAGCAGAACGGTCTGTCTGCGTGCTTCGTGAAGGCTCCCGGATACGGCTCCATGCAGAAAGACCTGCTCAGTGACCTTGCTGCACGCACCGGAGGAGACGTGGTAGGCAGTGGCACTGGGTACACCCTTGACAACATTGACATGAGCGTCCTCGGCGAGGCTGACAAGGTTGTCGTGAATGTCAATTCCACTAATATCGTGGGCGGTAGTGGCAGTGCTGACAGGGTTGACAGGGCCGTGGCCGAGATAGAGGCTCTGGCTGAGACGGCCTCCTCTACCTACGATAAAGAGAAATGTCGTGAGAGAATAGCCAACATCACAGGCGGTGCAGCCACTATTGCGGTAGGAGGAAGGAGTGAGGTTGAGATGGCCGAGCGCAAGGACAGGGTTGACGATGCCGTTGCAGCCGTTCGTGCTGCCGTGGCTGAGGGGGTTGTTCCCGGAGGAGGTGTTATTCAGCTGCTTGTGTATGGACTGCTTCGCAGGAATATTGACAGTGGCTGGAATGAGAGCTTCACTGCTGGATATCGCTCCGTTATGGAGGCCGTGTACGGCATACTGCATCAGCTTGCAGTGAACGCCTCCCTTACGGAGGATGACATAGTTATGTCCATGAACGAGGAGAACAAGGGGTTGAACTATGAGACCCTTGAGCAGGACGAGAACATCGTTGACCCTGCAAAGGTGTTCAGGGTGGCCCTTGAAAATGCCGTGTCCGTCACAATGCAGTTTCTGACAACGTCCTGTGCAATAGCGATAGAACCTGAAAAGAAGTAACCTATGAAGAAGATAATACGCAAGGGGGACATCGTTCGCATACGCCACAACGGCAGCGGTCACTACTTTGCCGAGAATACTCTCGGAGTGGTGCTGGAGACATACCCCCCACGACAGGAAGTTCCCACACGACTGAAGGTAGGCACGAGGACGGAGTGGTGGTACGTGGGTGTGGAGGACGTTACGATGTTCAAGCGGAGACCAAGAACTGAGGACGATGAATAGCAGCAGAACATTCTATACATTTTTGAATCCCGAGGGGTGGTGGTACGTTGAGGCCTCCACCCCTGAGGATGCCTGCCGACTGTGGGGTCGCTTTGTGTCAATGGCAGCTGAAATGGGTACTGCAATACCCCATGCTGACGCCACCCCTGATTCCTTTACCCCTACTAAATTCACGGACGTTGCTGGACTGCCTCTGGCCGACATGGAGGACGGCTACGGATACTACCGAGGCTATGTGAATACTTCTCCCAAGGGTGCAGCGGTGGAGGTGATTGTACGTGCGAACAGTCGTGAGGAGGCTGAGGGGGTGCTGTCTGAGTACGGTAGAATACACTATAACACTGGAAAATATGTCGCTGTGCTTGAAATGAAGGACTGCTGCGGTGTAGTGCTGCGTGGAAAGTACAGCGGGATAACATTTGAATGACTATGGCAGAGGAAGAGAAACCCAAGAGATACGTAAGCAGAAGGATAACCGAGGAGGACGTGGAGCGTCTGCGTAAGCAGGCTCCCGACTACATAGTGGATGCAAGTGACGATATCATGGACCTGTGGATAGCTGCGGAGTGGGCCAAGGAGGTAAGAGACCTCAGCCCTGTGCGCTATGGAGAGGTGCAGGTGCAGGTCGGAACGGAGCAGGAACACACGCTTACGATTGACTTTCAGACAACGGTGAACGTAACCGCCTACATAAAGACTCAGGGCGGTGACATGAGTGCCGTGCGTCGGGCAAATGCGCTCAGGATGCAGTACCTTAGACTGGACAGGGAGTATCAGAATGCTGTCCTGACGCTGAATAAGGCAATGGGGATAAACAGTCGAAAGCCCCGAAACATAGTGGACTACACCGCTCCTATACTGGAGATGTTCGGCAAGTTCTACACCGTTACTGATGTAGCCAAGGTGATGGCGAAGGAGTACCGAATTAAGGTGCCGGAGGACGAGCTAAAGAAGTTCTATGTGGATAATCGTGATATTATCACTAAGCGTAGAGCGGAGTACGTGCTGCACAGTAAGGACTTCAGGGTGGCCACTGAGACAGGCCGTCTGGAGGTGCTGAACCAGATGCTTGTGGACATAGAGATTAAGAACAAGGCGGCAGGAGGCAGCAATGTTGACTACTGCAATCTGATAATCAGGATACTGGAGCAGGCACGCAAGGAGGTGAAGGGCAATGACCTAAAGATGACTATTGACGGCCGAATAGACATTAATGCCACCCTGCACGCTGAGACGAACGTCATGGAGGTGATGCGTACCCTGAGCATCAACAGTCTCGTGATAGGACTGACGGCAGCTAAGGCCGGACTGAATCCAGCCGTGCTGATAGGACAGCTCGCGAGCAGCTGGTACAGCCGCATGAACGGATTTAACGGCAATGTCCTTGACGAAACGAGCGTAACCCTGCCCTCTGCGCTTATAAAGACGTACAACTGGGAGGAAATAAAGGAGAACAGCAAGAAATTCATAAAGGAGTTTTCTCCTATTGCGGAGGTTGTGGAGGAAGCCGACCCCACTGCTGCCGAGCAGGCCGAGGCACACCGCAAGGACATTCTAATGCGTCTGCGAAGCCTCAAGGAAAGCAAAGCCAGAGAGACACACCGAGCCAACCCCACTACACCGGACAGCCGTAATGTTACGGAGCTTGATGAGTCGGAAGGCTATCAGGACCTTACACCTGTGGACAGTGACGGCCCAGACCCTAAGCACGAGTTCGAGGTGGACTATGCCCTTAACAAGCATTATCCCCAGCCCAAGGGGATGCGTATTAAGGGGGCGATAGGAGAGTCAATTGCTCGTCATAAGGCGATGAAGGAGGCAGGCGAGGTGAATGTACGTAGGGACGAGGCAGAACGACGCAGGAGGAACGAAAAGAAGCAAAAACTGCGGAATGCAAAGGCACAGGAGGACGAGAGGGCACGCAGAGAGAGGGTGGCTGCACGCAGAAAGGAGCGCAGAGAGGCACGTAAGAAAGACAGTAACAACGATAAAAATGAGGAGTAAAAATGGAAAACAATGAAAGCAATCAGAGCAGAACGGTAGTGATGCTCAATGGCCTGTTGGCCGACAGTTTTACAATGTTCCTGAAGCTGTGGCAGTACCACTGGAATGTAAGGGGAACGATGTTCGGAAACAATCACGCCTACCTTCAGGAGCTCTACGAGAAGGAGTATGACCGCATTGACGCTCTCGCCGAGCGCATACGAGTTCTGGATGGACGCCCTGTGAGCAGCATGAGAGAAATGCTTGAGCGCAACCACATTCAGGAAGTGCCTGCAACAGCCCCTGTGCCCACCGGAAAGGAGATATGGGTGGCCGTACACGCTGACTGGAAGACGCTGATAGGGGGCATTAAGATGGTGCACGGTCAGCTCCCTGAGGACGACTTAGGTACGAGAACGCTGCTTGAGGACACTCTTGTGGAGATGGAGAAGGAGGCGTGGATGATTCGGAGTCGAACGGAGTAGCACCGTTAATAGAGGGTCTAAGAGGAGGTTCCTCCTTTCATGACTCGTTTTGTTTACATAGTTAGGGGTCGACCAGTGGTCGGCCCTTACGATTTTTATTGAAATTTTCAAGATTTTTCTTGGATATCCAATCTTAAAAACCCAATTTTGCGCCTGTAAACAAAACGTAATGATATGAATACAGCAGTTTCTAAGGGTTTTAGGGAAATTGACACTACAAAGGGGCTTGAAATGGTTGACAGGTATAATTCAACCCTAACCGATAATATCAGCGATAACGACTATTTCTTTATAACAGTCGGTAAAAAGTTGGCCATGTTCACTCTGTGGCGGTACTATTATCCTAAGGACATTAAAAATATGCCCCTTTACAATCCATACAGGTACATACGCACTCTTTCCAACAACTTTAATATAGCTGTTGAAAAGGCATTGGATTTTATGGGTAATTCCGGCAAGGTGCTTAGAATTTATGACGAAGCCACTGTGGAGTATGATTATAGTGGAGACATTTTTCAGTTTGGTAAATACAAGGGTGAAAAAATTTCTGAAGTAGCTGAAAAGGACATTAACTATCTGATTTACATAAGCAAGAACAGATTTACGACAAACTCTGCAAGGATTATAAATAATTTCACCAATATTGACAATCAGGTGGAGGCCTATTTTACGGCAAAAAGAGAGAAAAATAAGGCTAACAGCAGGAGTGAGTATATCGGTGCTGAGGGTGATAAAATTCTTGATTTACGTGTAAGAATAACATCCGTTAAGATTGTTAAAAACGAACTGCTTGACAGTCCATACGCATCCGCCTGTACCTGTAAGATTAAGGCAGTGGATGACAGGGGTAATGAGTTTAGGATGGATTTTGGTAGTAAGACAGCTAATTACCCACATTGTGATAACGGTTATAAGGTGGGTGATGAGCTGCACATTAAGATGGCCAGAATAAAGAAAAATGTTGAAATTATGGGGATTAAGACAACAATTTTAAATTATGTGAAGTTTTCCTGAAAAATTTCAGGATTTTTCTTGGCGGTTACAAAATCATGGACTATATTTGCATCGTAAACAAAAAACAAAGAGCCATGAAAAAGATTACTAAAAGCACATTAAAGGCATTCATCAACAGGGCAGGAGAGGCCCTCGTAGTAAGGGAAATAAGCGACATCAACCCCTACACTGACTGTGTGGAGACAAACCCCGACAGTAAGTTCAAGAAGCCTACACGCACCGCTGACAATCTGGACTACACCCTCGGCATCGGGGAGGTGTGGGTTACTAAGAGTACGAGCTATCGCCTGTGGAAGGGTGATGGATACATCGGCATTTACTGGTTCAACTGCTGTGGCAGCGGTATTGTTGCAGTGGAGAACAGTTCAGTCAATTCCCATGTTATAAACCTGTTGAGATAAGGGGGACTATGGAAGGAGTAGCAGAACTGTATAAACAGAATGAGCAGCAGGGCCTGTGTCGCATAGAGAGATTCACCATTTCTAATCAGGAGGCTGAGGCGTATAATTTTGGAAACCTGTTGAACGGCTGTCTGGGAATGAACGTGTCCCCCGGAGAGTACGTGAAATTATATGTGAACGGTCAGTTGTACATGAGCGACACCGACATGGAACGCAGCAGCAATCAGTCCTTTGTGCAGCACGCCTACGGTGACGTGATGGTGGCCGGACTGGGTATTGGGCTGATACTCAACGCACTCAGGGAAAAGATTGACAGCGGTGACGTTAGGTCAATAACCGTGTATGAGAAGTATCAGGACGTTATAGACGTTGTAGGACCGAAATTAAGCGACCTGCCGATAAAAATAGTGTGTGCAGACATACTGGAGTACAGGCCGCCCAAGGACGAGCATTATGACACCATATACTTTGATATATGGCCGGATATAAACACTAAGAACCTGAAGGAGATATATACGCTGCACCGCAGATGGATACACCGCCTCAATCCCGGAGGGTGGATTAACAGCTGGATGGAGGAGCACTTGCAGTACATGAACCGAAGATAGCCATGAACCAGAACGTTCAGAAAAGTACCAAGGACATACTCACTCACTGCAATGAGTGAGTCTGGTTCTGGAGCAATCCTCAGGTGGGGCAGATGTACTGCTGCAAGCTGCAGAGGAGAATTACTGCAAGGAAGAGGCTGTGCGAAAATTTTACGAAAAATTCAGAAAATTTCATTGCGGTTCCAGATTAGTAACTATATTTGCAGTGTAAAACAAAACGAAAGGAGGAAACAAGCTATGACACTCAAGGAATTTACCGACCGCACCAATTTCTACCCCACACAGGTACAGTGGGAACAAATCAATGAGGAATATATGAACTGCACTGATGACAAGGACACCTTCTGCCGCAAGTGGCGTAAGGAGAATATGCTGGAGAAGAGCAGGGAAAACGCCTTTTACATTGATGAGATGCAGGGCGACAAGGTTGAACTTGCTCAGCACGCAAGTGAGGTGCGCAAGGCGATGCTTCAGATAGGTATTATTTTGAACATTGCTCAGAATGACAAGAATCAGGAGGTTATACGTGAATTCTACAACGCCTATAACAGTTTTATGAAGAAGATTGATGAAATAACAAAATAAAATGATTAAGGCCATGGAAATTAACACTGTTGAGATACCCGAGTCAGTAAGGGTGAAGCTGACAAAGCTAAGGGAGCTCGCCCTGAGAGGGGTGGGCGGTGAGCAGGTCAATGCACAGAGAATGCTTGAGAGCCTGTGCAGCCGTTACGGCATAACCGTTGAGGAGATGTTTGACGATGAAAAGCGGCTGCGGAGCTGGCGCGTCAGGAGCACCGTCGTAAAGCTGTTCTTGCAGCTGTGGACGAGCCTGTATGGAGCCAATGCCCGCTACTTGAATGAGGTGAAGATATACCGCACCGCTGATGCCAACTACAATATAATTGAGGCCCCCATGACGGAGGCTGAGTATATTGAGTTGAACAATCTGTGGGAATGGCACAGGGATAACTACCAGCGTGAGAGGAGACGACTGCGCAAGCTGTTCCAGTCGGCCTACATCGCGCGTTACAGCCTGTACCCCTGTGAGGAGGATGCTGAGTGGGAGAAGTACAGGGATGACAGTGCCGACAGAAAGGAGCCGGACATGGCTGAGGTGCTGGCGGTGAGCACCCTTAGCAACGTGATAAGCCGTGACCGCAATCCGCACAGGCAGTTGAGTGAATAACCAAAGAAAAACAATATAGGAAAATGAAACAGGAGAGCAACAAGCGCACCGACTTCTACTACGTGCAGAGGGCACTCTGCGGAGACCAGAGTGCCTACCAGAAGATATACAGGAAATACAAGAACATGGTGATGTGGCACGTATATAAGAGAGTGCCTGACCCCTTTGCAATAGAGGACATAGTTTCGGAGACATTCACAAAGGCCTTTGACAGGCTCGACACCTATACCCCTACATATCAGCTCAGCGCATGGCTCGTGAGGATAGGACGCAACTGCGCCATAGACTACGTAAGGAAGAAGCGGCTGACCCTTACAAGCATTGACGCACCCGTCGGGGACCCTGACGATGAGCAGGAGTTCCAGCTGCCCGACCCCGACGGGGTTACGCCTGAGGAGGAGGCAGAGAGGAATGAGAACAGCAGGAGGATATCCGCTGTGCTGGATGAGATGCCTGCGGAGCTGGCAAAGGTTCTGCGCCTGCACTACGTGTACGAGATGCCGTATGATGAGGTGGGAGCGATGTGCGGTATGGAGGAACGGGAGGCACATCGTCTGTGCCACAGAGCGAAGCGTCTGTTTAGGAGACTTGCAGCAGCAGACCCAGTGCTTGTGAGTGAGTTTTCGATAAGGTTTTCGGAGGGGGATTAGAAGTTTCGACTGCGAACCGTTCCTTCCTGACTGGAAATTGTTGATAAACGCCTTTCAGAGAGCCCTTTCCGATAGTGAACCGACCGAACAGGTCGGTTCTCCATCATAGTCTACTTCTCTGACCCCTAATCCATTACCCCGAATCCACACCCTATCCATCCACTCCATCCTTCTACCATTGCCTATCAGTACTCTTCACTGAGGGTATATATGGAGGTAATGGAAAGAAAGGAAATGGGCTTAGGAGGCGGTAGATGGTTTGGAGGGGAGCAGGGAAATGGGCTGGTTTGAGTGTTAAGAGTGGGACATGGAAAAAGGGGTTTTTAGATAGTTTAGAGCGGTTAGTAAGATTATTTTGGAGAGTCAGGAGGGGTCGGTAAAATTATTTTAGAGGGGTCAGTTTTTCAGTGATATGCTCCTTCTCCTAACCCTTTCCCTCCACTCGTCAACTCATACCTCCACAGGGTACGTGTCGGGCCTGTGGAGACGTTTATAATCCGTATAGTTAATTTCATGGCCGTGGGCTGAGAACTACATCGGTTCTCGGCCCTTTTCGCTTATTTGACCGACAGGCTGACTATATCAGCGAGGAGAGGAACTTTCCCTAATAACCAGCGATGTAACAAATAGTAACTCGTTTCCGCTGTACAAACTTATAGATTGTAAGTTCATAGGCTCATTTAGTTATAAATTGTAAGTCAAGCATACATCAAAACTTACGGATTATAAGTTATGGAGGATGGGTGTGGAGAAACTGTTCGTTTCTCCATGCAGCAGGGGTAAATGTCACGGAACGAAACTTTCTCCTATTTTCGCTGTCCATAGGTGTAAAAGTTGTCCAAGCTATAAGAAAATGTTATGGCTGGAGACTTTGCGAAAACGGTCGCTACTTCCCCTAAGGGCAACCGAAGCGCAGGGTGACTGTGGGTCCGTTTTGGAGAAATCGCAAAATTGCCGAAAACAGCCTTCTCCACGCCTAATTTTGTCTCTCCACGATAACTTTTCGTTATACCATGGAGAGTGTGGAGAAGCAGGCGTGGAGGGTATGATTCTCCACGTGGAGAACAGGGTACAGGGGCATGGAGAGACGAAAAACGGACTCACCCATTGGACGAATTCGCAATTTGTCCACATGGACGCAGGGGTACAGAGTTTTGGGAACGGAAAACTCGGAGAATCGTCCCCTAACTTTGTTGACGGTGCAGTGATACGCGCTCTTGAGGGGGTTAGACGGAGAGTTTCGGAGTCGTGGAACGCCTGTGTTCACTGCCGAGGAGAGGGCAAAGTAACGGAAGAGTTACCATCCCGAAAAACGGAAAACGAAACTCGGCTCGTCAAAACGAAACTTTTTATTTTGACGATGTCAAGAAATTATTGAAATTTTCAAGATTTTTCTTGGTTGATATCATTAATCGGACTATATTTGCACCGTAAATCAATAACAAAACGAGCCATGAAAAGAGAAATTAACAGCAGTACAAGAGAAAGCCTGACAAAGGTACTTAACGACAGAAATGAGGACATGGAAATTAGGATACGGGAAATGAGAGCCTGTATGCTGCTTCAGCAGCGTGCCACAGAGGACGCTGTGGAGATAGCCTCACACGTGGAGAAGCTGTTTCCAGCCCTCCACCTGAATCTCAGCGGTGCTGACACACGTGTGTCACTGAGCCGCGTGAACGACTCCTTCCAGAGCCATGCCCTCCTCACCTACGATATTGACACAGCGGAGGATTTTACCTATATAAAGTACGAGTCCGGATACGGCAGGGCAAGTGCCAAGGCTGACAGGATGGCCAGGAGACTGGAAAAGGTCATTCCTGAAAAATTTAATGCCTCCGTCAGCATAAATTCCTACTCAGTGATGGAGAGCAGGCAGGGAACAGGTGGACAGGTAATTATTAAGATACAGTTTGAAATAACCAGAAAATAGGAGGGGTGGCCATGGCAAAGGTAGTTATAACAAGTTTCAAGAAGGACAGAGTGGAAACTAAGGCTTTCCTCTGCACGGAGGCCCAGTCCGCTCTGGAGGCCGAGGTGTTTGCGGTGCGCAAGATGCGACTGAACACTCCCAGAACCCTAACCAAGGTACTGAGCGAAATTTACGACGACAGTGGCGAGCTGCTCGCTCGCACGACATATACATACAGGGAGAACAGAATAATTAAATACTGAGACAATATGGAACGAATAATCGATGCACTGGACAGATTTTACAGCGGTCAGTTTGGCAGATGGCAGCTAAAGGAGAAATATGTCAGAGGGTGGAGATGGGTAAGCGTGTCCATCACCGTGGCCCTTCTCCTAACCCTGTTGATAGTTATCATGGAGTGGTGGTGTAACAATGTAGTACCGTTTCTGAACTACATAATCTGGGGCTGAAACGGAAAAGGCTGAATCCGTACGGACGTTTTACTATGAATAAAAAGAGACATGGAAACACGAAAAATTGACTATTGGTGGGCCGTTGTTGAGGCCATAGGAGGACTTACTGACTCCACCACCTACGTGCCATTCAATAAGCCTGTGAGCGTTGTAAATAGGAGGGTGTTCCACAGGCGCACGGTGTATGCGCTCAAGGCGTGGAAGGATAGCCGTGGAGAGCACATCATCCTGTGTGACAGAAAGGGGTACGGAGTGGAAAACCTCAGGGAAATAACCGAGGAAAGCCAGAAGATGGTATTTCGTGCAGTTACAGCGGATTATTAGAAAGTTCGGGAAATTTTCAAGATTTTTCTTGGTAGAAAGAATTATCTCCCCTATATTTGCATCTGTAAAACAAAACAAGTCAAACCAATTAAAAATTAAAAGCCATGAAAGCAGAATTTAACTACAACGAAAAGTTCCTCAACGAAAAGCACGTATTAAAGTATGTCAACAAGGAGGCACTGAGAAAGGCCGTGGACGAGTTCGTAGCGTTCATTCAGGAAAACATCAACCCCAGTTTCGAGGCCTGTGCTCCCGATGCAGGCAAGGGAGCAATGTATAAGAAGTACATGGAGTGCGTGAGCCTGTATGAGAGCGTCCGTGAGGAGGAAATGGCAGCTATGGAGGAGGTCGCTGATGCAGTGGAGGAGGGTGTGACTGAAACAGCCCCTGCACCTACTAAGGAAAAGAAAGCCAAGAAGGAGAGCAAAGCAGCAAAGGAGACAAAGGGTGTGGGTCGCGACCCTCAGCACCGACTGGAGGTCTATACAGCCGAGCTGGAGGCCAAGGAAGCCATAAAGGAGCCTGACGCTGCTACAAGGAAGAGGATAGCCAGTCTCCACCGCAAGATAAAGAGGGCACAGGCAGCACTCCAGAGGGATGCTGCCAATGCAGCCCGAGTTGCAGCCAAGGAAGCCAGAAAGGAGAGTAAGTAAGCATAGGAGATACCTACCATGAAAAACGGAGATATAGTAACTCTCGAGGGACAGCGGTACAGCGTCCAGATTGACACGTCCGACGGCACGGAGGACACCCTTGTGCTGACCCTAATCCATGACGGCCACATAGAGCGTCAAAACAGGGTCGCAGGGGGAACGAGGGCCTCCGACCGACCTGCACTCCACTCCTACACTCGTTCATCCGCCTACGTTCGTCTATGGCACGAAAATAGGATGGTTGTGGGTGTGCTTACGCACTGCACGGACAGGGCAGTGCGCATAGTGGCTCCTGAGGGAGCTGCATGGCTACCGAAGAACGTCGTGGAGTACGCCAGTACGTCCAAGAATCCGGAGGGGTTCTTCTGCGTAACGGCCGATGACTACGTACCTGTGTTCGTGACACCGAGTCAGTCCATGCCGTCCACCGTGGAGGACACCTGTGGAGCGTGGGAAATATACAGCGAGGAGTTTCTCCTCCTTGACACGGTTAATGTACCTAATGATGAAAACGGAGAAGAGAAATAGCAGAGGCAGGCGTGGACGTCCTCCAGTACCTCGCACGTGCTTCAGGTGCGCACGATACTATATGTGCCCTGACACACAGGCGGTGCTGAGTGAGGGCTGTGCCCGATGGACGTCCACTCCTATCCACAGTTATAAACCTAAAGTAAATAGAAATGGAAACAAACGGAAAAGAAAGTAAGAAGTGCCTGTTCATAGACCTTGACGGCACGCTTATAGTCACACAGAGCGGAAAGCCCTTTCCAAGGGGAATATGGGACATGAAGCTCCGCTATGAGGTTCTTGACGCCATAAAGGCTCTGCAGCCCGAGTTCGTGGGTATAGTGACGAATCAGGGAGGAATAGAGGCAGGCCACGTGGACATTGACTCCTTCATAATAAAGATTAACTACATCTGTACTGCCGTGGAGGAGTACACAGGCGTCCTGACTGACTATACTCTGTGCGCCACCAACAATCCTAACCACACTGACCGCAAGCCTAACACTGGGATGCTCCAGAGGCTGAACTGCATACACGGTGACGACAACGGCAATAGATACGGGCCGTGGACAAAGGAGCAGTGCCTAATGGTGGGAGACGCTTCCGGTCTGGAGGGACAGTTCAGCGACAGTGACCGACGCACGGCTGAGAACTACGGCTGCGACTACATGGACGTGGAGGAGTTCGTTCAGCGGTATGGAATACTTAAAGGAAAGGAGGGCACACTATGAGACTCACGACAGCCGACAGGCGCATTATAACGTACTGTGCAGTGATACTGGGAGTCTTCCTAATTGCAGGACTCCTCGTGTGGGTGCAGGCGTGGCGGAACGGCCACAGAACGGACGTGGAGTGCGTCCTGACTGGCAGCACCGCTGCCGTCCATCCCGAGTGGCCGGACGTCTACACGCAGGTCTATGACCTTATATTCGAGCTCCGTCTGGACCACCCTGACATAGTAATGGCTCAGGCCATAGAGGAGAGCGGTCACTTCCGCTCCACCCTGTTTACAGAGGGCCACAACTGCCTCGGCATGAAGGTTCCCTACACTCGTCCCACCACTGCCGTCGGCACTCTTGAGGGCCACGCCCGATACGCCTCCGTCCGGGACTGCATACTGGACTATGCCCTGTGGCAGAGCTCGTTCGCGAGGGGGCTCAGCAGGGATGAGTACCTCGCCCTCCTCGACCGCACCTATGCCTCCAAAAAGGGATACAGTGACCGTCTCCGGAGAATCATACAGGACAGCAGTTTATAATCTCAAAATATTCCGAAAATGAACGAAAAAATGAACTTCAACGGGTACATACCCTATCTGAACACTCTCAAGCAGTTTCTGCACTCCGTGCAGGACTCAGCCCACCCCTGTGACGTGTGCGTGGTGGGCAGTCTGGCCCTCGCCAGACTGGGACTGGACGCTGTGGTGCAGCCTCACGACATTGACATAGAGATGGTGTGCGACGACGCCATGGAGTCCCGACTCCGGCTTCTGGCGGAGAGTCAGGGCAGCGTGTTTCACACCGTTACGTCCGGAGCCTCCTATCCGAGAGACGCTGAGCGATACATGGAGCGTGTTACGTGGAAGCACAAGCCGTACATCTTCAAGTGGGGCGGCACGCTCATCAACGTGTGGGCGGTATCGGCGATAAGTCACCGCTACATACAGGACTCCGAGGGGCTGAAGTGGGCCGTGGTCGGGAGCGTTCTTGACCGTAAGTGCGCCTATCGCAGAGTCAAGGACTACGCATTCATCCAGTCAGTCATCAGGTGGCTGATAGGATTCATGGACAGACAACCAACAACCAATAAAATAGATAATAGCAATGAGAAAAAGTGAACTCGTGGCAGCAGTGGCCACAAAACTGGAGCGTACCCAAGTGGACGTGGAGGAGATTCTGAACGGTATTTTCGAGGTAATTCCCGATGTGGTGATGGGCGGTGAGGAAGTGCTCACTCCTATCGGAAAGTTCAAGTTGAAAGTGACACCTCCTCGGCAGGTGCTGAACCCTCAGACAGGGGAGAAGTTCATGTCCGGTGAGACACGTCGGCTCGTCTTCAAGTCCAGCCGTACCTACAAGGTGAAGGAGGAGCCCAAGGTTGAGGCCAAGGGGAAGAAGACCGCCAAGAAGCGTTAATACACACAGGCATCTTTGTGCTGTATTGTGCATGGGGTCCCGAGCTGTCGTGATGACATCCGGGACTCCTCGTTTATATACCACTTTGTTATAACAATCGGTCTTGTTTTTATTCATCTGGAGGCAGTTCGTCGTGATGATGCACTGCCTCCTATTCTGATGCACCATGCGTGACGCCTGTTAATACCCTGCATGACGCTCAGGGGTAGGAGAGCAGCAGCGGACCCGAGGGCACAGGCCCTCCAGAGTCAACGCTGGAAAATGTGAAGAACAGGCAGTGCTTCCTTCCAGATGTGACATCATGCACTCATTATGTCCATTGCGGTAGCAACACCTCCGCACAGTAGGAGTCCTCTCATAACGGTAGTCCATACGTATGAGGGGACTCTGAATATACTGCCCTGACACCGTTACTGCATTCAGTTCCATAATATAGGGTTAAAAATTAATGAGGCGTCCTGACCCTCCCACGTCACAGATACGAAGGGATTTGCGGTTGGGACGCTGATTTTTTCAGGATTTTTCTTGGTAGATTCCTCAATTCACCCTATATTTGCACCCGTAAAACAAAATGTTAATGGTCATGAAAACAGTCAACACAGCATTCTTCGGCGTATTTGACGCAACAGGCAGCAATGTATTTACAGGCCTCATCGGTCAGTGCGAAGCCTACATTCAGGCAAATATGGAGAGACTCCTAAGTGAAAGCGGTGACACCGTAACAATCTCCACCTTTGACGTGGACACCGCCACCAACACGGTGGTTCCTGCAAGAAACATCATTAATTATACACGTCACAATGACACGGTGTATGTAACCAATAATCTATAGGAGGGTACGACTATGGCAATGAAGCTGATGACAAAGAAGATAGAGAGGGTACTTGCAGGGTTCCCCCTGTACAGTCAGGACGGCAAGGGTGGAGAGGCCACGGCTGTCGTGAAGTACTTCACCCCTGACAGCTCCTATACGTGGTACGTCACCGAGGGCAATAGACTCCCAAGCGGTGAATGGAGATTCTTCGGCCTCGTGTTCAACGGCAGAGACTTTGAATACGGCTACTTCGGTCTCAGGGAGCTGGAGGCCCTGCGTGGGCCGTGGGGTCTGCCTGTGGAGAGAGACCGCTATTTCGACCCCATGCCTCTCGAGGCTGCTCTGCGCAGAGACGGACTCTCCTACATACGTTAGTTATTCCAAAATCCAACAGAGATATGACAACAAAGGAAATAGTCGCTCAGTACGGCTGGCAGCAGGGGTACAACCCCAGAGGACAGAAGCATCTGCTGTCCGTGTTCACGGAAGAACTCACCCTACGCCTCAGGAAGCACATGACGCCTCGGGACTTCAGCAACGCTGTGAGAGAGGTACGTCGCAAGTGGGATGCTCTAAGCAACCGCATTCCAGGAGGAATTCCAGACGGTGCTTGGAACTTCTGGTATGCCACCACAGTCGTGACACTGAGGGACAGATGCGTTACTACGGCAAACAATAACCAAACGAAATAATAATATGATAACAGCAAAGGACTACATCAATCGCCACTGGGTCTTCGTGGACATCAGGGCACTGTGTACCTCTCTGGACGGTGGGGAGGTATTCGCACCTCGCCCCCTGTGGGACATTAGGATGAACATCAAGTTCATGAACCGCCTCAAGGAACTACACCCCAACGCCATCATGATAGTGGACAATGTTCCATATTGGCAGCCCTCCTACGAGCAGAATCTGTTCGGAGGACAGCTCGGATGGATTATCGCCTGCGTGCAGGAGACCGTGGGTAGCAACGTGTGGGTCGGAGGACAGTACAGCCCCTCCAACGACGAGATTAAGGACAGACACTTCCCCGGAACGGCCATGCTGGAGGGCATCCTAAGGGACTGTGTGGCTCGGTTCAGTCAGGAAAATGAGGCGAAGCCCATCACCCTCGACGACTGCCTGTACATAGGAGCCAACGGTGACGGTCGTCAGGCGGCCAAGGCACTCGACATTCCCTACGCCACACCGGAGGAATTCTACGATGCACTCATTCCCACTCCACGCTACCGAGTGGTGAACACCACCACCCTGAAGACGGCCGAGGGACGGAGTGACCGTAAGAAGCTCGTGAATCTCAGTCTGGAGCAGGCCAATACCCGAGTGGAGGAGCTTAATAAGCAGACAGGAATGCTGCTGTTCGCTCCGGTGGCAATGCACTGGAGACCCTCTGATGCTGTGATTCCTCACAGCGGTATAACGATAGAGCCTGTGAAGGAGAACAATAAGGACGGTGAGAATGAAAAGGGTGAGTAGAACACAGTACAGAGTCGGTGCGCTGAGGCGTGTCCTGTGGGTCTTCAGGGCCTCACAGGCACACGCTCAGGCCCTCCTCAGTGACACCTACGAGCGGTGGCTGGAAGTCGTTACGTGGGTGTGCTTCCTCAGGTGGATGGGGTGTGACGTCAGCGTGGTGTGGTCTCCGGAGTGGGACGTGGCCTCCTACGCCACTCTGTACGTAAGAGAGCCTGACAGTAGAACAGTCAGAGTGATACGCATCATGCGTCAGTACCCCATGACGGTGTATCAGTTCCACGGTGACATGGGTGACTGGCGGTATCTTCCGGCGACACATACTATAAACAGAATAAAATGACGAGACTATGCTTGTATATGTAAGATATTCAACAGGAGTGAACAGCGGTGTGCATGAGTTTGCAACACGAGCACTGCGTCTGCAGGACATCACCGAGGTGAGTGACGTTCGTGAGGAGGACAGTAGAAAGGAATTCTGCTACTTTGTGGTGGTGCAAAGTGCGGACGGCACTAAGCACTACCTCCACAGTCGCCCATACACCACCAGAAAGGAGGCTGAGATGGGCCAGATGGCCACCGTGACCCTCCTAAACGCTCTCGAGCTGTACTACGAACGGCTGAAGCACATCGAGCAGGAGCATCCGCTGCTGTTCAAGACGGTTGACCCTGCAACGGAGAAGCTTGTGACAGGCAAGATAAGCTACTATGAGCGTCCAGTGTACACGATTGAACTATGAGAGCGGAATCCAATTACAGCTGCCCTCCACCGTGGCTTCCTGCCTATAATGTATCGGTGACGGCTCACGAGGTGGGCTTTGTAGGCACGTGCAGTCTGCCTGTCAGACCCTCCTACGAAATTACAGTTAATAACAGTAGAAAACAACAGAAAGATGAAGAAGAATAACAAAATGAAGAAATTTATGTACCGTGCGACGTTCAAGCGTGCTACGCCTGATGCTCAGGGTCGCACCGAAATTGGAATGAACATTGTGGCGGAGTCTCACGAGCAGTACGTCCTGAACGACGCACTGTGCAGGCTTATGAAGAAGTCTCTTGCCGAGAAAATAGGTGAGAAGGAGGCTGAGGACTGGAGCCTCACAGACTGTGAATGTCAGGGTGAGGTGGACGGCCGAGGCCGTGTCATCGTGACGGTGAATCAGGCTCCTAAGAAGGACGAGAAGCCTGTCGGACTCACCAGGAATCAGAAGGTGTGGGTACGTCTGAAGCTGGTGAATGATAAGGCTAACCTCTGTAAGGATGTACAGTGGGTTCCTGCCGTGGCCACCGGAGAGGGGTGGGACGTGATGCTGTCAGACGGCAGTGTGCTGACAGACCCCTCTGACCCTGAGAATGACATTCGCCTGTGGGAGGACAATCCCTACGCCACCGCTCCATCTCCAGAGCCTGAAAAGGACGTGGAGAAGGATGCACCTGACGTCCATGCTGATGAGGACGATGATGATGGCAGCACTAAGGAATTCAGGGGTGCTGATGACCCCATTATGATACCTGTCAAGATTATGGGTGTGGTGGACAGGACAGGGGAGAAGACGGCTCGCAGCGTGTTCTACAATACCGTGTACATTCCGGATGAGGTATTTGTGGCTGACAGCGAGGACGAAGTTTCCCTAATGGCATGGTTCGAGAACGAGTGCAATCTGCCGTTCTTCCGTCCCTTCGGTGATGAGAAGAGTCGCTGGCGCATCATCTCAGCCTGTGTGCAGGGCTGTATGCCTGACGCCAGACTGGCGTTCTCGGTGGACAGATACAATGAGGCCCCCATGGCCATCTTCGGAGACATGGACTTCAATGACACCGTGCATACATTCAGAAACAGATACTACTATACCGTCACCTACACCTACACCATCGTCGGGTCAGACGGTAGAAGGCAGCAGTCCATGCCTCAGCTCGTGGCCGTGTCACCGTACCTCATCGAGAGAGACTTCTACACCCCCAGAATGGTTGCGAAGCTGCTCGGCAGCTACATCCACCGCATACAGTTCGACGAGGTGGATGTCATCAAGGTCTCCAAGGAGACAGGGGCTATTCTGGATATTCCGATAATCCTGTAAAATCATTCATAATCTGGAACGGCACTCCCCACCGATGTACTTATATCGCAGGAGTGCCGTTCTTTCTAATAAGACGCTAAAATGAACACATTTAAGACAGTTATGCTGTGGATATGGCAGCTCCCTCAGAACCTTATGGCCCTTGTCATGCTGCTTGTACTTCAGGGTGAGACGCGACACCGACTCGGCAGCATACGATTCTACTTCCTAAGGACATTTCCGGGAGGCATAACCCTCGGAGAATACATTATAGTGGGAACAAAGCAGAATCTTACGGTAAGGCATGAGTTCGGGCACGTGCTCCAGAGTCGCTACCTCGGTCCTCTGTATCTGCCTGTGATAGGCCTGCCGTCGCTCATTCACGCATGGCTGAACGGAGTCATAGGCTGCTGTGACAGACATTCTGAGGGGTACTACCATTTTTATACGGAAAAGTGGGCCGACAGACTTGCCTCTATTAATCGAAATAATAAGAATAGAAAGACATGAAAAAATCAATCACTACCATCATCATTGCAGCAGCTCTACTGTGGGGCTGCTCGCCGAAAATCATACCTGTGCAGAGGGATACTGTCACGGTCATCAAAACGAAGATAGTTGAAAAGCTCGTGAGGGACACCGTGAGGATAACCCTACCTCAGGACTCAACCTCAACAGTCACCACGGACACCACCTCAACTCTCACCATACGTGCAGCCACTTCCACGGCTACGGTGAGCAACGGAAAGTTGACGCATACGCTGTATTCCAACCCCTCCTACAAGCCGGAAGTAGAAATTGTGTACAAGGACAGAGTGGAGTACCGCGACACCACCATCTACGTCAACCATGTTGACACCGTGGAGGTGGAGAAACAGCTGAACGGCTGGCAGAAAGCAATGATGAATGGAGGGTACATACTGCTCGGAGCGGTGGTACTGCTTGTCGTACTGGGGATTCTTAAATGGAGGAAAGTGATATGATTGAGGAGAATGTAAACAGATTCTCGGAGGCATTCGCGCAGGCCGATGCTGCCTTTGACGCGCAGTATCCCGAGGTCATTGATGCTGTTGACAGCATTGCGGAGGCAGTGGATATACCCTCTTTGTGGGATATTGCAATGCAGATAGAACAGACGCTGGAGAGTGTTGCGCAGATGATAGGAGGTGTGCTGTGACAAAGGAGGAAAGAGAGCAACTTGACAGAAAAGTGGTGGACGGCCTCGGTAGAATGTACCGCTATCTGCTGGACTGTGCGGCCAATCCTCCGGAGTGCGCCTTGCTAAGGGTATGACTGACAAGGAACTGCAAGCCGCACATGACGCCATTGACAGCCTCCTATTTGAAAATTCTCAGTAACTGTTCATGGATATTCCGGAAATGTGCGTATATTTGCAGCGTAAACAAAACACGCAAGGTCATGAGAACAGTTACACTAAAAGTAGAAAACCGCTGGATGGACAGTCTGGAAAAAGCCTGTCTAAAGGTAAAGTCACCGTCAGGCAGAACCATCGTAATTTCCAAGAATGACATTTTTGACGTGAAATTAACTGATAAAGTTAATGCTACACTCAGGAAATTCGTCAAGGGAACGGTGCTTTGGGAAACGGTTGATTTTGTTTCCAATACCGATGAAATGAGCGATTTATTATCAATATCAAGTAGAATGTACTAAAATGACAATATCACCTAAATCACCAATCAACGTAACCGCCCATCTGGACTTTGTTCAGCGGTGGTTCAGTGGCCTCGTGGACGTGGCAGCATCACAGCCCAAAAGGGGTCTTATAGTGGACAGGCAGGGTCAGCGGTGGACATTCCACTGGGCTGGCATTCTAAAGCCCAATGATGAGCGCATTGACCCACATATTGCCTACTATCCTGTCGCAGCCCTCAACGGTATCAACAGATTTGTGCTGAATCCGGAGTGGATGCGCATGACAAAGCAGTTTACAGGTGACGACAGCATCCATTCCTATGAGGACATTATGCGTAAGTCAAGCATTCTTACCGTTGAATATGGGGCTAATAAGAATGAGAAGAGTACTACTGAGAAAATGATGCTGCCTGCGACTATGCTGCGCACGCTCGAGAACAGTGCTCAGAAGCTTCTGGACAGGATGTACCACGTCGGCCTCATCCACTTCTACGAGGGGTATCTGGGTATGGGTAGCACCATAGGTGGGGATGTGAAGCTGTTCTACGAAACTGATGAGGACATTGAGTGGGTGCAGGTTCCATTCAGACTTCTCCTCCACCCTGAGGAGCATATTTCCTATGTTGCGCAGAAGCATCAGGAATACCTGAAATACAAGGAGGAAGAGGCGGCTCGCATTGCAGCCGCACAGGAGAAAGCCGAGCGCAGACAGTATGAACAGTTACGTAAGAAGTTTGAGAAATGACAGTGGAAATAATCAGAACGACGGTTCGCTACGGCTCCACGAAGCCTACACCCTATGCACAGATTATATGTGATGGCAAGGAAGTGGGGTTCATTACTCCCGAAGCCATTCATCTCAGGCTGTGGAACTCGACAGTAAGGGAGGGTACGTACTTCAGAACGGAACTGTGGGTGAAGGAGTCATTTGGCACAAAATGCGCCAACGTTCGCAGATTCTGGACTTCAATATATGACAACTATCCACTTACAGTAAAATAGAATTAATATGGAAAAATGGTACTTACAGCCCGAGCAGATGCTTATGCTGAAGTCTCTGGGTATTGACATCAAGAGGGAGGCTCTCCTCTACATACGTACAGGCAGCGGAGGCAGTCCAGTCATCGGCATATATGAAAGCAACCTTGTACCGCTGCTCAGCTTCCACGTCGAGCCTGTCTTCACCGTTCATGACCTCCTGAGACTGCTTCCACAGGAAATAGTCGGTGAGTACAATAAAAGGCAGCATCAGTACTTCCTAAATATATCATACCCCGAGCATATAGTCTCCTATGACTACATGGAGTTCCTGAACAGCAGCATGGACTTCCCAAGTGAATTAATAAGCATTCACGGAATATGCTTCATAGACGCACTCTATATGGCTCTCGTGTGGGTGCTCAATAACACTAACTACATAAAGGTGAACGGCTTTACAGCTGGACCAGTTCGGTGTAAAATAAAGCAGATTCCATGAATGCTTAAAGCAGCGTTATTTTTTGGTCAGAATTAAGCAGTGTGAAACTTTTTAGAACTGACTGTGCCCACATACTGTCATCATCATATAAAACTCTATAATAGACAGTAGAACCAACTGCAACAGTAGTTCCAGCAGCTGAACCGCTCAGAGCATTCACTTTTAGATTCCCAAATGAACCTCCATGCCAAGTCACATAATCCACTGGAATACGATTGTCAGGCATAAAATAATTCTGTGATGTGGGTGTGCCTGTGGGCATACTTGATGAAGCAAACAGCCACAGGCCCTTTACATTGCTCTTTTTAGAAACATCAAAAACCAAAAGATATTCATCCGTACCGCACTGACGTACTGATATATAAAGTTTTGCCAGAGGCGTAGATGTTTTATCCCCACTGTATCTATTTGTTACAAAAGCAAAGCTGCTCTGTCTTGTGGCAGTTCCAGGATTGGGGCTTACAGTGAGTTTATAAGCATCATAGCCATTCGGAAGCTGACCACCTAATCCTGCATCTCCGACATTGAAGAACCCTTCTATGCTTTCATTTTCCAGTGAATATCCAACACCAACAGTTCTATTCAATGAACCATCAATATTAATGACTTTGCAGTTTCCAAATTTTACCCTGTTTATCATAATGAGCCCTGTCTGTGCATTTAGAGGGCTTTCAGCAGTAGTTCCAACACTGGAAAAATAATATGGAACTACATATTGAATTTCACCCTCATCAAAATAGTACTCATACGTCACTGTGCCTGCGGCTCAAGAATGAGGATGGCATAGGATGGAATTCGTTATTTTTACACTATGAAGAAGACTAAGAAGAAACAGGGTTGGGCTAATCCATCTGCCCTTACGGACGATAGTATTATAAGAGTCCTTGAGAAGGACTTTCAGGAGCTGAACTCCTATGAGAGACAGCTCCTGCGTAACATCCATACACGTAAGTTCGGCACACAGACAAGGATAACTGAGAATGAGCTGCTTACCGTCTATCTCAGGGAAAAGCGCAAGAGGGCCACGGAGCTGGAAAGGGTTGTTATCTCAGTAAAGAGACATACCCTGCAAGGCACTTTCGGCTGTGGAGGCTATGCGGATGTAAGTGTAATTCCTGTCGTAATGTCTCCAGAGGGGTCTCAGGTGGGGCTTCTGAATGTGGACAATTCCATTATGCTGCCACTGCTCACCGCCTCCTATTTTGACGACCGTACCGAGGTGTGGTGCCTCACCCCCTCGGGAGACTTCTGCAGGGTGACGAGCAGAGAGTTTGACATTAGGATAGTCTAACCTACTGGAGTAATCCCTCCACCTCCTATGGGTATTCCTGATATATTTTCAGTCTTAGAGCCCTCCGTTAGGACGAAAGGCCCATATACTCTGTTTGTGGGATTCCATGCATTCACAGTCTGACTGACGCGAACATAGTAGTTATTTCCTACCGTGACATGGGCGGTTGTTCCTACATAAGTATTCACCTGTATACTTGTAGTCCAGTTGACGGTATATGTATTGCTGCCGGAATCACGTGTGAGGCTGTTAAAGGTACTCGGCAGGGCTGACACAACTGTGTTCGTGGCAAACAGGCCCACAAATACCCACGACTGACTGCCTGCGTTCAAAGTGATGGTTCCAGACTTTGCCTTAGGAGACTGATAACCGCTAAAAGTGAAGGATGCTCCACTATTGCTTACGGTTATCCCCCAGTTGCGATTGGAAGTACTGGGGTTGAATCCAAACACGACAGTAATCGTGTAGGCATAGGTTCCACTCGTAGGCCCACCGACTGTAATCGTTCCTATGCTACTGCCAGAGGTGAAGCTGGCCGAGGGCCTTACCGCCTCTCGGCCGACACTGCTGCCGTTGATGTATTTTATCCTACTGCTGTTGGCAATAACTCGGATAGTTTCACCTTCTGAGTCAATCACCCATGAACTGCTGCTGCCGTTGGTACACTGATAGTCTCCATACGTCACTGTGCCTGCGGCTTCTGGAGAAGGATGTCAATAGGTGGATTCTGTCGTGCATAATCAGCTCATACGTGGATTTACGCACCATAAATGATATATGTATATGGAAATGAAAATTAAATCCGTATAATGACGTATTTTGACTCATTTCGTCTGTGAATTGAACCGTAAGTTTTATTTTGCGATGCAAACCTCTAACTTTGCGTTATTAATAAAATTCTAAAATCGTACGATTATGCAGAAAAGTTTCATAACAGCGACCCCAGACAGCGGTTCCGGTAACGGTACTGTTACCTGTTCCGCTTCACAGAATAACACTGAGAATTCTCGCAGTACCTCCATCACCGTCAGCGGTGGCGGTCTGACCCGAACCGTATCAATAAGTCAAGCCGCAGGCACAGTGACATACGGTCACTACTCCGTAAACATTTTTTCAGCAGTGGTTCCTGGACCGGACATGAGTGAACTGGATGCGGCAGGCGGAAGTGTTATGGTATGTATTGCTTCAACCATGAAGAAGTACATAAATGGAGGCAATGCACAGGATGTCGCAGCACACTTTACCATCAGCTCAAATTCAGGCAGTGGAGGTGCAACTGTTCTGCCGTTCGTGACATTTGACGAGACAGATTCCGCTAATATGACATATACTGCTGCTCTGAAACAGTTTAGTACAGGCATTTCATGGACACGTAACGGTAGAACAGTTGCAAGAACCTGCAAATACTATTTTACAAATAAGGTGACAGGCTCCACGGTTGGGTTCACCTTCGGCCAGAAGGCCAACTCAGTGACTCCAGGCTATACCCTTACAGCCAATACAGGCGGTGCTGTATGGTATGCAGCATACATAGGCACGGACAACAGCGTTCCGGGAGCAGCCCAGAGTCTATTTACAGGCATGACTAAGTCGGGTAACAACTTTATCAAACAGTGGGCAGGCACTCTGTCGGGCTATGACTTCAGTCAGTCACAGAGTATGGTCACACAGGACAACATCATGGTGGGTGGCACTTTCTACATAAGATTTACTCAGTCATCAGAGTCGTGGACAGCACCTGGAGCAGGTGGAAGGGTATATGGGCCGTTCACCCTGCAGAACGGCAGTCAGACTGTGAACTGCTACTGATGCACACGACATGATTTTATAGGAATGGAGGGGTGTGCTTCACCCCTCCTGAATTTTTATATGAGAACCCACATTTCCTGTCCATAGGAGTTAATCTCAGGAAGAAGAATCTCGGTGTACCCACCGTCGGCCCATTCCGTGCCCCATGAGTTCTTAAGGATGAATCTACCGCCATTCCACCCGACAATGGACACGGCATGACCTCCGAGAAGACCACCCCCTTTCCAGAATTCTTTACTGTAACTGTGACAGGCCATGCACAGCATCACAGGGCCTAACCCCATCACGGCTTCTTTTATTGCAGCCGTGGACAGTCGTGCCCAATGCAGTTTGAATGAATCTGAAATGGATTCCCTTAGAATTGTAAATCCATCCACTGGATTCATACCGTCCACCTCTCTATTGGAACGGCTGCGATAGATGTATTCCGGTGTTATACGTGCTGCATCACTTAGACCGTCCAGTTGAAGCCTGTATTGATACATTTCGTTGATGACATATCCCACACAGGCAGGCAGATTTCCCTGATTCTGTACAGGCAGCAGATTCTTGAGTAGATACCTTTCAGGCAGCGCACTGTCCGTAGGTTCGAGGATGGACTGACGTTCATATATTTCCTTGGGTGTATTTATATATCCGGTTGAAAGCATGGCTGTTATTCTCTTCTAAAGCGAACTGTTACAAGTGTATCATTGAAGGTATGCACGACAGTAATGACGTACAGCGTATCGGCATGACGTTCAGTGGCCACATAGGAAGTGACAAGGGTGGAGTCATTCGCTATGAAGCTCTGACTGTCCCAGCCCCTCCACCACTCGTTGAAGTGAGTGCCGTGTATGCTGTTCAGGCTGTCAATAACGGTCACAGGGGTCGTCGTGGTGGAACTGTGGTACAGCACCCGAGGCACTGTACCACATCCAGCGACATACAGCGTTATTGACGCTATTATGACGCACAGCAGAAGTCTCACACGTTCCACCATATCTCAAGAATTAGACACAGCTGAATGTACAGACCGCCCAACAGCACAGGCAGTGCTCCATTGAGGAACGCTGACTTGAAAGTCGGCTTAGGAGTGACGTTTCTCATGTGTTCTATTCCAAGAACAATGATGGCTGCAATAGCGATTGGAGCCATGACGGTGAACTGCATTCTCAGTGCAATACCGAAGAACGCTGCTATGCACAGCCCGATGAGGCAGTACACAAGCCATTTGATTGACATTTTCATGAATCTTACTGTTTTTATTAGTTATCCTCGAAATTATTTAAGTCCTGCTCAGTGGTAGGACTGTAACTTATTATACCGATGTTTTTCAGTCTGCTTCTGGTTAGAGGGTATGGGATGCAGATGTTGAAGCTGTCTCCGAGGTCACGCCACACTCTGTCGGTGACGTCTCGGTACAGTATGATGTTCAGAATGGTGTTCGGCTCGACATAGTCCCTAATCTGCACCGTCATGAAGTCCTCCCAGTCAGCGTCCACCACAGGGTCTCCAGAGCCGAAGTCCAGCTTAGGATACAGGAGGTCAGCCGTGGACACGGCCTCCTGAACGTATTTCTTAGGTGTTCCCACCTTATTCTTAGGCTGGAGCTCAGCAAGCTCATCCTCCAGAGAGTGTATCCTGTTCATGAGCTCTCTTTCATGCTCACAGCGCGCATTCAGCTCAGCGTCACGGTCACGCAGTTCCTTCTCGAGCATGGACACTCGCTGACGAAGTGCCCACAGCTCCTGTGACGAGCTCTCAACCGCTGATGACTGTGTTCGGTATAGTCCCATGTAATTTTTCTTTTGTTAATTAACGCATTCGGTGAACCTATTTTTCAATCATAAATAATATCCTGTCCCATGCCTTACGTCTATTCATGGCAGGAACTTCTTCCTTTTGTGCTTCATACCTGACTTTCAGGTGGGTATTCTTTAGGATTAATTCGGCAGCAGCAGGCTTGAGATAGTCATTTATAAAACGGTAATTATCTATATCTTTTGTGATACCCATTTCTTTTTTTACATTTTCCAGTGTATCCGACCATGTTCCCTTCTGAGAAGCTTCAGTTTTATTGTAGTTTGCGCTTATATACAGGTATAGATTCATGGCGGATGTTGTGGAAAGCCTTAGAAAGGATTCCAAATGAAAGGCTGTGAAAAGTCTTCTCCTACTTACACCTATAATCCACATGATGACACGAGGAGTTATGCGAATATAATACCTGTTGTTTACAACGCCATAGGAATGAATAATGCTAAAGACTTCCAAGTCTTTTCTGTCTCTAATCTTTACAACGGTATTATGTAGCTTTTCGAGTGTCGGAACAATAGAACTTCTTGTGGATATTTCTGAGGCTTTTATTTCCATTTCAAATTCATGAAATTTATTCAGCGGTAGCAGCTTTTCAATTGTTTCCAAGTCCCCTTCCTGCCATATTTCCCAGAAATTCTTAGGTAGAAATTTATTCACCTCTCTTACGATTAAGGCCCAGCACCGCTTCTGCCTTACAGTGTAATCAACAATGTCACCAATTGATTCTTTAGTGGCAACAGCCACCTTCTTTTCCTTATTATTCATGATGATAATATTTAAATTTTTGCAAAGTAAAATAAAAATATTTAAATACACAAATGTTAATTTTTAACCTTTCACCCTCGGTAGTGTGGTTTTTCACCCTCGGTAGTGTGGTTTTTCACCCTCGGTAGTGTGGTTTTTCACCCTCGGTAATGGTTTTTTTGTCGTGCAATAAAATTTGCATAACTACACAATATGGAAATATTTGCCCCCTTAAGGGGGCAAATATTTTAGCAGCGTCGTATTACAGCAGTTTGCCTCGCGCGCACGCGCATAATAGAGGTTAAATAGAAGTATAAATAGAGGTTAAATAGAAGTATAAATAGAGTCCCGAAAACAAAACTGCCTGTAAAACAATCAGTTACAACATAACTCGCTGTAAACCAGATTACCCATCCTCGCTAACGCTCGGGTTCAGAGGGGGCTTCGCCACCGACTTAGGCGGTGGACTTCGCCCATAGAGATGTCTCTGACGAGACCTTTACCTGTTAGGAGTGATGAGGCTTCCTAATGTGCGTTAATATGTCGTTATTGATTTTCAGATATAAGTTCTTTCAAAATTCTATCATCAAAGTTAGTGTTTGGAGCGTGGCTGCACTTCGGTGCAGCCTTTGGCTCCCTATGTTAAATCCAAATTTGGATAAGTCCTATTTAGGGACTACTTTTGCTCAAAATGCAATTTTATCATGAAGAAGATTTTACTATCAACATTTGAAAAAACAGCCGCTGATAACGGCTATGAGGTATTTACTGCTGAGGAAATAGCTTCCTATTACAGGGAGGGTCTTCAGAAGTCAATAAAAAACGAACTCAGTCAGGCAGAAAAGAACGAGTTTGCAACCGATATAGCCTTTCTACAGAAGGCCGTCTGCATTGATGAGGCAGGCAGTGAGGTGGTACGCTACTTCCGCAAGTCACAGGTGAATTTTGACAGAGCTGAGGACGGTTCCATCATGAAGTCCTTGAAAGGCACGTATGCTGACACTCCTGAAAATAGGAAGCTGAATCGTGTCGGCAAGCCTTATGAACCCTCTGATGAGCTTGCCAAGTCCCTAATTGACATTGTCAAGGGTCGTTATGTTGACAATGCTGAAAATCGTAGAAAGCATCGTGTTGGACAGGAATACGGTGGAAAGAAAGGTGGTACGGATGAGGAAGGTGGTGAGAAAAAGAGGGGTGAAAATAGTTTTTCTTCTGAAGAGAAGCAGAAAATATGGGATTCCATGCGTACTGTGGATGATGAGGGGGCATGGGATATAGCCATTGAGGACAACTTCGGCACTGAGGCACTGGAAAAGCTCAGTGAGATGGATGAGGATGAGGCTATGGCGAAGAAATTTGAGATAGCTCTCAAGCTCCCTAAGGATATTATTGACAGCTGTCTTGAGGAAGTGGGTGTTGAACCTGAAGATGACATTCCCTATCCTGGGAAGCAGAGTGATGGTGTGGCAAGTGATGAGGAAATTAGGAAAATTGATGAGTCCATAGACTTGCTTTCGAAGCTGTATAAGGAAGTTGACCCTGCAAAGAGAGAGGAATTTAAGGAAAGGATAAATAAAATTATCGGCTGATATGGCATCACACGGTAGGTATAAGGATAATTCAGAAAACAGGCGGCTACACAGGGTCGGTCAGGAATATGGCCGACCCAGTGTGGATAAAGAAAGTCAACAGAAACAGCCCTTTGACTCCAGCAAGTTCGTTAAGGATGATGGGCTAATTGACCCTGTGGAGGCGGTAATAGCACGCTTTCCTGAACTGAAGCATCTTGTAAAGAGAAGTAAGGGTGAAAAGCCTGACGTCAGTGCCTTTACCGAAAGTGCTGTAAGAGAAGCCGGAGTTGACTGGGATAAGGCTCGTGCCTTTGTGGAAAGCATTTATGCTGAAAATAGGAAAATAAGGGAAAGGCAGAAGCAGTCTTCTGATGAGGACGTGCTGGCTGGCAGGGGTACGGCCACTCAGATTCTGAATCTCTACAATGAGAAGGGTGCTGTTGTTCTGGGTGCCTTGAGGAAGACGCCTGACAAGGTATTGTTAGAGCTAATGGAAATCCCCAGGGAGAATATTAGAATTGCCAAGGACAGTGATTCCATTGAGGAATTACAGCAGGGCTGTCGCGAAGTGGCACTGCTGAATTCTATTAAGAACGAGATGGCCGAAAGAATGCGTGCCGAAAGGGAACGCGAGAAGAAGGAAGAGGCCGCAAAGGCTTCCAAGGAAGCCGATGAGGAAATGAAGCGTTCCGGTGAGAAATACACCAAGGTACGTCTGGAGGAGTGTCCGATGTCTTCCAAGGTGAACCTCAAGAAGTATCTCAGCGACAAGAACAGGCGTGCCGTGGACGACGAGATGGAATCCATGCGTAAGGGCGACATTAAGTTCGCTAAGACAGTCTATGAGAATCTCGTGAATAAGTTCAATGAGAACTTTGACAGTACCGCCAAGGCTGTTCGCGCGATGAATCTGTACCGGATACTGCAATTGAAAGATATCATTGAGGAAAAGGGAAAATCTTCTGACGGTGAAATAGAAAAGATTCTGGGTATCAGGAAAGGTGAGCCCATGTCCCATGAACAGGCCGATGAGATGCGTGCCAATCCTAATTACAAAACGGGAGAATTCAAGTACATGAACAACTGTCAGGTGTGCGTGCTGGCCTATGAGATGCGACGCAGAGGATATGATGTTGAGGCTGCACCCTATTTATCTGATAAAAAGTCAGTTACATACAGGCTTTCACTGATGCCGTCAAATGCCTTTTATTTTCAGAAGAATTCCAGCGACAGACCCATTCCCATGGAAAGCACCCCTGTACTGTCAGGAGATATAGGGCGCAGCAAGTTCAATAGAGCCATGTGGAATACATACAAGGAAAATTTGATGTACAACACACGTGCTGAAGGCAGGTATTTTCTCAGTGTGCGTTGGCGCAAGGGTAATTGCGGTCACGTGATAATGGCTGAGAGGAATGGCGGTATATTGACATTCTTTGACCCACAGTGCGGTAGATATGTTGATATTGAGGAGTATGCTGGCAGGATTGACGCAAGGGTATTTCGCATTGTAAGAGTGGATAATCTTGAATTAAATCCGGACATAATCAAGGAGAATCCTATTTTACCCATAAAACATTGACAGATATGAACACTGAGGCAAGAATAAAGGAGAAATTCAAGCTGGAGGGGGTAAGCGTGGAAATGATTATCCCTGACTTTGACGGTCATGAGGTGTATATGGCCGTTCCGGAGGGGGGCACTGAGGAACAGCCCCTGTACGTGGGTATTCCTATGGTGTTTCTTGTGAAAGGAGAGGAGGTTGAGGAAGTTGACAGTAATATGGCCCTTATGCTGCTCGGCAAGGCCGAGTATGATGACAATGAGTGATGGTTTGGCCCGTTATGCGCAATGAGCTAAATTTGCTTTAAATTTAAATGTTAGAGAAATGAAAAAGTATGTTTTTACAAAGGGAGCCGAGACAGTAACCGTCGAGACGGACGGCCTTGGAACCATTGAAAATTTCATAGTAACAGGTGTCCTTGGAAAGGATTACAGGTCTCTTGTTGAGGCAGGGTTTGACTTCAAGATGGGTGACACTGTGTCTTCCTCTATTATGTTGAACACTGCAAAGAAGTGTGCCTGCAAGGTTGACTGCTATGACGGTGAGAATGTCATTGTTGACGAGTCGGCTGACTTCACTAAGGGAGACCCTGTTCTTGAGGGTGTTCTCAAGGGCCTCAAGGTAGGCATTGCCTACGACGAGAAAACCTACTATTCAGAGGTAGCCGCTGACTACACTGAGACATACAGCTATGAGGACTCTAAGTCAAGTCTGCCGTGGCTGGTGGTATCGTTCCAGAAGATTGAGAATGATGCTGCTGAGGGTGACGGTGACGATGCTGAGGGTAAGGCGTCAGGCGGTGCTATGGAGCTTCAGATTTTTGCCAATGACAGGCAGCTGGAATTCGGTGGTACATCCGCCAATGCTGGAACTGTCAGCGCAGACAAGAAGACACTCACCATTACAGCTAAGGAGTGGGTGATGTTCGAGATTAAGAATGACCTCGGCGTTCTTCGTCCGGAGCTTGTGACATGGTTCACAGCAAGAATTACATACAGCGGTAAAGTCTACGAGGCTCGCTGCTTTGTTACACCTAACACTATCTAAGCAATATGTCAAGGAGGAAATATTCCATGCAGCATACCAAAGGGGAGGCAAATCCAGTCTCCCCTCTGGAGCATTTACAGGGTATGTCGCTGGAGGAACTGGAAGTACTCTCCGAGGCTGCTCCTATTTTCCTCCAGAATAAATTGCAGAAGGCTCTTACTTCGGAGTCCTTCAATGACGTTATCAAGGCTCAGGCTTTCATAACAGAGCGTAACCGCAGTAGAAAGGCAGTACAGCCTGACATTAAGTCAATTCTATGGAATCCTTCTGAGATTGGCTTTACAGGTCGTGGATATAAAGACCCCATGGGAGGAGTGCCGTTCAGCACGTTGAATCGCATGGGGGATATTTTCATTATTAAGGCGATAATAAATACTCGTATAGAACAGGTACAGAACTTCATAAAGTACAGCAGTGATGACCAGAAACCCGGATATCAGATTCGGTATAAAAAGACTCTAACCGGAGATGACAGGGAAGTGTCCAAGGAAGATATGAAAAAGGTCGAGATGATTGCTAACTTTCTGGAGAATGGCGGTGAGAATGACAAGTGGGAAACGGAGGATAACTTTCAGGAGTTTACCCGTAAAGTGATAAGAGATTCTCTTGTGCTTGACCAATTGACGTTTGAGGTTGTGCGCAGCCGCAGTCTTGATGTCAAGAAGTATCGTGCCGTGGATGCGTCCCTTGTCAGAATACTGGATACCAATGACCCACGGTACGCTTCCATGTTTGACCCCTACCTGTATCACGGCTACTATCCTCGGTATGCAATGGTATATGACGGTCAGATACTTCGTCATCCTGTAAGTGATGAGTATGTTATCTTCTATCCATGGGAGCTCGGTTTTGGCGTTCGTAATAAGACGACGAATGTGTTTCGTAACGGTTATGGATGCAGTGAGCTTGAGACCCTTATAGAGATAGTTACGTGGATTCTGTGGGGTATGCAGTACAATGGTAATTTCTTTAGGCAGGGTTCACAGCCAAAGGGCTTCATAAATGTCAAGAATGCCAATATTGACCAGTCCACTTTGAATGAATTTAGGCAGGACTGGAAGCAGACTATGAGTACTGTCTATAATTCCCATAAGATACCTGTAATTCAGGGTATTGACCTCGAATGGATAGATTTGCAGCAGACCAATCGAGACATGGAGTTCAACGAGTGGGTCAAGTTCCTATTGGTTATAACCTGTGCCGTTTACAGGATAGACCCCTCTGAGCTGGGCTTTCAGTTTCAGGATGCTTCACGTGTATTCGGGCAGGACGGCCAGAGGGAGCGTCTTGACCATTCGAAGCAGAAGGGTCTTGTGCCACTGCTTGTATTCTATCAGAATATCATAAACAAGTATATTGTCAGTGAGATAGATGACAGGTTTGAATTCGTCTTTACGGGCATTGAGATAGAGGATGAGGCTGCACAGGTGTCTCTTGACAAGCAGAAACTTGAAGCAGGCGTTGTTTCTCTTGAGGATATGTTTGAAAAGTACAGCGGTCGAAAGCTCGACCCTGAGAAGGATACAATTCTGAACAGTGTCTACCAGCAGGCTCAGTCCAACAGGATGATGGGTGGAGACCAGATGAACGGCTTTGTTGATGCTCAGGAGGCCGCAGAGGGTGGCGGTGGCGATGAGGAAGGGGGTCTGTTCGACAAGGATGGGCAGGCTTCTGAGGAGCTTATGCAGGAAGTGAATGATATTCTGGATAAGTCAAATGGAAACCCTATACTTGGAAAGGCTCTTGAATATATTGAAAAACAGCTTAGTGTGAAATGAAACAGTCTCCAACACATACAGCCCATGCGGTAGACCCTATGAGATACCCGAGGGTACAGGGTGTGTATGAGAAGGAATTTTATAATTCCTTTAGTGCTGCACACCTGTTTGGGGATGTTGTTGAGGCACTTGTTGAGGTTGTAAGTAATAAAAAGAAATAGGATGCTACTTAGAGAAGAGGATATAAGGCGTGTATTTGAGAATGTCGATGTGGCCGTTCTTAAGATAGTCACACGTGTTCTTGGACAGTCCTATATAACTAAGTCAGACATTAGTCTTTTGAAGAAGCACGGTGTTGACTTAGTAAAACTTCTTCCTAAGTTTCCATCCTACTATCAGGCATTTTTGTTTGGTCGTCTTTCTTCCGCTTTAGGGAAGCAGCCTACCTCGAGGATGAAGTACTCCGAGTTTGCAAAGTTTCTCCCTAAAATGGGCCTTTTTGAACCAAATACTCGGGAAATGGCCTTTTACCGTATAGCAGCTGATAAGACATATTCGCATATAAAGGGCTTCGGTGAGAAAATCAAGGAGGATATCCGTGCAGCTATAAGTGCTGAGGAGATGAACCTGTTGCAGCAGCAGGAGAGAGCTAAGGCTGAAAAGGTTCTACACGAGGAAATTCTTGAAGGAACACTTGCAAAGCGTTCCGTGAAGAGAATAAGCAGCAGGATAGCTGATAGGATGCAGACATGGAACAGAGACTGGAGCAGGATTGTGGAGACTGAGAGTCAGGACGTGTACAATCTTGGCAGGGCTGTGAATATGATGTCTGATGACGCAGACCCTATTGTGTATTTTCAGGTGTTCCCAGGAGCCTGTCGGCATTGCATTAGACTGTATCTTACAAGGGGTATCGGCAGTAGACCCAAGACGTTTAGACTCAGTGAGCTTATGGCCAATGGCACGAATTATGGTTTGAAGTCCAGTGAGTGGAAACCTACTGTTCACCCTGTTCACCCCTACTGTCGCTGTGAGATAGTAAGGCTTCCAAAGGGATATGTGTGGAATGAGGAACGTGGTGAATTTGCACCGCCTGAGAAGTATGAACGCAGAGTGGAGAGGAAGGGTAAGGTTAGAATTACAATAGGAAATAAGGAATATGAAGTTTAGTGATATGATACGAAATTTATTTTATAATTCGGAAGAAAGGGTCGCTGAGTATCGGAGTATGCGTCAGCGTCTTGAGGAACTTGATGCTTCGGCTGTGGAATTTGCAGATAGACTTGCACTTCAGAAGTCAATAATGGATGGTGTGAATTCACTGCCTGTTGAAAAGAGGGGTGCTGCTATAAAGCAGTTTGCTAAGTTTATGAAGGAGCAGAATAAACAGGTTGCAGCAGCTGTCAATGAGCGTGCTCGCATTGTTAAGTCAATGGAGAAGTATCGCATGGACAGTGAAATATCGGCAAGGTGCGCTGATATAGACAACCTGTACAGGGCAAAGGAGATGTATCATAGGGGTAAACTTAGTAAGTCTCTATATTTCAATATAGTCAAGAGTGTCACCGGACAGCCTGTTAAGTATGCGGATGTGCTTGCTCAGGACAGGGAGACTGGAAAGTTTCTTATTCTGCATCGTGTTGAGAACTTTAACCCCACTGGAAAGGTATGTCTTCCTGGAGGACACGTTGATGAGGGCGAGGACTTTTTCGATGCAGCGATAAGAGAGCTGAAGGAAGAGACTAATCTTGACCCTATTAAGGATTCACAGGTAGTGGACTTAGGGGAATACAGAAGTAAGGATGCGTGGATACACTACTTCTTGATTCAGGTGGACGGCAGTCAGCCTGTAACGGTTGACAGCAGTGAGCACTGCTTCAGTGAGTGGGTGTATATGCAGGACTTCGTGGTGCGACCTTTCATATTCGACCAAGGGCTAATCGCTATGAAGAAATATGCGGAGTACAATTCCATGTGGACTGAAAACGTGGAAAGGGTATATTCCGCCTATAAGGAAGGTAGGCTGACACAGGAGGTATTTCTTGCAGTAGCAGCAAAGATGTTCAAAAAGGCGGTTGACTGTGATGGTGCAGCACCCCTTATGCTGGAGTCAATGGACGGTGCTGCAAAGGTAATTTTTGCAGTAAGAGATGCCAATATGGACATTGAGAAGCTCATGAAAGGAATAAGCGGTGCAGAGGAATTTACTGTGAATGGCAGCAGGGTGAAACTTGTGAAGCCTCTTGTGATAAGAAATGTTTCCTATGCTGATGACCCCTCAAGCAATTTCTTGACACAGGTTGAAATTGCCTATGACGGCAATGAAGACGATATGCGCAAGGTACTTGAGAATTTTGCACATTCATTGATGTTTGGCGGCTCTATTAAAGTTGAGACGCCTGAAGAAGAATTCATGGCAGCTAACGAAAGAGGCAGTGACTATATCGGTGACCCGATATTTTGCACGACGGTGAATTCAATTTAGTTTTGTGTAAAATTTACACGTATGGTGGCAGTGAAAAAAGATAATTTCAATTTCTGGCTTCCTCTTGCTTTTGAGAAGTCTAAGTATGAGGCGTATCCTCGTGGAGATGAACGTCGATACGAGAATATGGTCTTTGAGGGTATAGCTTCTGACAGCAGCGTGGACTATGAGGGGGATTCCATGGAGCCCAACGGCTTTGACATTACCTATTTTTTATCCCATGGGCTGTTTAATCTTGACCATCTTACTTCCAGAGCCAAGGAGCTGAAGAGTAGGTTCTGGATTGGAGAGCCTATTGACGGTAAGATAGTGGATAATAAGTTCTGGGTGAAAGGCAGGCTGTGGAAGGAATCACCGGAGGCACGTGCATTCTGGGACAAGTGTATAGAAATGAAGGAGAGTGGCTCAAGCCGACGTCCGGGAATGTCAATTGAAGGCCGTGCTCTTGAGAGAGACCCTGACAATGAGAAGCACATTACTCGTGCAATCATAAACAATATAGCTCTAACCCTTACACCTGTCAATTTCAATACCTATTTTGACATAGTAAAGGGCATTCAGAAGGAAGATTTTATTCCGACTGGATACAGTGCTTCTGATATAAGTTGTAATGGATTGATATTCTATAAAAAAGTTGGAAGCAGTCTCATTACAATAGACACTGATTATAACTTTCATCATAGAAAATTATGATGTGAGTTTTGCCTGAGAAAATAATTCGAAATATTTTTAACACGAAAAATGAGTAATATCATGGAAAAGAAAAGAACAAAACTTACTGAAGCCGAGATGGGTGATGACATTGTAAAGTCGTTGCTTGAAAGTGGCTTTGATGAGTCCACCATTGCAGGGTGGATTGACGAAGGTACAATTCAGAAATCTGAGCCGTCTGAGGAGGAAGACCCTGACGAGGTGGACCCCGAAAAGAAAGGTAAGGGTTCTGAGGAGAAAGAGGATGATGAAGACCTCGAGAAAGGAAACGGGGGCGATGAAGACCCTGAGGACGAAGAGGATGATGAAGACCTCGAGAAAGGTGGGGGCTGTCACGGAAAGGGTAAGAAGACACCTGACATCGTGAAGGCCATTGCCTCAGATGTATTCCGTCGCACCAAGAGGGAAATGCAGCGCAAGGAAGAGGAGCGCAATGAAGCCATGGAACAGGCTATCGAGAAAGCTGTGAATGCTGTTGCTGACCGTTTTGAGAAGTCTCTTGACGGTATGCGCAAGGCAATCATTGCTTTCGGTGATGCTGCTCCTAAGTTCAAGTCAGCAGGCTTGAATCGAGCCGTGCTTGAGAAGAGCATGGGTGGCGGTGCTAAGGATGAGAACAACAAGACAGTGCTTTCTGTTTCTCGTGACAGAGGTGTTGTTCGCGAGCTTCTCGAGAAAGCCATTGCTGAGGAAAAGGATGAGGCAATACAGAAGTCACTTCGTGACGATGTGAATGCCTACATGATTGACCCTCTCTATGGTCAGGTGGGCGAGACAGCTGCTCGCTATATGTACGACAACAAGAACGTTCGTCTGGTGAAATAATTTCGTGTGGAAAATCTTAATAATTAGAAAATATGGATTTATACAACTACACAGGCACTGAAAGTGCCAATCCGCTTGAAACAATGTCTTCGGAGGAGATTCTGAAGGCGATGGAGGCTGGACTGCTCACTGGAATGCAGTACAATGACCAGCTCAACAATGGTGGTGGTCTGAAACCTGAGTCTCTGGATGGTGTTCTCAAGAATCTTGAGAACCGTCTCGACCAACTCGTGTTCTGGAATGAGCTCCATCACCAGAAAATCGAAAATACCGTGCATCAGTACAATCAGCTGTACAAGTACGGTCAGGAGGTGGGAATCTTCAATCAGGAGGGTGAGACTCCAGCTGAGACAGATTCTGTTTACCGCAGGAAGTCAATCGTTGTCAAGTTCACAGGTGTTACTGGACAGGTAACTCATCCGGGAATGATTGTTAAGACTGTCGTCGGCAATCTGTACACCAAGGAGGTTGAGAACAAGACAATTCTGCTGCAGACAATCCTCGACAAGAAAGTAATCGATGCAGATTCTGCAAAGGTTCCTGAGGAGTTCGACGGTGTGTTCGCACAGCACGCGTCCGGTATCAACGACATCACAGGTGGCCTTGTGGGTAAGACATCTGAGCAGATTCTGGATGCCTACTTTGGTGACGTGGCTGTCATCAACGCTAACGGTTCAGTTCTGACTGATGCCCTCGTTGAGGATGCCTCGCAGGCTGTTGTCAATGACCGTAACGGTGTGATTGACCGCATCGTTTCCAGCCCTGTTGTGTTCAACAACTATGTCAAGCTGTTCCACGAGTCCAAGAGGGTTATCGTTGGAATGAACGGTGGCGTGGTTGGTGCTACAATGGGTCAGTCCGTGAACGACATCACCACTCAGTTCGGTAAGGTGAACATTAAGGCCGACAAATACTTTGACTTTGCTCAGCCTATCCGCCTCAATCGTGAGAAGACATCCGCCAAGGCTCCTAACGCTCCTGTGAAGGATGGCACTACTCCAGTGGCTGTGGCTACTGATGCAAAGGGTCAGTTCGGCTCTGCTCATGCCGGAAGCTACTACTATGCAGTTACCGCCAAGAACAGATACGGTGAGTCCGAGCCTGTACTTCTGAACGATACTGTTCAGGCAGTAGGTGCAACTCAGTCCGTAACACTGAAGTTTACCGGAGCTACATCCTCGGCATACCCCGAAACTTGCTACGTCATCTATCGTACCGAGAAAGACCCTGCCGACAAGAATACCGCTGACTTCTTCCCTATCTTCGAGGTGAGCACCACTGAGCTCGCAGCCGGATGGGACGGTGCAGCCGCTGGCAGCGTGCATGACCGCAACAGGTGGATAGCCGGAACAAAATCCGCCCTCATCTACTACAACAGCACAGATATGATAGAGTATCTGGAGCTCGGTGGCACAATGAAGCTCGACTATGCTATCGTTGGCCCTCGCAGGTCGTTCTCAGTTCTGAACTACGGTACTCCTGTACTGTATCAGCCTGGAAAGATAGCACGTATCATCAACATCGGAAAGATTGGTCTGCCTACCACCTAAAGGGTCGTAAGCCTATCAATATAGTCCAAGGGGGTTGGGGATAGTCCCCCAGCCCCTTATTTATTTAAAAATCGTTTATTATGGCTAAAAAGACTAAATGTACTGACTGTTTGCTCGGGCACGGCTATATATGTAAGCCGCTGAGAAAAGTTTCGGAAACGTGTGATACAAACTTTGACAATCTGCAGCAGCAAATTGAGCAGGGTGGGGGAGGCGGTTCTACGGATTATCTTACACAGACAAAGGCTGATGAGATGTATCAGCCTAAAGCCGACAACGACAACCCTTATGCACGTGCAAGTGACCTTATTTCCTACATAAAGGAGACAGTTGTAGATGGTAAGAAAGTTGTAGTACTGCCCGCTGACGCGCAGCTTATGGGTACTCTTGAGAGTGCTATATATGCGCTTCTTTCTCTTAGAAAATATCCACAGGAACAGGGTGATGACATCATACAGACGGAAGTAGGTACGACAAGTTTCCATCTGAACCTCAATTCGCTTGACGATGTCACCTATGACACTCCTGACGGTAAGAAGACTATTGCAACAACTGATGTTGCTACTGCTGAAAGCAACGGTCTTATGCCAAAGGAGGATAAAGCCAAGATTAATGCTATTGATGTTAATCAAGTGCCGCACATGATAAATCTACCTCTCAGAACCCCACTGAATAAGGTGTTCACAGAAGAGGAAATACTTTCTGATTGGCTGCACGTGGCAAGCGTAGAGGAATTTAAGCAGATAATAGTTCGTTCTCCTATTTATACGAGGTATGGCATACAGTTATCTGGAAAGCCGATGTATTATCGTCAAATGATACAGTATGTAGCGTTTGAGTCAAATACACAGATTAAATTTGTGTGGGTTGGACTAAATATTTATGATGACGTTGTATCCAAATGCACATTTATTGTGAATTTGGACGGCACATTGATTGGGGATACCCAATGCAATGCAAGTCTGGAGGTAAAATCACTGGAGTAATTAACAGTTTAATAGAAAAAGAATTATGAAGTTATTTAGCAAGAAAGCCGGAAACAAGACAATTAACATCAACGGTGTGAATGTGAAATTCACTAACTGCATAGCACAGGTTGACGATGACTTTGGCGCAGAGGTGCTGAAGCTGGGTCTGCCTGATATGTATGAGGACGGCAAACAGCCTCTGTTTGAGACGCCCAAGGAAATCCAGATGAAGACCGATTTTCAGGATAAGGAGGATTGGTATCAGAAGGAAATTGTTCGTCTTACAACCGCTCGAGATTCCTACAAGCGCAGGATTGAGGAGCTCGAAGTAGAGGTGCGTAACTGGAAAGCAGAATATGAAAAGGAAAGAGAGCTTCGCATTAAGGAAGTTGAGGGTTCAGCTGTTGAAAGTGCAACAGGCGCAGCAGCTGCTGAGGAAGCCCCTGAAACAGCTGCTGAGGAGAACCCTGCCCCTGCAAAGACAGAGGAGGTTGATGAGGAAGCCCTGAAGAGAGAGCTGATGGCTATGCTCAAGGAGGAACTTCTTCAGTTTGCTGAGGAAGCCGGAATAGACAAGGTTACTCTTGAGGGGAAGACGAAAGTAGAAATCATTCAGGCAATAATCAGTCCAGAAAAGTAATATACAATGAATCAGCTCGTTTTAACAGTAAAATATCGTAAGAATACCGGAATGCTATTCAGTCCGGCTGAAATCTTTGCGCTGTACCTTTATGGTATAGTTATACAGGGTGGAGATGGAACTGCATTCAGCAATGAGAGTATGCGCTTCTACATACAGGCAGCACAGAAGGAGGTTGAGAATTTCTTCAACCTTAAACTTGTAAGGCAGTTTATCTTTAAGGAGAAACTTACGTATTACAGGGCTGATTATTGGCAGAGCTTTCCTATATTGTTTTCGAATTATCCTGTCAATGAACCTGTATCGTTGACAGGACGATTCAATAATCTTGAACAGATATCATACCCTACTCAATGGCTTACCACACATCAGAACAGCTATGGAATGTTCAAGAGGAGAGTGAGCATAGTTCCTACTGGAACAGCCGTTGCGACAGCTAATGCTGAGGTTATTCTTTCTGGGCTGACAACGCAGTTAGGCAGTCAGCACTTTAGAATGATTCCAGATTATTGGGACTTGCAGTACATAACAGGCTTCGGCATTGATGATATGCCGATGGATTTGTTGAATTTGACTGGAAAACTTGCTTGTTTTGGCCCTTTGAACATTGCTGGAGACCTTATTCTTGGTGCAGGTATTGCGAGCCAGAGTCTGGGGGTGGATGGTTTGAGTCAGGGCATATCGAGCACGGCAAGTGCTACAAATGCCGGATACGGTGCTCGACTCATTACCTACGAAAAGGAAATAAAGGAGACTGTTAAGCGCATCAAGTTAGTTTACGACGAAATTCACATGACAGTAGTGTAAAGGCATGAATTCTTTGTGTGACATACATATACTGAAGTCCTTTAAGAGGCTTAGGGTTGAAAGGCCAAATCATAAGTACATTCGCCGTTGGCTTGAAAATGGAAAATGGCAATATGAATACCCCAAGAAAAATGTGGGGGTATCAGCAAAGTATGAAGACGTTGAAGAGGGTAGAAAAGAGCGTGGTGGGTTTGGTACTATTTGGGGAGACTATTCAGGCAGACCGATAGAGGCATTTAATAAGCTCTTCAAGGAACGTTCTGGACAGTGTAGTAATGTGTTCACGGTGAAACTGCCTGTTCTCACCTATGATTCTAAAAGGAATAGATTTATTAGGGTAAAGCAGTACGGCACCGATGATTATCTTTATGCTGATACTTCAATTGATTTGGTATGGGGCAGTAAGGATAGAAATATTGGTGTGGAACATATTGTTGATGACCATTATGTGCAGCACAATGACTTTAATTCCATAGAGGAACTTCAGGAAAGAATAACCCATGAAATGAAAAATTTCCACTTTTCCAAAGAGAATTTATATTTTCAGTTTAGTGGAAAGTTTCCTGGACTATCAATAACTACAGACAATAACAGTAAGTTTGTATTTATAGCACAGTTTAAGAGGCAGAAGGATGGCAGCGTTCTGTTCAGACATTATATACTGACGTCCTATGATAGAAGTAGGGGTGAAGAGGATAAGAAAAACCCTCCTGATGAAGTGCAGAAGAGGCAAGCTATATTTGACAGGTATGGAAAGAAAAAGCCGAAGCAGTAATAACTTCGGCTTTAAATTTTCGGCCACCCAACTTTGAACCTCCTTTCCATACAGGATACCCGAAGAGTGGGTGGTTAAAATGGTAGCGGTTCTGAGATTCTATTACCCATTAACCTTTTGACACTGCAAATATAAACGCTATATTTGTATCAGCAATGAAAAATTCAGAAAAATTCAATAAAGATTGAAATATATGGCAAGAGTTATAAAGGATGCACCCCAACAGAACCTGTATGGACAACCTTCTGTACAATTTCGGCCAAATGACTTTGATGCTGCTATCTGGTCTCATGGCTACGATATAATCTGTGAGAAGGCCATTAGATGCCCCTGTCAGGGCAGCAGCGGTGCTCCACTGCCTAACTGTCAGAACTGCCATGGATTCGGGTATGTGTTCATAAATCCAATTAGGACAAAGGCTCTCATTACTGGGCTTAATCGCAGCACACAGTATGTACAGTGGAATCCTGAACTTATGGGTACGGCAGCAATAACTGTCAGAGACTGTGACAAGGAGAGTCTGTCCTATTTTGACAGGGTTACGGTTGAGGACGAATATGCGCAGTTCACAGAGATGGTTGTAGCAAGGCAGATGGCTGAGGATACTGTCGGTGTATTTCTCTCCTATGCGCCTCTTGAGGATGGAATCGTTGCTGTTTACATATTTAAGGATTCATATTCGCCTCTTATAAAGCTGAGTCAGTCAGTGTATAGCATTGCTGAGAACAACCCCTACTGTCTTGTCTTTAGAAAGGGTAATGTGCCGGAGGGTGTTGGTGTGTCAGTGTTGTACAGACATAGAGTTGAATATCATGTTGTGGACTTACCGCACGAAATTCGAGCTTCATTGGGGAAGGATAAGTTGAGTGGTAGATACGAGATACTCAAGATGCCGATACAGGCGATAGGGCGCAGAACGCATCTTATAGATATGCAGCGACCCAATTTTGATGGAACTGGAATAATCCTTAATGATGACAAATAATGGTTCCTATTCATTTGGATATCAGTGAAGTGGTTGATGAATTCAATCTTAGCGAGGGGCAGGCTGAAGCTCTTGGCAGTGAGATAATTGACAGAATAGTAGCTGAATATTCCAGAAAATGGGAAGGGCTTGTGAATGATAACTTGAAGCAGCTGCGGAAGTTATACAAGTCCGCTATGTATATCAACAGGGACAGTTCCACGACAGTGGAATTTGGTCTGGCTCCCGGAGAGGATGGGCTTGCACTTGCAATAGAGGAAGGTAAGCCACCGTTTGATATTAAGGAAGGGTTCAAGAATTCTCCTAAGAGAAAGACAACACTGGGTGGAGGGTGGTATTTGACCATCCCATTTAGGTACGCCACCCCTACTGCTGTTGCGGAATCAATGTCCTTTCAAGGTAAGCTGCCTCAGGAAATATTCAATATTGTTAAGAGCAATGGTGGAAGCAGGGTTAGACGGAGTCAATTGCCGGAGCAGTTTGCTCAGTTGGGCAGGCGTAAGGCACTTATGACTGATAAGGGTGTTATTCCAGAATACGTCCATAAATCGCCGAAATTTGAAGGGTTGGTTAGAATGGATATCAGTTCTACCAAGAATGAGAATCGTGGAGGGTATTTCACATTTCGCAGGGTAAGCAATAACAGTGATGTATTGAGCTGGATTCATCCCGGATTTGAAGCACGTTTATTTATGGATAAGGCATTGGAAGCCTCTCAGATAGAGACAGTTGCTGATATGGCTATTGATAACTTTTTAGAACAGTTGTGATATGTTAATATTGATTCAGAGAATAAAGCAGATAGTTGACGGTCTTCTGGAATATATACAGAATGACTTTGAATCCGTACCCGAAACACAGTCCTTCCTATATCATATTCTATGGGGGGTTCGTGACGGCTCCTTTGACTTCTATGAACAGGCAAAGGATATATTTCTCAGGAAAGCAGTGAGTCCAAGGAAGATACACACAACAATGGAATACCCAAAGGACAAGTCACATATTCCGTGCATTGTAGTGAGGGAGTCCAATAAGGGTGGTTCTCCAGCTCCGATAGGAGGCTTTGGCCTTGCACCTGTGGATGAGTTTGGCGTGCCGGAATATGCTCGTGAGGGGTTTAGGCATCCTATTGAATGTCGCATAGAATTGATGTGCTTCAGTGATAATTCATTGGAGTCAATACTTATAAGTGAAGTTTTGTATGCACTGTTCACAGGAGCAAGAAATACCTTTGAGGAAGAATTTAACTCTTTCAATTTCAGCTGCTCAGAATTGATAGCTGAGAACAGTGTGTTTCCGCAGCCATTGTTGATAAAGAATATAGTTGTTGAAGTGCAGGATATACCTGACTTCCCCTCTATTATAAGGCCGGAGCTTGTGAAGAAGTTCTGCTTTGAAAGACCCATTCCTGTTGATTCAGACCCTAACTGGGTTGAACCGGAACCCGAAAAGACACTTTATTTTGAGTTTGGATGGCCTTATGTCTGGCTTGATGACATTACCTTAAAGGGCGAACAGAAGATATTCAGTAACACTGACTGGAAGCTGTATCTTGAGTCAGACGAGATGTTCAAGTTCGGCACACCTTACGTGTGGCTGAATGATGAGGATAAGGGTGAACAGAAGATAGAATCTATTGTTCCTTGGAAATTGGAGTAGGTAGGTTCAAGCATAATATTTAATTTTGTAAGGTAATTTAAAATCTTGTTGTAGTATGGCAAAAGCAGCATGGCTCACAGTTGAGCCTCAATCAGGTCAGGGAAATGCAACGGTCCAGAACACTGGAACGGTGCATACAGGTCGTGTCCAGAGGACAACGACCGTGACAGGAGTCGCCACCGGAGTGACTCCTAACAAAACTTATGAAGTAATTCAGAAAGCTAAACCGGAATTCGTTAGCTTTGACAACGGTGCTGAGATTACTGTCGGTAAGGCTGGTGGCAGTTTGTCCGTTAAGGGTAAGTCCAATTCGAGCAAGCTGACTTTCGAAATTGTCTCCATTAGTGATGACGATGGTACTTCTGGTATTGTGGAGGGTGGTCTTAACCTTAGCTTACCTGACAGTTATGATGCTGGCGGTGCTTCCACTGAAAATGGTGTTGAGATTACCGGAGACCCCGGAGCTACTCAAGAGTATGCTTTCACGGTTGAATTCACAGGTATTCCAGCTAACACTTCCATCAAAGAATTGACGTCTGCTCTGAAGGTGACAACCACTGGAGGCCAGACAGGTCAAATTCAGATTAAGCAGTCGGCTGGAGACCCTACATTTGCATTCTCTCAGGAGTCCATACAGATGGAGGCAGACGGTTCGGCAGTATCCATTGGTATTATCTCGAATGCTTCTTGGACATTGTCATAGGTTATGGCTGCGAAAAGAAGAAGCACGAAAAGAAGTTCAAAGGCTGTGTCAGTGCAGCCTTTGGCTTCTTCTTTTCCTAATGAGGGATACGATAGAGAGATGCAGATTACTGTCAAGGTTGCTGAGGGCACATTGCCCCTGTCCAAGACTCTTACAGTTACACATCTCGGTATGCGAGAGCCGTTTTTACAGCAGGATGGTACTGAATTTTTAGATTCCACTAATCAATCATTTGGAGTATTAAAGGAGTAAGAATATGGCATATCAATCAAAATTTACAGGTGCAACGGTTGATGAACTGCTTACAGTAGTTCAGAACTGGAAGGCTGACCCTGATTCCATGATGGCAGATATTGATAAGAGTGCGTTTTGGAGTAAGATAAGTGAGGATGACATTCTTGGGAAACTGACAGAGGCTGGCATTCTTGGGAAACTGACAGAGGCTGGCATTCTTGGGAAACTGACGGAGAAGGGCATTCTTGGAATACTGACGGAGAAGGGCATTCTTGGAATACTGACAGAGGATGGTATTCTTGGGAAACTTTCAGGAGATGGTATTGTAGGTAAATTTTCTGACAGTAACTATTCCACTATTGAAAGTAAGGTGTGGCCCAAGGTTTCAGGTCAGGACGTTGTCGATAAAATCAACACTGTTGCAAGCAGCATTGTCTTTACTAAGTTTGTCGATGCTCAGGCCGGAGCAGGTGATACAACTGATTAATTGGAGGGTGGATTATGGCAGAGACATCTTTTACAAAGGCTTCAGAAGCAGCTTCTATTGCAGGTATAACCGTTGAAGACATTGGTGTAGCTGCTAATTATTTTGTCCGTAAGAAAGACCTTGTGGCCACAGGACGTTTTTTGGCGTCACCTCTTGAGGGATACACTGATACTGCCTTTGTTAGACAGAAGGATGTTCAGAGGGGTACAGTCACCATTTCGGTATCGGTTGATGATTCTGTTAAAGAGAGAGCAACCGTTCAGGTTGGCAGCGGTACTGCTGGAGCCACAGCTTCCGGCACTGGATATATTGGAGAGGATATTACTGTTAAATGTAATGTCAAGAGCGGTGATGCGTTTGTCGGTTGGTACAAGGGTGATGAGTTGGTTAGCAGCAGTGCAGAGTACACATTTGAGGTGTCTACTGCTGTGACACTTGTAGCTAAGGTTAATTATCTGGATGTATCACCTACCACACTGGAGTATGACAACAGTGCATCTAACAAGACATTTACAGTTTCATCAAATGTGAACTGGGAACTTTCATAATTAATTTATTAACAATATTTTATGGCAAAAGCAGCATGGCTCACAGTTGAGCCTCAATCAGGTCAGGGAAATGCAACGGTCCAGAACACTGGAACGGTGCATACAGGTCGTGTCCAGAGGACAACGACCGTGACAGGAGTCGCCACCGGAGTGGAAGCTGCGAAGTCGTATCAAGTATCACAGGAGCCAAAGCCTGTATTCCTATCCGTGAATACAAAGACTTTCAGTGTTGGGGAGAATTCTACCACCATTACAGTGAGTGGTACTTCAAATGCCACATCAATAGGGCTTTCGGCAGTAAGCGGAAGCAGTATAACATTTACCTTTCCTGATACAGTAAAGGTGAATTCAACAGCCGTAACGACTGGAAGTGCCATTCCTAATGACCCCGGAGCATCAGCTCAGTATTCGTGGTCGGCTGTTGTTACAGTACCTAAGAATACAGTAGGACAGAGGACTGGAAAGTTTAATGTTACAGCGAATGGATGCAGTCCGGTGGAGGTAACAGTCACTCAGGCTACATCCACCTATGACGTGGTGTACAGCAAAGGTTCCTATGTAAATACTATCAGCAGGACTTCTCAGGTTGTCAACTACGGAGGCACGGCTACGTGTACAGCCACTCTTCCGGCGAATACAGCTCAATATACTTACAGTTTTGATGGGTGGTATGAAGGAAGTACCAGAATATCCACTTCGCTGGCTTTAAGTGTTGAGAATATTAAGTCTGACAGAACATTTACGGCCACCGGAAAGAGAACTTTGAACAGATACACCATGACAGTGACGGTTACTCCTACTGGAGGTGGAACTGTCTCTGGAAGTGGTACGTATGACTATGGTTCTTCTGTGACATTGACAGCCACCCCTTCAACAGGGTATGACTTTGTCAAGTTTGTTAATGAAGAGGGCAATGAATATACTGCGAATCCAAGCAGTGGGTGGCAGATTACAAAGAATAGAACTGTTCAGGCGGTGTTTGAGCTCAAGAAATACACTGTTACACTTTCGGCTCAGTATCGTGTTAATGAGAGCGGTGACTATACCTCCGGCACGACAGGTGGAACTGTTTCTGGAGGTGGTACATACACGCATGGTTCGAGCGTTACCGCTAAGGCAACTCCGACGACAGGATATGAATTTGATGGGTGGTACAGCGGGACTTCATTGCAGTCATCAAGTGCCTCCTATCAGTTTACAGCTACCGGAAACAAGACACTTACTGCAAGATTCCAGAGGAAATGGTTTACAGTTACATTTGCTGCTGGAAAAGGTGGTACAGTTTCACCTACTTCGCAGAGGGTACAGTATGGAGGCAGTGCTTCCTCAAAGGCCACCCCTTCAACAGGGTATAACTTTACTAAATGGAGCAACGGTGAAACAGACACTACGATTACTGTCAGCAATGTTACGGCAGCTGCAACTTACACAGCTACATTTACAATCAAGTCGTTTACAGTTACCTATGCAAAGAGCACTGGAATTGCGAGCGTAAGCAGGGCTTCAGAGACTGTGAACTACGGTGCTACGGCTCAGGGTTCTACGGCAACACTGACAACAGGATATAATTTCAGTGGTTGGTACAATGCGAGTGGAAATCAGGTAAGTACTTCACTGACATATAAGCCTGCAAATGTTACTGCGAGCGCAACCTACACGGCCAAGGCTTCAATAAAGACGTTTGTCGTTACAGGTACAGCGCAGTATCGTGATACTGACAGTACAGGTTCATTCACGACAGGTACGACAGGAGGTATTGTTAAAGGTGGTGGAACCTATGACTATGGAGATGAGGTTACACTTACGGCAGAAGCCAAGACTGGATACCGCTTCAGCGGTTGGTATAATTCAGGTGGAGAACAGTTGAGTACTTCAGCATCCTATGTGATAAATTCCGTTACAGCAGCAGTGACGGTATATGCACGATTCCAGAAACGGTGGTACACTGTTACATTTGCAAAGGGTACTGGAGTCAATACTCTTAGCAGCAGCAGCACGAGAGTGGCATATAATGGTACTGTGAAGTCTCCTACTGCGACAGCGGCTACGGGATACAATTCACCTACATGGACTCTCACAAGTGGTACAGCTTCCATATCAGTTGCAAGCGGTGTGGCAACGCTTACAGGGGTGAAGTCAAATGTGACGATTACGGCTTCAGCGACAATTAATAAATATACAATTTCTTACTCTAAGAATGCCAATGTTGCATCCATTAGCAAAACGAGTGAAACAGTGACTTATGGTGGCACTGCAACCTGTACAGCCAAACTTCCTGCAACGACGGCTCAATACACCTACTCATTTAGTGGTTGGTATGAAGGTAGCAGTAAGATAAGTTCAAATCTTGCGTTGAGTGTTTCAAATATTTCGGCAAACAGGTCATTTGAGGCACGAGGCACAGCTACAACAAGACAGTACACTATTACTGTTGTAAATGGTTCCGGAAGTGGTACGTATGACTACGGTACAGAAGTAACGATTACAGCTTCCACTATTACAGGAAAGACATTTACAGGATGGTCAGACGGTGTGACAACAGCTTCCCGTCAGATAACCGTGACTGCAAATGCTACTTACACTGCCGAATATAAGGTGAACACATATACCATTTCCTACACCAAGGGAACAGGTATAGCAAGTGTTTCAAGGGCTTCTGAAACAGTTGAATATGGTGATACTGCACTGGGTTCAACCGCTACTGTGTCTACTGGATATAACTTCAGCGGATGGTATAATTCAGGTGGTTCAAGGGTATCAACTTCAGCTACTTACGCACCGACAAATGTTACTGCAAATGCTACTTATCAGGCACGTGCAACAATCAAGACATTTACAGTTACGGTGAATGCCTATTACCGTACCACTGACGGCACAGGCAATTATACCTCAGGAACCACCGGAGGAACTGTTTCCGGAGGAGGAACTGTAAATTATGGTTCAGATAAGAAAGTCACCGCGTCAGCGGCCACTGGATACACCTTTGATGGTTGGTATTCGGCAGGTGCTTCTGGAGGCAGTCTATTGAGTTCAAGTGCTTCCTATACCATTACGGACATCACAGCAAACAAGACAGTCTATGCAAGGTTTACTAAGAAATATTATACCATCACCTATGTCAAGGGTGATTATATCAATACTATTAGTAGAACTTCAGAGAGGGTTGCTCACGGTGGTAATGCTTCCGGTTCAACCGCTACGGCAATGACGACAACCGCTCAATATTCATATTCACTGAGTGGTTGGTACAATGCAAGTGGTTCAAGAGTGACAACAGCAGCTGCCTATGCTCCTACTAACGTCACAGCAGCAGCAACCTACACGGCCAAGGCTACAAGGACACTGCGAAGCTATACCATCTCTGTATCGGCAAATCCGAGTGATAGAGCGACTGTCAGCGGTGGTGGAACCTATGACTATGGTGACACTGTTACAGTTTCATGCACTAAGAAGAATTCGGCTGATGCGTTTGTCGGTTGGTACAAGGGTGATGAGTTGGTTAGCAGCAGTGCAGAGTACACATTTGAGGTGTCTACTGCTGTGACACTTGTAGCTAAGGTTAATTATCTGGATGTATCACCTACCACACTGGAGTATGACAACAGTGCATCTAACAAGACATTTACAGTTTCATCCAATGTGAACTGGGAACTTTCATAAAGTGTGTGTTTTGGGAAGAGGGGTGTGGTTATTCACACCCCTTTTGATATGAGAAAAAATTAATATTAAAGATTTTGGTATTTTTACAATCGTAAAAGAAATTTAATTAACATTTTAGAATATGGCGACAAGCGTTTATTTCAATGGAAAACAGAGAACTCTGCCCGGAGTATATTCTACTATCACCTCGGGTCAGAGTAGTGCTTCTCGTTCGCTTGATTACGGCACAGTTCTTCTCATAGACACTGGAAAATTCGGTGCTGGATTCGGAGGTGGTTCCGGAGTGAACGGCACTGACAAGCAGGGCAAGGATGCCGTGTACACGTTCCAGACTCTTGAGGATTTCCGTAACTTTGTGAAGGGAGGTATGTTCTGGAAGGCTGCTGAGGCCCTGTGGAATCCAGACCCCTACAATGCTGATGCAACAGGTATCAGTAAACTTCTCTATGCAAGGGCCTGCACTACAACCCCTGCATCTATGACATTCTCTCCAGCTGCCGGAGGTACTCTTACAATTAAGACAGTGGATGAGGGTCTCAATGCAAATGGAAAACTTAATGTAGACCATCTTCAGTATGGCTACGCATATACCGTTGAGGCTGGAGAGGATAACCCCGAAGCGGTTGTGATTAAGTTCTGGCGTGGAACTTATACAGGTGACTACACTGACCCTGTTACAGGTGTGGTTCTCTCCTATGATGAGCTCACAGTTGAGCAGGCTGAGCCACTGCTTATCTGTCAGACTCCTGAATGCACCACTCTTGCAGAGGTGATTAAGTGGTGTCAGACTGATGCTAATTTTGGAGCAAGATTTATTCTTGATTCCACAAGTGAGGCAGGTGGTACTGACGAGCTCAGTGCTACTGATGACGTGACTGACGGTTATGAGCTTTTCAGTGGTGGAACTGAGGACTACAAACCTACCGACATAGATGACCTCCTGAAGCAGATATCTGACGTGGAATACAATATTGTGTTCACAGACCAGATAGAGGCTGATGGAGACAGTGCTACTGTCAAGAAAGTAGTAACCCACAGGAATACTCAGGCGAAGTTTGACAAGTTTGTCTACACTGCTGCCTATGCAGACAAGGCTAACTATGACAAGTCTCTGACTATGGCTAAGGGCTTCAACAGTGCGTGGTGCGTCTGCGTCCATGGCGGTGTTGGTACTGCAAGTGACATGGTAGCTTCCGGAATCAGATGGTGGGGTGTATTCTACAATTTGTGTCAGGTCATTGGTCGTGTGAGTGGAAAACCTCCCTATGTACCTGTTACAAACAAGACAATCGGTGGTGATAAGCTCCAGCACATTCCTACTGAGAAGGAAATGGAAAATGCTGTTAAGGCCGGACTTGTGGTGGTTTATCCTAACCCCTATCTTGGAAGATTCGTTGTTCTTCAGGGCATAACAACTCTTCAGGACAACAGCCTCCTGTACAATAAGAAAGGGGAATCCTTCAGCATACAGTTCATGAGAATCATAGCACAGCTCAACAAGGAGTGTGTTGTGAATGCTGAAATAGACCTTCTGGGTGATGAGAACGGTGTCAACCTCAATACCCTTTCAAAGGGTGCTCTTGAGACATGGACAATTAACTTCCTCCAGACGAGGGTTGCTACTGAGAATCAGGATAACCTGATTGTAAAATTCCAGAATGTGGTTGCAACACGTGTTCAGGATTACTACAACGTGACATACGAGGTAGTGCTGAACAGTGAGATAACCAAGATATTCTTCACTGGATTCATTCTGAGTGAGTAAATTAAAACTATGTGATTATGGCAAAGACAAAAGTACTTACAGCTCCTAAGGCTTTCATTAAGATAGATAATGAGGTGGCAGGCTATTGCAGGAATCTTACTTTCAGTGAGAATGTGCAGAGAGCCAATGTTCAGGGTCTTGGAAGTCTTACCTATCAGGAAGTTCCGGCAGTTGTCTATACCTGTCAGTGGAGTGTTGACCAGTATTTCATCTCCTTTAAGACTCCTATTATGAAGAAGATGCTTGCTAAGATGGGCAGCATTGCAGCTATTAAGAACAGTCTTGTTCTCGGAGACTTAGCCTTTGACATCACTGTGTATGCCAAAACGGTAAGCAGTGAGGATGCAAATACTAAGCTCGTTACTGAGGTTGACAATACAGGTCAGACAATAGCTCGTCTTCAGGGGTGTCACATTACACAGCAGTCCTTCCAGATTCAGGAAGGAGGGCTGGCCGGAAGCGGTATTCAGGGAGTGTATCTTGAACCCGTTACTACTGCTGGATAAAAGCTAAGTAATTATGATTGAAAATTCGGTAAAGATTAATGTAAAGGGTAGGGAATATGAGGTTCCCTACCCTAATGTTGGACAGTTCTATCAGATAGAGGCTATGAAGCAGAGTCTTTCCAGAGGCTTCTATAACACGATGGTAATGAGTCCATCAACAATGACACAGCACGCACTGGACATGATTGACATTGAGGCCTCTCTCGTGATATTGTGTCCAAAGCTGATTGAAGACCTTAAGGTTAAGAACTTTTCTCAGCTTGATGTGCGTGACTACAAGTTGGTTCGTGACGAATATGTTAGAGTGGTAGAACCTTTCTTCAGGGAAATAAATGAAATGTTGCAGCTTCCTAAGAAAGAGGATGAAAAGTCTGAAACAGAATAATTTGTTGGTTATGCCATGAAGCGTTCCAAGTTGACGAATTCAGTCATTAGTTGGAATTTGAGGTTCCCTGTTGACAGGTGGTGGCGGATGCGGCACAATGTTCCGTTCATGTCCCCTGTTCACAGGGAAACTTCTTTTATACATCAAATGTTTGAGTTTGAGGAAGAAAAGCTCTACACATTTGAGAAGAAAGAAAAGGATTTTGATAAGTATACCCCAGGAATAGGCGATATATTTAGAAGCGGTAAGGGTGTGACACTTCAGGATTTTGCTAAGGAGGCACAGAGTGAGATAGATGAATTGTTAAAATTAGAGAATAATGGCAGAAAATAAGAGAATACGTGTATCAGCGGACACTTCACCGTTACAGGGGCTGCGACAGGAGGTGGCTTCGATGTGGAACGACTTTACAAATATGGAGGGTCGTTTTAAGGAGGTATCTGAGCAGGCACTTGATGTAATACAGCGTCAGATTGACCTTTTAAAGGAGAGAAACAGCCTCTTTGCGCTTCCTAATGCACCTCAGCAGAGTAAACCCCTTAATGATAGACGTGGTTTGCTTATAGACCCGAATACTGGAAAACCTTTTACACAGACAATAGGCAGGGAAGGATTGAACCCTTTAAGACAGGACAGTTTTGTTTTCAACAAAATGCTGTCTGAACTCAGCCGTATAGCTGAGATTCTTGAAAAGGGTGAAAGAGACCGTAAGAATGATGAAGGAAGCGATACAGTGGATACTTCTGCTGGACAGCAGCCCCTCCCGACCGGAACTACTACACCTCCGACAGGAGGTATTGGTAGCGGTCTTAGTGGGGGTAGAGGAGGGTTTAAATTACCTACAAGTCTTGCAGGCCTGATGAAGAGCCTCCCTTTTGGAATCGGTGCGATTGCAATGGCGATAGGCGGTGCGATAGGGAAGGAGGTGCAGTTTAGGACGCAGATGTATGGAGCCGAGAATGCCTATGAAAGGGAAAATCTGCGTGGACAGCACTGGCTGTTGAATACTGTAACATTTGGCGTTTCAGGTCAGATGGCCCAGAGGAGGGAGATGGAAAGGAGGGCATATCAGAATTTTGATAATGTCATTCCAGAGATGGCTGCTCAGTCGGGTATGGGTTCCGTGGGTACTACGGTGGCTCTTTTGGGTGGTAATGTCAGGGATTTGAATGGTAATCTGAATCTAAGACGTGGACGAGGTGACAAGAATCTTCCTACGTATAATTTTGCGAATGCTCCTGATGCAACGGCTGTTAATAGACCGCTTAATCCGGCTGCTAATGGTGGTACATTCGAAATAAGCCCTGAAGCTGATGAGGCTTTTAGAGAGATGGGGCTTACCCCGATTGGTTCAAGGACTGTAACAGTTCAGCCTGAAAACCATTATACAGCATCAGAGGATGTTGTTCTATCAAAGAGTGGGTTGGTAAGGAAAGGTTCCTATCTGTCAGATGATGGTCTTGAGCTTCATAACTGGAGGACGGACTATCTCGGTATGACGTCAAGCGATTATGCCTCAAAGGTGAATGAACTACTTGCAGCTGGGATGGACACTCGAGCGACTGGATTTGTGAACGGTGGCAGTTCAGCGGACAATATGGCTTTCTTTAATGATATTAACAGGAGGGCCAATCAGGTTGTACTGTGGGGAAAAGCAAGAGGGCTTTCGGATGAGCAGCAGGCAGCTACGATGAGAACCGCACGGTTTGATGAATCAGGTGTTGCTCCTAATACAGTCATATCTTCGTTTGACACGAATCTCACGAATATGGGGTATAGAGGTTATGCACGTTCCGGCAGATTGAGTGAGAATCTTGATACTTATAACAGGATAGCACAGCAGGTTCTGGGGGTTGCAGGTTCTGTGAACTCTGAGGAACTTGTGCGTACAATGACAGGAGTACAGCAGACAACAGGAATGCAGGGGTCTCAACTTGAGAGGGTTCAAGAGTTTATGACAGGTGCTAATGTGTCTCAGGATGAGGTGACAAGGGCTTTTATGATGAGAGAGGCACGTAAAATGAACCCCGAGGCTACATTCAGTGAATTGATGGCTATGGTGGAGAATCCAAATGAGTCAGGACTTATGCAGAATGTTGTCAAGTCACTGTATGAGGAAACAGGCGGTGGTGAAAACTTTAGGACGACTCTGAAGTCTGTCGCTCCTGGGATGCACTGGACGGATATAAATGAGCTCGATGAAAGCCTTAAAAATTCGGGTGGTGATTATCAGGCTGCTATTGACAGGATGTTTGAAGGTACTGTTCGTAGCAGAGATATCTCCGAGGAGGCTGGGGCTAATGTATCAGAGGTGCAGCGTTCGAGTGCAGCTGCTGAGGAACTGCGGATAACGGAAGGTGCAGATAAATACCTGAAGGACAATGAGGGTGGAAATAAAGGAGGTGGGGATTTGACAGCTGCCTTAGAGGCTGCTTTAATGAGGGTTACAATGAATATTGTTGACACAAGTCCTGACAGGCTTACCCCTGATGCTCTCAGGAAGAGTATGCAGGAGGCATTTACGGAGGGCCTCAAGGACATACACATAACGATGGAATGATATGGCTGAAGAGAATAATAAAGTGAACAATCAGTTTTCCTATGGCTGCTTCAAGGGCTTGAACGGTGAAATGGAAGCAGAAGTTACCGACTTCTTTGAGGATTTAAAGAAGCGGAAACTTGTTAAGGATGACTGGACAGCGGATGACTTCTATAAGTTCAGTGATGGCAGCACCACCAATGCAGAAAAGATTTATGGCAAGTATAATTTAGCGGAATTGTTGAATTATGGAGATGAGGTGCAGAATGGAAAACCTCCGATTATTAAGTTTGGTACAGAATTCTGCATTCCTAATGAGCAAATAGATGAAGTGCAGCAGGTTCTGGCCTCAGAGCTGTTTTTGGAACAGGATGGAGGGTTTAAGGCTTTCTATTCTGAGTTTCAGAAGAAATTCATAGAGGATAAGAACAGTGAATATGTACCTTGGAAGCAGTTCATCGGGGCTTATGAGGAGGGTAAGATAACTCCAGTTGTGAATTCAAAGCCTTTGAATGTCAGGGTGTGGCTGTACTGTCGTGCCGACAAGGAAATTTATGACATTAGTCCATGGGTGGAAACCTGTTCTACACAGAAGGATATGTCTATGGGGTCGTTTTCCATTCAGCTTTCGCCTGTTCAGAACATTAATAGCTTAGGGGGTACTGCTGAGGAGAAGAACATTACTTTCTTTGCAGGCGGTGGTGGGTTTGCAAATTCCTTCAATGTCGCTAAGAATGCTAAGGGGGACTGGTTCTCTAAGAAAGTACAGGCGAATGATGTGGTGTTTATCAGGTATGAGGTCTTGAAAGTGGAAGCTACTTCTGAAATGGCTAAGGAGCAGACATCAAATGAGAGTGATAGAAAGGTGCAGAAGTCAGCTCTTGGCAGCAACATAATCTGGGACATGATGGGTCTTGTGGATACCGTTACAACGAATATGAATTTTCAGAATTCAGATTATTCGGTACAGATTCAGGGGCGTGACTTTATGAAGCTGTTTGTTGAGGATGGAACATATTTCATCCCCCTGATAACCATAGAGGGGAGTAATGACAGGTGGGTTTATGGTGGAGACCCTGAATCTTCGTGGTTCAAGCGAAATATGATTTCAGGTTCCTATGACTATACCTTTGCTCATGAATTTCAGAAGATTGACTTCTGTCTGTGGTTTGTTATAAATCAGCTTTCAAACATAGGCATTGTGCCTGATGACCTTTTCGCTGCCTGTGCAAAGCAGAGGGAAAAGCTGCCGTTCGGCTATCAATATGAGGAGGGTAATGCTGTAAAGGGTGTCTGGCAGATGGTACAGGTGCTTATTGATGATAACCTTGCTGACAGAAGGATTGTGGATAGGGCACTTGCTAATCCAGAGGGTACTCTTCAGGACTTATTAAATAAGTTCTTACAGCAGCCTTTCGTGGAGTGGTGGGGTGACTGTTGGGGTAATGGCTTTGACATTATAGTTCGTCAGCCTCCTTTTACCGAAAAGGCTATACTGGATGTGTTGGATTCTGGTACTTACAGAAGCATTTTTCCCAAGGACATACTATCCATGAATCTTTCATTTGACACACGTGCCTATGGATGGTATCGTCTTATGCCTCAGAATGCCTTTCTGGGTGGAGAACAGTTTAGTTCTCTTGCGTGGTGTCCCATTATATTTCTTGAGGAATACGTGGAGCATTTCGGCAACAAACGCTACCTGATAAATGATGTGTATTTTTCTGCTTCTGACTTCAATACGGCTGAAGGCAAGGAGAATACTGAGAATATGCACCAGAAGCTTCAGAATGACCTGTTGTATGTGGTGGAGACTACCGCCTATCTACCGTTCACAAGGCGTGGCACGATTACAATAGAGGGGGATAGAACAATTAAGGCTGGAACCTTTGTCTGTGTTAATACCTACGGAGACATCTGGGGTGAGATATTCTATGTTACTGCGGTGCAGAATAACATTACATTTAACGGTGACAGGGTTGACAGAACCACCACTTTGACAGTGGAAAGAGGGATGATACGTGACTACTTGAAAGGCGCAAACAGTTACTTCAAGATAGTTGACATGGATGGTTTGAGGAAGATGCTCAGTGAGAATAACAATCAGTCATCAGGTACTGCACTGAAGATTGTGAATGAGGATGTGTTTAATTTCTTCCTTGAACGGAAGCAGTTTGAAAAGAATGTGTAAATGTGTAGATTATGCCTACGAAACTTAGAATAACGAAGACAGGAAAGGCTGGGGTATCACCTCAGCAGAAGCATGGAACTGCCAATCAGCTTATTGGGATGGGGTATATCTTTGTTCCAGATGGTGTTGACAGGACACAGTACATAGAAACCTGTTTTAGAAAGAAAAGGGTGGATGTAATAGGTGATTCTGACGGTACAGTATTCATAGACTGCTATATTCTTCAGGAAGCACTTCAAAATATACAGTTTCCAGAGGAGTCCGGCAAGATGGGTTCACCTGTCGTGTGGGTGTCAATGCCGTTATTCAGTCAACCTGTCGTCATAGGGACATTTCCTAACACAACCAAGATACCTATTCGGGGAGAAGAAGAATTTTCCGTTAGGAGGACATTTAAGAAGGGAATGGTGTCAATTGAGGGTGATGCCAAGGACGGTACACTTGTAATAAATGTCAAGGGTAATGAATTCGGGGTTGTAAAGGTTGCAGTTGAGGGTGGTGAGAATTCCGTTATGGATGTATTTTCTGAGGGCAATGTCAGGATAGCTGCAAACAAGGAAATTGCGGTTACAGCCTATGAGAATTTGAAGACAAAGGTTGTTGACCCCGAGACGATGAATGAGTCTGGTCTGGAAGCCACTAAGGATGCTGTCACGATGAAGTCCACCTATGGCGATGCAGAGAACGAGGATGATAGAGACTTTACTTCCACAACAGTAACTAAGGATGGATTTGTTACTGAGACAAAGATTGGGGATGTATCATATAAACAGACTGTCAACAAGGATAAGAATGAGTTAGTGTTTCAGGACTGCTCAATAACCTTTGAGGATGGTACACTTACTTTGAAGCAGGGTGAAGCCACCTTGGAGATTAAGGACAATAAGATATCATTTACTAACAACGGTACAGGGCTGAATGACATTCTCTCGAAATTAAATTCAGCTATTCAGAATTTGACGGTAAGCACATCAACAGGCCCGAGCGGTACACCTCTGCCACCTACGGTTCAGGCTACCACCGAGATATCACAGTTATTGAATAACTTTTTTAATGGTTAGAGATTATGGCACTTGTTAAAGCTACACTGGAAACAGCTATTTTGCAGCTGCTCACACAGATGAGAAACGAAACAGAAATTGATGACAGTAAGTTTGCTTCAGGTCTTGCTGATGCTATTGACGCATACATTAAGTCAGCGGACATTCCGGCAGGAATACCTGTTTCCACGACAGGTAGCCCGACTGCTCAGACAGGAGCTACGACGGCTCCCGCTAAACTTGTATAAATTTTGTATAATTTTGTTCAAAATTAATAGAATGCAATAATGGCAGTAGACTACTATACAAGAGAATTGATTCAGATGGGAGTTTCGATGGGTTCACAGATGATGTCCTGTCTATTCCCGAATGACTTCGAGTGGTATATGGTCGCGCTGGAACTGGTTGACAGTCAAGAAAATACAATAGATTATCTGACATTTCCGATAACTCCGAGTGCAATAACCAAGACAGAGCCTGTTAAGACGAACATCAGGCGGTCAATGGGTGGAACAACTGTTCTAACTTCACCTACCTTCACTCCTCAGGAGATTAATATAAAGGGGAATTTCGGAAGGAATATAAAGTTTCTTATTTCGGCTGGAGTTTCCCCATTAGGGGCAAATCTCAGCACGGATAGCAGTAAGTTCAATCTCTATTCAATTCAGGGGGGCAAGAACACTGTACCTATGATGAAATTTCCTGGGTTTGCGCTTGGAATAAAGACAGGCTATGGAGTGATTAAGATATTGCAGGCTATATTAAGTAAGTCGGTAGGTCTTGACAATTTTGGACAGCCTATGCAGCTGAATTTCTATAATATGGCTCTTGGTGAGAGCTATCGTGTTGTAGTGCCCCCGAGTGGGTATCAGTTCAGTCAGGACTTGTCAAACAATATGATTTGGAATTACAATATTACATTAATGGCGGTTGCTCCGCTTGAAGCGATTAGTGGGTGGGGTGGCAAGATGTGGGCTAACATAGGAATGCAGCTTGCTGCTTCTGCTATTCAGACAGGAGTGAGCATGGCTGCAACGGCAGCGACGGATTTTATCAATGGAGCAGACGCAAGCGAAGGAGAGTACCTATAATGAGACCTGATATTAACATATTGAACATCTTCAAAAATGCCACAGGAGGTGACATGAAGTCATTCCTTGAGGATTTTGCGCTGTTCTGTAATCAGTATTATTCCAATATAGTTGATTATTATCAGGGTAATGTAGAATTTACTGTTGTTGGGGAGGCCTTTAACAGGCTTGATGACCTGATGAACAGAGCAAGAACTCTTGAACCGCTATTCACATTGAAGTCTTCATCGTTCAGCACGATAGATGCGTGGGAACTGCTTGATATATTCACCGACTGTCAGACTAAGCTGTGGACAATAGACAATTCTGCTAAATGGCTGCGTTCTGCTATTATAGGTCGCTACGGTAATAATGTCGCTTTGAGTAGGGTGTTGAAGACGAGGGAGAATTTTGAATCCGTGGCATCATCAATAGGCAGCAGTGATTCACAGAATGAGTGGGTTGATATTGCAAGAAATAATCTGGTGGAGGAAGAGGACTATACTGCTGATGAGGGTGGTGGTATGTTTCGGATTAACCTGAAGCAGTTCGGCACTTTTGAAATATCAAATATTGTTGACACTCTTGAGACTAAGAATATCCTTGGAAAGGATATTGATAAGAATTTCTCAATAAGCGACAATGACATCTGCACTGTTGAATATGAAAAGGCAATTCTTCAGAGTCTCGATACAATAACTCAGGCATTAAAGGGGTGTATTCCGGAATTTCCTGAGTATGGCATTCCAAATGAGTCAATTGGCTCTTCAACTAATGCTTTGAAATACCCCTCTCTGTTTAGACACGTTATGAATATGTTCCAGAGAGATGCACGGTGGTCAGAAGTGACTCTACTTGACCTGTATCGCAAGGAGGACAATGTGTTTATGAAGATACAGGCGAAGACGGTAACTAATAACTTTCTAACGACAAATATACAGATATGATAACGAAAGTAAACAATACTATTTCAGTGCTTAAGAATCTGTGGGTTGAGACGTTTCTCAACAAAACAGATAAGGTTAGTGATGTAACTGAGAATTCTGTGCTGAACGGTGTAGCATTCGCGAATGCTAAGGTGGCCCAGAAGGCCATTAAGGATATAGCTATTGTGGAGGCTCAGATTTTTCCGGAGTCTGCTTCGGGTGAGTATCTTGACAGGGCAGCTGCTCTTTTTGGCATTCCAGCTCGCTATGGAGCACTGGGTTCATCCACTTATGTCAGGGTGTATGCAGAGCCTAATACTACTTATGTGGCTGGGACACATACATTTGTAAATACAAATGGTGTACGTTTTGCAGTTGAGGAAGACTGTACTGTCGGTGAGTCGGGGTATGCTTATGTCAAGGTTCGCAGTGAGACTGTCGGTTCCTTTACAAATGTGGATGCGAATAGTATCACGACAGTGAATCCTGTTCCACAGGGGCATTATGAATGCACTAACGAATATTATGCTGTTGGAGGCAGAGACAGCGAGGACGATGAAATGTTTCGCAGAAGAATACTTAATCATCAGAACGTGTATGCCTCCTCTACTATTGAGAAGCTGACACAGATAATGCAGGGGTTTGATAATCGTGTGCTTAAGATTATGTATGTGGGTATCATGGAGGATTCATATCTGCATATACAGATTGTTACCCAGAATGGTCAGGATTTGACATTTAGCGAGCTTCAGACACTGCTTGACAAGACAACCCCTTACTTCGGTATAGGGGATATGATTATATCAGGCAATTTGATGGGTATCAGGCTGGAGAATGCACAGTGGTATGAGGTTGGCGGTGATAACGGTATTGATTTCAGGTGTGAGCTGGAGGCAGGGTATAATACCGCTGATGTACGTAAGAATATACAGGTTGGAATAACAAAGTATCTGGACTT